CACCAAATTAACACCAAATTAACACCACCCCATTACTATTACAACACCATAGAACACAGATACTATTTTTTGTTTTTTTACACACTTTTGATTTTTTTTTAACACTTTATATATACACATGAACGGACTTTTTTATACCAAACCAGAGCCAATATCAAAATTGATTTTTTTTTCATTTTTTCTATGATTACAAAATCAAATAAATAAAACGATGACCCGCACTACCGAAATGAACGAGATTGTTGAAGAGCGATACCAATTTTGCATATCGTTAAATCTTATTGCAAGAGAACGAGAACTGGAAAATATAATAAATGTAGATTTATTCAGAGATTTTCTAAAAACTCCCAAATACACAGACATCACCGCTTTGAAAGGGCATAATGATGTTGTGGGTCCTGGTTGTCTCGCTATTCACGAAAACAAATTGGTTTCTGGGTCTTATGATAATACTATCCGCATTTGGAATACAGAAACTCACGCGACAACCGCGACTCTCAGGGTACCTGGTCATGTGAGTTGTGTCGCTATTGACGAAAAAAAATTGTATGCTTCTGTACATCACCAGTATAGTATCCCCATTTGGAGCACAGAAACTTACAAAAGAATAGCGACTTTGGACGGGCATACTGATAGTGTGATTTGTATCGCTCTTCACGAAAACAAATTGTATTCTGGGGGTGTGGATAAAACTATTCGCATTTGGAACACAGAAACTTACGAACCTATTGCGACTTTGATTGGGCATGATAATAGTGTGAAATGTCTAGCTCTTCACGAGAACAAATTGTATTCTGGGGGGGATAACCTGGGAACTATTCATATATGGAACACAGAAACTTACGAACCTATAGCGTCTTTGGAAGGGCATACTGATTGCGTTAAGTGTCTCGCTTTTCATGATAATAAATTGTATTCTGTGGGGCGTGAGGATAATACTATCCGTGTTTGGAATACAGAAACTTACGAAAAAATAGCCACTTTAGAAGGGCATTCTGAAGAGGTGAACTGTCTAACTCTTCACGAGAACAAATTATATTCTGGGAGTATGGATAGAACTATCCGCATTTGGAACACAGACACTTACGAACAAGTAGTGTCTTGGAGTGGGCATTACTATTCTAAGTATGGTAACGCAGGTCCATTCCCGGTTTACGTTCTCACTATTCACGAGAACAAATTGTATTCTGCAGGTGTGGATAGTATCATCCATAGTTGGAAGATTTGAATTATACTAAATTAGAGAAACAAGAAAAAGCGTGGGTTAAGAAACAACAATCCAAGGAAGCCAAATCCAAAATTTAAACACCATTATTAATTAATTCATATAAGCTTACTCCTTTTTTCATGATTAAGAAACATTATATCATCTTTTTTAATTTTATATACACTTAGTATATTATGCCAAGAACAAGTTCATCAAAATCATCAAGAAAAAACTCACCAAACACAATAAAAAGTCAAGCTATAAATCTCGGTCATTATTCTAAAGTAAAAAGTCCTGAAATGTCACAAAAATCAATAGATAAAATGATAAGTAATAAACATTATAATGAGGTAAAAGAATTTAATAAAGGAAAAAGACTTTCAGGACAAAAAGGACCCATCGCATCAGTACTTGAAAGACAAGATTACATTGATAGAGTAAACAACCAAAAAAAAACATATTATCACAATGAACAACGTAATCGATTTCTTATGGGAATGCATAATACACATGGAATTGGAGGACCAGGATTACAACTATCACCACAAAAACAAATTCCTAGAACACCACCACATAGAAAAACAACAAAAAATAAATCAAATCAAAATGCTCGTGTTCCAAATAATAAATCTAATGAGGATAACGACCCAATATTTGGCGTTTTTAACAGATTAACACACAACATATATAGTCCTAATAAAGGTGGTAAATCAAAAACTAAATCGTGTTGTTCTGTGCGCAAGTCGGCAAAAGTGTGTCGTCGAAAAACAGACAATAAGAAATTTCGTCTTCCACGTCGTTTCTCCCGTAAGACATGCCTCGCCAAAAAAACCCGTGGATTCACGATGCGTTCCTCATGTGCTCCCTATAAAGGATGCAAGAAAACAAGAAAAAATAAAAAGGGTGGTCGTATGAGAAGAATTAATCAATTAGAAAGTGTCATCAATCGTTTAAATTCTCCATTCGAATTATTACAAAACGTTGTTACCAATAATGATAATAACAGATTAGACCAGATTGCCGAAGATATACGTCGAGGAAATATAATAGCTGATCCAAATTTAGATCTTTCTGATCTAAGCTCTGAAGGTTCTAATGGTTCTACAAGTTCAAACACCAGTGAGCAATTAATTAATGTTATTTTACAAGCAAATAGACGCAATAGAAATTCTGATAATGAAGATCAAGAACCACCAAGACAAAGAGCTAGAATAACCAGATAGATTTAGTATTTTAATTATGTTCATTAAATAAATAACATAATTAATCAATATTTTAAATAAATTTATTCCTCACCGTGGTCGATGAATGTCGCACCTTCCTCTCCACCTTCACCTTCACCTGGACGCGAACGAGTGCGCTGACGTTGATTACGAACCTCACACATAAGCTTTCCATCACAGATACCAGAAACGCTCTTAGTCTGGTATTGATATTTATCATTATCACTATGTGAAACCTCGATTGACACATATTCTCCTTGAACCAAATATTTGTAAATTCTCCCAGTCACGTTGATCGCCGTGTGGTGAACAAAAATGTCTTGACCGACTAAATCCTTCTCAAGAACGGTAATATAACCAAATCCAGACTTTGAATTAAACCATTTAACAACACCGTTGAACTTCTTTCCATCGACCTCAATTCGAGTGGTAGCTCCGCTTGTTTCCTCTACTTGAGTACTCATTACTATATTATATAGTACCGCTTTAAGTGTTTATTTTAATCATTATTAATGCGTTATGTATTTATAATTAATTCGGTTAATATTTAGAAATAAATTGTAATAACAAATTATTATGAGCACACGCGCAATATCCTCTCAGCGCAATAAACGCACATCTCAATCTACTACACAATCACCCATACCACCAGCAGTAAGAAAGGCTGTTCCAAATGGTGCTACAAACACACGAAGAGAACTTTCCGTTCAAGAAGCTTTCGGTCTTATCAACAATAAAATATCAAATCTTGAAAAGGCCGTTTTCGAAGGAGACTTTACTCGTCCAACAAGTACCATCATGCCACCTAAAAAAGACGAAATTCAAGACATATACGAACAATTAACAGAATTAAAAAAAGGATTAGAAGAACCACCATCAAACCCTTACACAAGTATCAACACAGTAACAACATTCGACACAATTAACGCTGAACTTCTAATGATGAAAAATGATATCATGAGCACACGTAGCGCAACACAAAAATTTGACAATCTCAACGACGAATTAACATCAATCAAAGATTCCATCGCATCTGTTGGAAATTCAAATTATTCTAACTTAACAGAAAAAGTAGAATCTATTGAAAAATATGTATCCGAACTAAAAGATGTTATCATAAAACTTCAAAACTTTACTTTAGAAATAAACGATATGTGTATCAAACATATACGAACAAACACATTCGACCCTTTCGATATGATTCAAAGTGATATTCAATGTGATGATAATGATGAAAATGAAAACGGTATAATAATCGATCATGATGCCGAAGAAGAACCTATTGAAAGTGACGTTCTTCACGGTCAAGAAATAGATGACCTTTCTATAGAAGGAGAAGGAGTATCTATAGTTATTACAGAAGATGAAACAACCGAACCTCAACCAGAAGAAATAATCGAAGAAGATCCATCAACCTTACCACCCATACTTCCACCTCAAAATCCAAATGACGAAATTCCTCAAGAACCCACACCAATATTAGAAGAATCAACAGAAGAATCAACAGAAGAAACCGTTATTATAGATGAATAAATTATAATACAAATATTATTATAATCAAAATTGATTTAGATTTATAATTACAATCTTAATCAATACAAAATGACTTCTATGAAACTCGAAATCAACGATATCCAAAAAGCTGACATATTTACACAAATTTTCCAAAATGTGAAACTTTTTACAACAAGTGTTTGTCTAACTTTTGAAAAAGAAAGATTATATGTTCAGGGAATGGACGGCAACCACGTAAGTATTTTTGAAATAAATCTTGTAAAAGATTGGTTTGATAATTATGAAATAAGCAACCCAACAACTATCGGTATTAGCACAACCATATTTTATAAAATATTAAACACAAGAAATGCAGACCATAAAATAATACTCGCTCTTGAAGAATCCAATAATGATAAACTATCTATAGATTTTACATGTGATAATAAAGGTGATTTCAATAAAGAATTCCATATGCCTCTTATGGATATCGATTCAGAACACATGGGAATACCTGAAACTGAATACGACCTTGAATTTACTATTTCAAGCAAAAAAATGAAATCTATTATTGATGAACTCACTCACTTCGGTGACACAATCAAAATATCATATGATAACGAAAACGACCAAGTCCATTTTGAATCTGATACAGAAGCAGAAGGTTCCATGAAACTTAACGCAAGTATTAATGACTTTGACTCATGCACAGTAGATGATGAAGCAACTATCAAATGTAGCTATGCTTCAAGATTCATACAATTTATGACACATTTTCACAAACTCAATAAAACATGCACACTATTTATTCAAACCGATATCCCAATGCAATTCAAATATCCACTTGACACTTCGCAAAATGAAGAAGAAATAGAACTCGAAAAACAAAACTACGCACGATTCTTCCTAGCACCAAAAATTGATGACCAAGAAGAATCTTAAATTCATAAAATTATAAAAACAACATAAGTATAAAAATATAATTATAATTAATATGAATATACATGACAAACCTACTATAGAATTACATGACCAAATAAGAATGGCGATAAACAAATCGTCTTACACAACTCACGCATTCGCTCAACAAATGAACATCAAACTTTCTACTCTAGAATCTTATATCGACGGACGAGAAATACCTGAAAATAAAACAATCAAACGAATGAACAAATTTTTAACTCCAATAAAAATTAATATATCATGATTTTTTAATTATTTTAATTTTAAAATTTATAAAATTTTAATATAATAAAATGTTACATGAAATAACAAAAAAACAAATATATAATAAAGGCGAAATAAAATATTCAATACAAAAAACATATGATATAACTGATATATAATATTTTTATTATATCATGATCTTTTTTGTGCCACGTCATAATAATATTTTTTTTGTGCCACGTCATTACACCATATATGCTATTAAATATTATTTAGGAAAAAAATATAAATAAATATATATATTATCATATATAATGAATATACTTTCACTCCTTTATCTTATCCTCCCCATATCCGCATTCTCTTTCTCCAGACTTACACAAATAACCCATAATAATAAGTGTCCTAAATTCAAATCTTCATCTGGTTATAATATAAACAACCCTCCGGTTATTCGTGGTGTTACACCACCTCTCAATTTCTTCGACCCTCTTAACTTTTCTAAAGACCAAACACGTATCAATTATATGCGTGAAGCTGAACTAAAACACTCACGTATCGCAATGGTCGCAACTACTCTTATCCCATCTACTGAACTTTTTACTCATAATTCGGCTATTCATGAATTTGATAATTTACCATACCAACTCCAAATTACCATTATTACACTTATGTTCGCAGCCGAATTCAACTCTATGTTGAAAGGATGGAAAAATCCTTACACAAACTCATTTGAACTTAAAGATGATTATCAACCCGGCGACGCTGGATTCGCATTTAATATCGACTTTAATATTAATGATAACGCCATATTACTTGATAAAGAAATCAATAATGGACGACTTGCTATGATCGGTGTTTCCGGTATAATCGCACAAGAGCTTGTCACAGGCAATCCTATATTCTCGTAATATAACCTTTTTTATTTACTTCTTCTTGTAAATTCATAGACTGTTTGGAAATATCATATTATCTTTGTAACACAACTAATTAAATGAATTCAAACGTATATATCGATCACTCCTCTACCATATTACATGAGTTATCGACATTCAACTTCACACTCTTTGCTATCCCCTTAACTATCTTATTCACATTTGTCTTTATCTCATGACCCTCTATTACGTCACCACCTGTAGCCTCAGTAACCAAATCTATATAATTTTTCCCATGAGGATCTTTTCCCTCTCGAGACCCCGGATGATTATCTGCCCATTCATCTAAATTTGAACAATTCTTCTTCTTAACCGCCTTCACCATCTTCTTAGTTGTAGCAGAATCAACATCCTTCTCCCATCCTGCCTCATTCTTAACATACATAGTACACCTCTTCGCGTCTGTACAGTGAATAGGGCGCTCAGTTGTATCCAATTTTTCCAAAGAATCCTTGAAAATCTCAATCATACCATTCACAAAACCAAGCTCACCCGTACGATTCAACTCATTCATTCCCAACTTTAACTGCTCAACAAAAGAATCTATCGTCATCGCATTCTGACATTCTCCATTCAAAAACAAATTTATATTCACATTATTAATAGTACGATTGTCATTTATTGTATTTTCGATATTATTTTCTATATTATTTTCTATATTATTTGTTGTATTTCCTATCTTAGGTATAGTTTCCGCCAACATCTCTTGTTGATTCTGTATTATTTTCATTTGCTGATCAATTATCTCTTTATATTCTGTTTCATCTTCTTTTACAACCAGTTGTTGATTATTACACATTTTTTTATGCTTCCACAATCCTGATCTTGTATGATATATTCTTCCACAATCACTACAATAATGTTTTTGTTCCTTAACTTTTTTTTTTAATGTTCCCATTTCATTCTGTATATGTTTTTGTGTTTCGTAATGTCTATTTAGATTACTTATCCGTTTAAAAAAACAATTACATAAAACACATTTGTATTTATATTCATCTTGCTCTTTATTTAAAACCATATAGTTATAATAATATATTATTTAAATGTTTTATAATGTATTTATAATGCTAATTTATTATTGCTCCAAAAAGAGCAATTTGTTTCCAAATGTTTCCAACTTTTATTTTAGTAAGGTTATATTAAATAATAATATAATATTATAACCATATTAGATTACAAAATATTTATAAAATATGTTGGCTCCAAAAAACTCCAAAAATGTATCCATTTGTATCCATTTGTATCCATTTGTATATTTTTTCTGCTCCTTTTTGCTCCTTTTTTGTTTCCAAATGTTTCCATGGATTTTTTTGGTCTAATAACATTTATTTTTTATTTTTTTTCAATACAATTATAATAACAATATTTTTTATATTTTTATTGACTCTTTTTTGCTCCTTTTTTGTTTCCAAATGTTTCCTACAAAAAAACAAAAAATAGAACTGTGCATTTTCTGAAAATTTTTCAGTCACAAAAAATATGAGTAAAAAACTAAAATATGACGATTATGCTCACAAACCAAAAGTGCACGTTTTTTATTCAAAAGTACAGTGTATATTTTAAAATGGACAAAGAAAATACCTTGTCCAATGAAAATTTTAATGCTCGAATTCAAAAAAAAAATGTGCACCCTATATCCTTACTGACCTTACCATATTTTTAATAATGGAATATTTATGGATAAATATGGATTACTGTTGGAATAAAATAAATTTTGCTCCTTTTTGCTCCTTTTATGTATCATTTTGTATCATTTTTATTTTACGTCACAATTATTTTTAAACAAAAAAATATATATTACGATATTCAGTAATAAATATTTATAAAATAAAAAGTTTCTCCTTTTTGCTCATTTTTTGTATCATTATGTATCATTTTGTATCATTTTTATTGCGCTTTTTTGCGCTTTTTTGTATCATTTTGTATCATTTTTATTTTCAGTAACAATTATTTTTAATAATTATTTAATTTATTACGTAAATGGATAACATTTTATTTTGATTATTTTTTTGCGCTTTTTTTGCGCTTTTTTGTATCATTTTGTATCATTCAGAAAACACGAAAAATAGAACTGTGCATTTTTCGGAAAATTTTTCAGTCACAAAAAAAATGAGTAAAAAACTAAAATATGACGATTATGCTCACAAACCAAAAGTGCACGTTTTTTTTCCAAAAGTACAGTGTATATTTTAAAATGGACAAAGAAAATACCTTGTCCAATGAAAATTTTAATGCTCGAATTCAAAAAAAAAATGTGCACCCTTTACCCTTACTGACCTTACCATAATTTTAATAATGGAATATTTATGGATAAATATGTGTTACTGTTGGAATAGAATAAATATATGTAATGTGTATGATAAGAAGACAAATAGGTGAGTATTAGTATTTTAATTATTTCATATGTTAATTTTTAACCTATGAAACTTTATATTTTAGATCTACCATGTCCAACCATGATTCTTATATGTGTTCTTAGATTTTTTCTTAGATTTTTTCTTATATGTGTTCTTAGGTTTTTTATTATTTACACTATTATTGTGTCTTTTTGATGAATGTATACGAGCACCACCTTTAATTTTTTGTTTTTCTTTTATAAGTGATTTAAGAGAATCTATTAAAGTGAAATTATTTGAACGTTTTGGGATAATTTTATAAATATCCGTAATATTAGAATAAGGTAAATAAATACTCATATCAAATATACTATAAGTTTACATAATTAAAAACTTTGTCCAACTAACAAACTTTTTAATTGACTAAAGGTATTGATTCTACATGTCCAATATAATATTTTTTGAGATAATTTCTTACCCAGTCTGTGTTATGTGCTTCTATACTGTAGAATACTTTTTCAGAGTCTTGACCGACAGATTCTTGTATTACCATAGATCCTCCAGGGTGAATATCGACAAAATCAGTTAGGTCGTACACAAGATTATCTAAAATGATTATACTTTTTTTTTGTCTCTCTTTATCAAGTAAATTATTCATATACTAATGTTATAATAAAAATTATTTATTCAAAGTCCTCTCCTTTTTAAAATTCCATTCATATTTATAATTCCAAGTTCTCTTTTAAATAAATCATTTGGTGTTATTTTACGTGCTGCTATACGAATTCTTATTTTATTTCGTGTTATCCGTATGAAGTGTCTAATCCAGAATGATACTTCTATTAGGTCTGTGTTAACATAACACATGTAAGCGACAGAACCTCTGCAACTAAATGTATATATACGACCTAATCTAATAGAGTTATTATATCCATGTCTTGACTCAAAAACAGCAATATATGGGTTTTCTATGTGGTGTGTCATGTATATTATAACGCGGCGTTTAAAATGTATAAAAAATGTGTAATTAAAATACAATAAAATGGACTGGGTACTGTCAACGATAATATTTATAATTGTTCTCTTTGTATATATTCATGTGGCTAATCATGTTTCTACAAGTAGTGATTTAGAAGTATATGATGTTCTTAATATTCCAAGTGATAAATTAGAAGATCTATGTGGTTCTAAGCAACCCTTTATAGCTAAAAATAATAATAATCCTCTTCATGGTTCTATTCATGGTGCTCTTTCTAAAGTTACAAACTTTAGCATTCGCACAACAGGTTCACATATAGAAAATGATATTCCTCCTCTTACTGTGGGAAGAGATAAAGCCGAGAAGTTATTTAGTGGTAATGATAATAGTGAAGTAAAATACTATAGTTGTGGTAACTGGATAGAATCAAAGGATGCGCTCAACGCACCCGGACTTTCTGTTGAACGTGACGCGTTTTTCGCACCACCGATGACTGTATTTACTAAGAGTGATTTCTTTGTAGGAGAGACTGGTGCCCATAGCGCCTTACGGCACGAGATTGCACACCGAACGTTTTTATATGGGTTTAATAATGCGTCTTCGGTTATATTGGTTCCTCCCGATCGATATAATGATTTAAATGTTATTAAGGACTATGAGCTTTTAGAATTTCGTTCTCCAAAAAATCCATGGAGTGATGATAGTGAAGTAAAAGGTAGTATAAAAATAATGTTAGAACCAGGTGATACTCTTTATATCCCGCCATATTGGTTTTATAGTATTAAACTGGGTGAGCATTCTAAAGTGCATCTATTTCAATATTATACTGCTCTTAATTTGGTTAGCACAGTAAATCATCATGTTATTCATATGTTACAGATGAATAATATAAAAATGAAATATGATAGTAAAAAAACTATTGATTTTGGAAAAAGTGATGAAAAAAAGGAGGATACACCTAAGAAAAAAAAGAAGGTGATTTTCAAGGAAGAAGAAAACCCGATTGAAACCAAAAAGGAACCAATTAATGAAAATAACTAATTCATTTTTCTCTGATTTTCTAGTGTTCTGCATAGGATTTATAATTATACTCGAATAATCTACAACTATTATTACCTTATAGGTTAAAAATTCTGGTGATGTTTTTTATAAATATTTCCTAGAAGGCTAGAAATACCATTATTCGAATGAAAATTTAGGATAAAATATGTGGACTATGTATCACGATGCCGTGTACTTATTGCCATAAAAATGGTCATAACCGAAAAACATGTTCTAAATATTTGACAACAATATCGTCAGAACTTTGTTGTCCTAATTGTGAATCGTCTTTCAAAGAGACACCGTTTGCTATGTTAAACTGTAGTCATGCTATGTGTTTAACATGTGTTATGAATATGGGTTCAGCAACCGGAAACTATTGTTCAGATTGTTCAAAAGAAGAAACTGTTACAGGAGAAATACTAGGACTTAATGAACATAATGAATATAATGAAAATAATGAATCAAATTCTCTTCCATCAAGTCCAAGTAAATCAGTTGATCTTGTTTCTGTCAATAATCATGGTGTATTTTATTGTAAACGTACGAATACATATGTTTACAACAGAGTAAGATTTAACACTCTTCGTGCTGCTATAAACTGTCGTAAAGTATCTATTCTTCTTGGTAATGAAACAACCTCTATGGGTAAAGGAGTTTATTTATATAATAATAATAGTTATAATAGTTTGGAAATGTTAAGACGTGCTCAAAGTTGCGATATTACTAATTTTATATCTAAGCAGCCAATAGATTATTCTATTAATAATGTAGCATAATGTTATAATTGATAGTATAATATTCTTTTCAAAATTGAAAATAGAATAATAATATTTAAAATGACATATAATTGATATGTTTAAATCAAATAATATTCCTGTTACAATTAACGAGATTAACGAGACGTTGATTTCCAATAATGAAAAAAATCTTCATGAATTATTTTATAATGAAAATAAAATCGATAATGATGTAATAGATTATACTAAGTATAGAGATACTGTGATGTTAGCTAATGTCATTAATTCTTCAAAGGGTGATGAATATTCATATGAATTATACCTTGGAAAATGTTTTCCTATAACTCATACATTTATTGGTTCCACATTATACGGTGATGTTCTTTATCATGTTCATCATTCAAATACACATGATTCAAGATCACCCGAATATTTATACGCGTGTGGAACATATATGATTATATTTCCAGATACAGGAGTTAGAATATGTGGTCCTGGCGATTTTATTAAAAATATTCCATATTTCGAACAAATAATTAATGGAAACTGGCTTGAAAAATCCACACAATTACCTGTTCTTATAAATTCTGGTAATGATGAAACAGAAAAATTATATGTTAAAGGTCCAACAGTGTATGTTTGTCATGCCCCTTTGGATATGATTTTATACGATACAGGAGATGAGAAAGATAGAAATATTTCGGTTTCGTTATTGCGTCATATTGAACGCGCCTTGGGATTTTACAATTAGAGAATTTGAAAATAAAAATAAAAATAAAAATAAAAATAAAAATAAAAATAATATTTGTTATTTTTATTTTTATGTATAAATAATTTTATTGAACTCATACTGTATATATGCTTTTAATTAATTCAATAAAAAGAGGAGATGGGTTATTATTCGAACTCTTAAATTCAGGATGATATTGACATCCAATATAAAAAGGGTGATTATTATCTTCAACAACATCAACGCAACCGATTGTATTATTTTTTCCTGATATGATAAGACCTCCTCTTTCTACACTACTTATATAAAAAGGATTGACTTCATTTCTATGTCGATGACGTTCATTAAAATTATCTACACCTCCATAACAGTTATAAAGTATTGTATTTTTACCATAAATGGTTGTATTATATGTCCCAAGACGCATAGTCCCACCTAATTCTTCATTATTAAGATCTGTCATGGGGACAATAATTTGATGATAATCATCAACGTTATCATTCTTACCAATACATTCTGTTGATACACATTTATCTCCTAATATACGTCTTGATGATTCTATACACATAATCTGCATTCCTAAGCATATACCAAGAGTTGGTATTTTATTATCTCTACAAAATTCAGCTATATCTATCATACCATCTGTTCCTCTACTACCAAAACCACCTGGGATAACTACTGCGTGACACATTTTTATTATTTCTTTAGCTTTATTTGGATTTTCGCTATCTATATACGTAATATTTACTCCTTTACCAAGTGAATATGAGGCATGTTCTATTGACCTATGAACAGATAGATATGTATCAGTTCCTGTTATATATTTTCCAGCTATACCAACCGTGATTATATTATTTTGTTCACTTGAATAATTAATAACATCATTTATACGCATAATATCAGAATCACAGTATGGTTTTCTATATGGTTCATTTATTTTCAAAATATTTTCTATTTTGTCGACAATTGATTGTGACCTTAAATGAATAGGAACTTGATATATATTTTTAAGGTCAATATTGGTAAATATATTTTTTTCTTTTACTTGACACTGTCTTGATATTTTAGAACGTATTGAATTTGATATATCTTTATCACTCCTTAGAACAAGCATATCTGGTGTTATTCCCAATCTACGGAGGTCACATACACTTGTTTGAGTAGGTTTAGTTTTTTCTTCACCATGATTATTTACTATAAGTGATACATGTATAAAACAAAAAGTGTGTTTAGTAGAGTCATAACTCATTTGTCGCAACGACTCAACAAAGTGCATACTTTCCATATCACCAACTGTTCCACCAAGTTCAATAACACATATTTCGGGTACATTTTTTTCATCAACAATAATAGATGATGCTGTCTCTATCATTTCTTGTATTTTATTTGTAACATGAGGAATGAACTGAACAGTTTGACCAATATAATCACCTCTTCTTTCAGATTCTATTATTTCTTTGAATACACCTCCTCCAGTTATATTATGTTCTTTGTGAAGATTCACACCTAAAAATCGTTCATAGTTTCCAAGGTCAAGATCAGTCTCGGTACCATCATCAAGAACAAATACTTCACCATGCTCAAATGGTGACATAGTTCCAGCGTCAACGTTTAAATATGGATCTATTTTTATAGCAGTTATATGATATCCTTTCTCTTTAAAGAGAAGACCTATTGATGATGCTGTGATACCCTTTCCAAGACCAGAAATAACACCACCTGTAATAACTATAAATTTCATATATATCTATATTAACTATGTTTATATATATTCTTTACAAGTACATATGAAAACACTATACAGTAACGACATAAAAATATAAGAATAATTATGTTAATGTTTAAATATGACGAAATAAAAAAAATGGTTGCCTTATTAAATTGTATTATTATGTTTTCTGGCGGAGTGTATTATATTTATTATTGTGAAAAAGAAATATGTATGTATTTTATTTCAAATTTTTGTTTATTCATAAAACTTTACTATATTATTCACTCTTTAATGTATATATATGAAAAAAAATATATATTTTTACCTCACCACGTATGTGCCTTTTTTATGACATGTATATTAGAAAATATGAACTCTGTAGATTTAAAAAATGCACTATTTGGAGGTACAATTCTCGAATTATCTGGTGCTAATAGTAATATAAGAGATATTCTAAAAAATAGAAACGAACTTACACTTACAAAAGATTTTACTATTTGGATTTCTTATGTTTTTATGCGTCAAGGTATTTATACGTATAATATTCTATATCAATTAAAGTATAATACCAACGAAGAAAAACTATTTTATTTTATGTCTATTTTGATATATATGATGTCATTTTATTGGTCTGTAAAATGGGCAAAAAGTATAATAAAACACAATAATATATTTTCTTACAATAAGATTCAGTAATTAGTTATTAATATTTCACATGTATAATATAAATATTACGAAAATTTATATTATATATTATACTATTTTTCATTTTCACCGTATTCAATATCTACGGAAGTAACACATTCAATATTAACGTTATCATTATTATCAACTACTACTTGTTTAGGTTGCCAACAACATAGTGTAAAAAAACTACACAAACAACATGACATACATCCATCTGTTTTATTTTCACATCCCTGATAATTAAGAACGGCGCATGGAGGACAAAATATTTTAAAACAACAGTTTGGCGGTTCTTCATTTGTATTATCTCGACGTCTTTTACAATACCAAAAAGCAAAAATTAGAAAAGCAACACCACCACCAATAGTACCACCAATCGCAGCTGGGTTATCTTCACAACATTCACTAAAATCTGAAGCACAACATATCCTACCATCGTACTCATCATCATAATCATATTCGCACCATTTATCTGTTTCCTTTTTAAATATACCACAACTTCCATCCCAAACATTAGGACATGAATAAATACTACATCCATTTACAATTGGAATATTTAACAAATACAAACACATAGACACTATATAGACAGAATATGTCATTATACTTTATTTGAAGTGAATTCTTTATGTGTATTTACTAACATTGTTCAATTAATATATCGTAATCATTCTTATTGAGTACTAATGATATAAAAAGTAAATAAATATTTTTATAATATAGATGGACGAAAGTGATGGATTATTAGTAATTAATGAAGTTACAAATATTCCATCTATTTTAAAGAAATTTGATTACTTTAAAATAATAGTAGATATAGTGTACTGCTTATCTAAGTTTTATAAACTTTTTACTTCAAATAAATGATTGATGAGTTATCAAAATTGACTTAAATGTAATTATATAGTGTTATCAATAATAAAGATGAATATTTTGGTGGATAATTTGATAAATCAGCGTTTAAAGGGTAACATGCTAGGAATGGGTAATCACGCGGCGTACTTGTTCCCGGCTGGGCAAAAAAAGTGGTGTTTTAAATGGCATACAGAACTATGGGGAAAACCATCATAGTTCATACGTAAGTGATGAATCCATACATGCTGAAATAGATGCTTGTAGAAAAGTAGCAAGAAAGCATAGAGATAAAATAAAAAAGAAGAATAAAAAAGCATACGACTTAGTTGTAATTCGCATATCTAAAACTGGAAAAAATATTGGTATGTCAAGATTATGTGAAAGATGTGTTCTTGCGATGAATAATCTACCAAATACAACCGGAATAAAAATAAAAAAAATATATTATTCAAATGAATCTGGTGATCTCGTTAAAACATCGGTATCAAAAATGATGAAGATGGATGACCATTTTATGACATCCTTTTATAGAAATAATGGTTATACATCTTGTTTACCATGTATTGGAAATCATTAATATAAACAGATTTCGTATTTTTTTATATTGATATATATTAATTGATGGCAACGCGTAAATATAAAAACAGTAAAAATGTTAAAAAAATATTTCACAAAACAAAAAAAATGAATGGTAGTGGTAATATAACAAGTTATATTTATAACGAACAGATAGAGGATAGTAAAAAAAACAAAAAACCAAAAAAAAAATCAAATAAAAAATCAAATAAAAAATCAAATATATCATCATCATTCAAGACATATATGGATAAAATTAACAAAAATTCAGGACCTATTACATTTGGAGGAAATGGAAAATCAAAGAGAAGTACAAAAAAAATATATAGTGACCAAACAAAAAAGTTAAAAAATATAGAAGAAAGTATTAAAAAAATCATAGATAATTCTGTTAAAATTACCAAAGAAACACCAATATCAAAATTAGAAGAACTTGACGTCGTAATTACTTCGTTCGAAGATGTAAAAAAACTTGAAGAAATAAATGAAATTCTTAATGATTTAAATAAAGAAGGCGGTAAAAGAGTTCGAAAAACAAGAAAGTATAAAAGATAAATTATCAGAGGTTAAATACTATTTATCTCGTTCTAAAAAACAAGTGCAAACTTGTAAAATATTTGGGTCATTTTAATTTTAAATATATAGTTTTTATTTAAAATTGATTTTAAGACATTTAATAATCGAATATAAAAAAGTATGGAAACTAGTACGGAAACTAGTATGGAAACTAATATGAAAATTTCAATTAATGATCGTAATTATGAAGAATGGAGTATGTATCATGATACAACACTTATTCAAATTAGTCCTCCTGAAAATTTTCACCCTGCAATACATCATCTTTTCAATGGTGATGTTATTAATTATAATGAATCTAATAAAAATACTTCTATTATTCACTCTATTGTTAGAAATGTAGCACATATACCTGGAATATTAGTATTAGTTGGTTCAAAAACATATGGTCGGCATCCAACTAATGCTAAAAAGTTATTATATAAATGTGTTCCAGATGATCGTAGATTGCCAATATTTATTATTCCATACGAAGAAAAACATATGAAGTTCTCAAAACACCCTCATAATCTTTATGTAACATTTAAATTTAATAGTTGGGAAAATAAACACCCTTCTGGAACGTTGGTTCAAAATATTGGTCCTGTTAATGTTATTGCTCACTATTATGAATATATATTATACTGTAAAAGTCTTAATGCTTCTATAAAAAGTTTCACAAAAGATTTACACGATGTAGTTAAAAATCGGGACATAAATATAGATGTTATTAATTCAATAATGAGAAATAATAAGATAGACAGTAGATTAAGAGAACGTATTATTACTATAGATCCTAAGGGAGCGACAGATTTTGATGATGCGTTTGGTCTAAAGGTGTTTAAAGATTACTTTATTCTCTCTATTTACATATCGAATGTTACATTATGGATGGAGGAACTTGAATTGTGGGAATCATTCTCTGAGAGAGTTTCTACTGTATATCTTCCCGATCGTAAACGCCCTATGCTTCCCACATTATTGAGTGATTCAATATGTAGTCTTAAGAAGAATCAACAACGTTTTGTTCTTGCGATGGATATAAAAATAACACAAGATGAAGGTATTGTTGATGTTCGATATACAAATGCACTTATTTCGGTAAGTGAAAATTATACATATGACTCAGAAAAACTATTACAAGATAATTTATATAATCAAGTTGCTGGTGTTTGTAAGATATTATACAGTTCTCATAAAGATACTCACAAGGGTATGCCTCAAGTTAAAACACCACATGATGTTATTGCTTATCTTATGATGTTGATGAATCATGACAGTGCCAAAAATATGAGTGCTCAAAGTGATAATGGTATTTATCGTGCGGCTGTATTTCGAAATAAGGTGACTATCCCAAAAACACTTCCTGAAGAAATATATTCTTATCTTCATAATTGGAATAATTATACAGGACAATATATTCATCGAATAAGCACTGAACATGAGATTATGGATTTAGGGTGTTATATTCATATTACATCACCTATTCGACGATTGGTTGACCTTTTAAATTTGATAGCGTTTCAAAAAAATAATAATCTTATAGTTCCCAGTTCAAAAGCGATGGAATTTTATAATAAATGGACAACAGTTGAAAAGATGGAATTTATAAATACAAGTATGCGTGCTATACGAAAGGTTCAATGTGATTGTGACTTACTCAAGATGTGTTCCACAGAACCTAATATTATGGAAAAATCATTTACGGGTGTAGTATTTGACCGGGCTGAACGCGATGATGGCTTGTATCAATATATGGTTTATTTACCTAATTTAAAATTAAGTTCTCGTATGACACATAGAAAATATATGGAAAATTACGATTCTGGTATGTTCCGTGTGTTTGTGTTTATGGAAGAAGAACATGTTAGACGTAAGGTTAGAGTAAGTATGATTGATGAATAAAAAGTTAAAATACATTTATAATTTTACATAATAATAATAATATAGAATAATGAGTGAATCAAAAAATAAAAAAATTATTGTTACTGGTGGAAATGGATTAGTTGGTTCTGCTATAAAACGTATAACAAAAGACAATTCTTGTTTTAAAGATATTTTATTTGTTTCTTCAAAAATGTGTGATTTAACTGATATTAAACAAATACATGATCTTTTTCTTACAAAAAAACCAGACTGTGTTATACATTTAGCAGCAAGAGTGGGTGGTTTATTTCGAAATATGTCAGAAAAGGTAGAAATGCTTGAAGATAATGTGATAATGAATATCAACGTTCTTCGAATGTGTCATAAATTTAATGTAACAAAATGTGTAGTATGTTTATCGACATGTATATTTCCAGACGACGTTTCTTATCCAATAGACGAAAGTATGTTACATAATGGACCACCGCATTCATCTAATGATTCATATGCTTATGCCAAACGTCTTGCTGATATTCAGTGTAGAGCATATAGAAATCAATATGGATGTAATTTTGTATCTATTATTCCTACTAATATTTATGGACCAAATGATAATTATAATATTAATGATGCTCATGTAATACCTGGTCTTATTCATAAATGTTTAAAAGCAAAGAAAGAAGGTAAAACATTTGATATAGTTGGGTCGGGGTCCCCATTAAGACAATTTATATATTCGGATGATTTAGCCAGACTTATTTTATGGATAACTGAATATTATAATGAAGAAGAGCCCATTATTTTATCTCCTCCAGAAGAAAGTGAAATAAGCATAAAGGATGTTGCAACTCTTATAGCAAAGGAATTTGATTATGAAAATATGTTAAACATCACAGGAGAAGGAGAAGATGGTCAATATAAAAAAACAGCATCAAATAAAAAACTAATGGAAAAGATTGGAAATTTTGATTTTACGCCTTTTTCCGAAGGATTGAGAAAAAGCGTAAAGTGGTTTATAGAAAACTATGACACCGCACGTAAATAATGTATCAATATTTATAATATTATTTTAATTTTTTTTGAAGGTCGAATTTCACTTGTAATGTGCATTACTGGTAGTGCTGAAACCCCATTTCTTGTTGGTTTTCGTTCAAATATATCGGGCATATAAACCTTACACGATTCGTCTGTATTTAAAAATATAGACCACCAACCAAAGGTTGAATTTGACATTATAATTGTTTTAAATAAAAATGGTAAATAAAAATCGTGATGTTCGTCTTTTCCTCCAATTAATACAATTTTATCGTCAAATTCTTTGAAATAAGTTAAATATTTTTCTGTAATTCCTGGTGTATTATTAAAAACACAAATGTATATTTTTCCAACTATGTTATCTTTTTTTTTTGAAATTTCACGTAAAATATCAATATAATAATCAGGATTTAATACAATACCTGTCCCACGATTAAAATCACCTAACCGAACACAACACAATATATCATTTTCTGTTATATTATAATTTATACTGTTAAGTGCTGGTTTTCTATAATAATCAATATTTATATAAGAAAACACTAATTTTTTGTTTTTTACAATAACATCTGTATTGTGGTAATAATCATATAAAATATGACAAATATCATTACCATAAAATGGTAGATTACTATTTTTATCATATACAGCGCTGACATTTTTGGTTTTTTTTACATTTTCGGGTATTTCTTCTTTACTATAAAATAACTTTTCTGTATTGATCAGTTTTACTATTTTTTTTATTTTTTTATCGGGTCCTTTACCATCACTTATTACTTTAATATTATATTTGTCTCGATGTATAACCGCTGAAAAAAAATAGAATAATTTATTTCCTACACCTACATCAGGATTATTTGGACGCCCTTGCCATCTAATACTCATATATGTATTTTTTAATATAAAAAAGTATGTTAAACTTAAATTTTATTTTTGGTTAAATTTTGCTATATATTCCTTAGCCATTTTTTTAAAATATGTAGATGCGAATGAATTTTTATTACACATTATAAGAAGTGCCTGTAATTGTGTTGGATTAGAAAGTGTTATATAAAATGAATCATACATAAAATCACCTTCGTTCCAGCTATTATATTCTGTTTGTGGTTTTCTATATTGACATAGTTTTGCCATAGCTATATATTCAATTAATTTTGTCATTGCTATTATTAATAATATATATTTCTATATTTAATTTATTTACGCATATTATTTATTTTATACATATAATGACTGGTTTGTAGCTATAAATTTAAGTATTTTCGTTGGAATCTGGGAAAGACAATAATTAAGTTCTATATATCCCAAATATTCACATACATTTTGTAATTCAAGAACAATATTATGAATCTTTAATATTGCTTTTATAAATTCTCCCGGAGATATGTTTTTTTCTTCTTTAATTCTCTTCAATAAATCGATACATTCTTTTTCATTTTCACAATTACACCATTCAATAGATTCCTTAATAATATCATAATGTAAATCTTTATCAGGATCCTCCGATATATCTTGAATTCCTACACTCATTTGACTAACTGAATGAGTAACCATATAAATTTTCATTTTCTCTAAAGATATTTCTAAATTATCTCCTATATATAATTCTTTTTTCGGTTGTGTATGAATCTTCATATCATCACTAATTCTTATATTTGTGAAACAACTAATAAAACCAACCATTTCAACTGGATTCATATTAATAAAAGCAATTTCATCGAACATGTCAGCAATAGTAAGACCTGGAGCTTCTCTAACAAGAAGTGTTATTTTTCCTTTCTTCGTATTTACATATGTCCCACCATTAAAGTCAATATATTTATTAGTAAGCAAGTAATCAAATTTAACTCGAATACTATCGGTAAAATACATAAGTATATTATTTTTATTTTTTAACATATCATCCAAGTGTTTATTTATTTCATGAAAACTATAATATGATTCTTTCTTTTTATTAAAATCAGTTATTTCCTTTTCTATATTCGAAAGGATTTTATACATCTTTTTTTTCTTATTGCTATTCATATTTTCCATACTCTTTTCTGTGGTAATATATTCCTTTAATTTACATTCATCATATTCAGTAAATCCAAACATGGATAATTTTTCTTGAATTCCTGTAATTTGTATATCAATACCATTAATTATTCTTTCCAGTTCACCACAAAGCATACTTTTTCTTGAATAATCTTCAAGATTATTATATTCTACACCCATTTCGATCATATTAAGAATAATATCAAAATTTACTGAAAATTTCGATGTTAGTGTCTGGGGAACACCACTCAATATAGTTTTGTATGTTGATGTATCTATGTAGTTTGTTCCCCACATCATATTATTGAGATGAATTACATGTCCAACTGTGTCCAATCCTCTTCTTCCAGCCCTACCAGCCATCTGTGTATATTCATGACTGTGAATCCATCTGTTTCCTTTGTCAGTAAATTTATTTAACGATGTAAATACAACTGTTCTTGTTGGCATATTTATTCCAACAGCAAATGTTTCCGTTGCGAAAAGGGCTTTAATATACCCTTTCGCAAATAAAAGTTCTATCATTTCTCTAAAAACAGGAATAATACCACTATGATGAACAGCAACACCTTTTTGAAGACATGCTATAATAAAATGGAATTCAGGAAGATTAATATATTCTTCATGATTAGGTAATTTTCGTAATATTGTTTTACATTCATGTTCAATTATACTTGGTATTTTTGAATCTTCTGGGAAAAGAGATATTGAAACACTTTGGGCAAATCTCTCAACATTCTTACGTGAAAACACAAAGAATATAGCAGGTAACATATCGCGTTGATTTAAAAATCGAAGCACACTTTCTATAACAAAAGAATTATTTACACGAATTTGTTTTTTTTCTAACATATTAAGAATTTTACGTGTTTTGTGAACTGTATCTTCTATAAATTTCCCCTTACTATCTCGAATTATATGAAAATCGCCACAATATTCTCGAACCATCTTTTGTATCTCCTTATCTTTTTCATGTTTATAAAATCCATCTGGTGTAACAACATAACTATAGTGAGTAAGAGGAACAACTCTATGATTAGTAGGTGCTAACCAGACCTTTTTATCTATATTACCTATATGTCTATCCTCACACCACTTAGCAAATACACTTGCTTTATCAATTGTAGCCGAAAGCATTACCATTTGAACGTGTGGTGGTAACATCATCATACTCTCTTCCCATACTTTTCCACGGTCGGCGTCATTTATATAATGAACCTCATCATAAACTACACAACCTAATTCTGTTTCGATATTTATATTAAAATGTAAATTATCTGTTTCAATATTTTGACTTCTTTGATATAAATTATTTTGAAGTATTTCTGTTGTCATTATAAGAACATCTGCTTCTGGATTGAATTTTATGTCTCCCGTAAGAATTCCAATCGAGAAATCAGGAAATTGTTTAGTAAATTCATAAAATTTTTGATTTGATAAAGCCTTTATTGGACTGGTATATATAACCTTTTTTCCTTGAGAACAAAAGAATTTAATTGCAAATTCTGCCGGAAGAGTTTTTCCAGAACCGGTGTGTGCTGTTACAAGAACATGGTCCCCTTCAACTATTGAAGTAAGAGCATATTTTTGAAAATCACTCAATTCAAAAGGAAATTCGGTAAAATGTCCGCTCATCTTACTTCTTTGTTCATCTGTAATTAACGATGACGTTTCATATGTTTCTGTGCATATTACAACCATTTTATTTATATGTTATTATATTTGATTTTATTAAAATCAATTTTATAGTATATTGATTTTAACAATATAATTATATGGAATTCCATAAAAAAACATATTCATCAATCACAACATACATTTTTTATTTATTATTATTTAGTTCACGAATAATTGATGATTGTGTATCACTTGAAAGTGAATATTTGAAATCCCCATCATCGTGTACTAAAGCAACGTTTCCGTGTCCGGTGTGAGTTAATTTAAAGCCATTTAAACCTTTTTTGCTTATAAGCATATTATATTTATCGTCATTTAATGGCAAATTCGAATTAAAACTTTTCATACTTTTCATACTTTTCATACTTTTCATACTTTTCATACTTTTCATACTTTTATATTATTATTTGTTTAAAAGTTCAAATTTATCTAAAAAGTTTTCAATTTTTAAGAAAGTTTTTAAAAATAACATATCTTCACTATTATCAAATGGAATTTTCAATTATAGTAGCTACAGACAAATTTGGTGGGATTGGATATTATGATAAAAATAAAAATAAATATTCAATCCCATGGAATAATCGTGAAGATATGTTATTTTTTAAAAATGTAACTACAGGAAAAAAGGGGGAAAATGCTATTATTATGGGTCGTAATACTTATTTATCAATCGGTAAAGAACTGCCAAATAGGAAAAATATAATTATATCAACAACATTACAAGACCCTAATCTTACTATTTTTCCAAATCTTGATTTGGCATTAGAATACTGCAAAAATATAGATATTGTCAAAGCCTTTGTTATTGGTGGTTCTTGTCTTTACGAAGAAGCAATTAAACATTCAAAAGTAAAAGAAATATTTTGGAATGTAATTAGTGAAACAAAAAATACATGTAATATTAGATTTCCTTATTTGATAGACGAAATTAAAGAGAATAATAAATGGAAATTAATTAAGCATACTCAAAAAAATACACAATCTAATATAGATTATTATATTTTCAAATCTAATATCTAAAATGTTTCACAATAACAATTAAAATAATTTCTAATGTTAAAACATATATGGATCAATTAGAAAATTCTGGAACAACAAATAAAAAACCCACCTTTATGGGACACGTATTTAACTTTGATGATGATACCAAAGTAGAGTTATTAAACATAACCCAATTTGCAGGATTAAGTATAATTCCTGTTATTTTACTTAACAAATTTGTCCGTAGAGTTATCCCTGAAACTGATGAAACAAAGGGATCTTTAGAGATATTGCTTGAAGTAATCGCACAAATTATTGTTCTTTTTGTTGGAATGTTCTTTGTTCACCGTTTGGTTACATTTGTTCCAACATACAGCGAAAAACCTTATGAACCATTCATTTTAACTTCTATTATTCTTCCGTTTTTAGTTATTGTTATGAGTTTACACACCAAGTTAGGTGAGAAATCAAATATATTATTTGAGCGTGTTATGGTCGCTATTAATGGTGAGCAAGTTGATGAGGAAGAAGAAGAGAAGAAAAAGAAGGCTTCTTCCGCACCTTCTATGCCTATGCCTGAACGTTTAACTAAGAAGAATGAACCTAATGAGGTTAATTATAATTCTATGCATGGTGGTGGTGCTAACCCTATGATTAACGCAAATACACCTAATAGCGTTCATATTCCTCAAGAAACAGAATTAATGGCTGCTAACGAAGCTCTTGGAGGTGGATTTGGTTCCATGTTTTAAATTATTTAAACCGATAAAGGTTGAATTTTAAGGTTGAATATTTATTATTTAATATAGTAAATTTTTATCAAAAGAAATGAATATATTTGATAAAAATTTTTATAAATATGTTGAAACATTATACGGAGAAAAGCGTGACTGGAATTTAGATGATTTTTTATTACAATCAAATATGAATACATTACCACATATGTATTCTATAAATGAAAATGACCGTATTGATATGACAGAAATAGAAACATATTCGGTGGATCCAGATGGATGTCAAGATGCTGATGACGCATTTAGTGTATTTTTTCAGGAGAATAAACTTTTTCTTGCAATCCATATCGCCGATCCTACTGAATTAATTACACTTAATAGTGAACTATGGAAAAATATAGAAGAACGAACAATAACATATTATCCTTCTAATTGTAATCCAATACACATGATGCCAGAAGATATAATGGAACAATCAAGTCTAATGGATAATAAATATGGAAACATAAAAAATGCGGTTACTATTTTGGCTGAAATAAATCCAACTACATATTTACCAGATAATCATGTAAAACTTATTTTTACGAAAATAAAAGTAAAGAAAGAAAACGGTCTTTCTTATGAAACTTCATCAAAAATGGCAGAACATAATGATACTATAAAATTTGCTTTAAAAATATCAGAATCTCTACAAGAAAATAGGAAAAAAAGAACAATAGGAACAAGATTGAAAAATGTTAATAAATCTGTTTTAAATTATGATAATTTTGGTCCCTATTTACGTATCGTTCAAGAAAATGAAAAACGTATGATGCACATGATAGAAGAATTTGCTATCTTTGCAAATACATTTGTTGGAAAATATTTAACTATACATTTTGGGGGAACAGGAATTTTTCGTAGTTGTGACGCTTCTTCTATAACTGGAAAAGAAAGTAATTTATCAGGAGATGAATTATTACACTTTATTGTAACAAATGGTATTCGAGCTGATTATGTTAGTTCTGTAGCATCACATGATTTAGTTGGAAGCGATGAATACACTCATTTTACTTCTCCCATAAGAAGAGCTTCAGACTGTGTATGTCATTATATATTAAAATACTTATTCATAAAAAAAAGTTTACCTTATTTAAACGCACCCTTTACTGAAGAAAAATTAAAAATGATTTCAAATAAGTGTTTGACTAAAACAAAATCTTCAAAGAAAATTCAATATACAGATACAAAATTTCGTATTATACAAGTTATGAATAGAATGATATATTCTTCTCCACACAAACAGATAGAAATAGATTATTATATCACCGGTTATATCTCAGGATTTATTAATCTTATTATTACACGTGTTGATAACTTTCCTGTTTATTTATCATATTCTCTTAAAAGGAACAGATTTAATGAATTAATTGATAATAAAAAATCATTTTCTCTAAAAATTGAACGAGTAAATTGTAAAGAAAAGTTTGATGAAGGGTCAATACCAGAATTAGATAACCTATTTTGTAATTACATATAATAACATAAACTTTGAAATTATAACTTAGTTATTTTCACATTTTTCATATTACAAAAATGCTCAACTAAATCATCATTCTTGTAATCATCGATATATTTTATATTTACTATACCACTTGCGAGAAGTATTCGTGCACATATAATACATGGATAATGAGTTATATAAGCATCACAACCTAAACAAGAAACACCTCTTTTTGCACAATCACTTATAGCATTTTGTTCAGCGTGAATTGTTGACTGTTCATGATTATCTCTAATAATACTTATATGAGGACAATCGGGTAAAAATCCATTATATCCTTGACTAATTATTCTATTTTCTTTAACTAACAAACATCCTACCTTTAATCTTTCACAAGGTGACCTTTTTGATGTTACTTGAACAATTTCCTTAAAATAATCATTCCAAGTTGGTCTCTCTTTACTTATATTATTCATTATATATAACTCTTTCTTATTTTTACAAAATATAATTTATTAACCTATCCTTCCCAAAGAATTACTATGGGTTGCGGCCATTCACTATAAGCGATTGCTTTACTTGTAGGTCGTTCAAGTGCCAATAGATTGTCAAGTGCTATCTTTCGGCGTTCAATCGGTTTCATATTAGATGATAATTTTCTACTTTGGAATTTCCATGCCCATTCAAATTGAAGTGCTGCTGACCAAGTTGGAAATCCACTCACATGACACACACGTTTCCAGTGGTATCCTTTTTTTACACGCCGACTGGTAGCAACAGCGCCACCCTTTATTTCGCAGTTATGTTGTCTAAGTCGATGTTCAAGATCAACCGTAGCTCCAACATAAGTACACCCATCATTACATTCAAGTAGATATACATAGTAATTTTTTGGAGTTTCATCATTTAAATCAACCATCACTAATATTGTATATACACAGTATATTATATATAAAGTAATAGTTATATAGTTATATAATTATTAATGACAAGAAGACGAGATATAATATATAGTGATGACCAAACATGTAAAAATTTGATATTATGTTGTATTCCTGCTATTATCCTTACCGATTTTTTTTATACATTATTTTCTTGTTTTTCAACAAGTTCAACAAAAATAAATGTAAAAAAATAAAAAGTGGAAGAATATTATATTTTTGTGACCATAATTCGGGTCTCACATATGATTGTTAAAATTCGACGAATATAAGTTTTAAAATTGAAATAAAAAAGTTTTATGCACCACAATACATATGACAAGATGGAAAACACTACACATTCAAACGACTTTACAGAAAACGTAACGAAATTCATTCGTGATCAAATTGAATTTGACCCCAAAAATGCTGATGATGTTATAAAAAAAATTGGAACTGATAAACAAACAAAAGAGATGATAGATACTATTTTAGCTATTGAAAAAATAAAAAAAGATATGGATTCCAAGAAAATAGCTACACCTCCATAATATAAAAATATTCAATAATTCAAAATTAACTATTAAATATTTATTTAAAATAATCATTTTTTTCTGGTTCCCTTTCCATTTTTTTTATTAAATTTTTTAACTCGACCAGTTTTATATTTTTCTATTCTTGCACGCTTTACCTCTTTTTTATTAATTTCTTTATGTGTTGTAGGGGTATCTTTATTAACTCTAATCATAGGACGATATATGTCGTTTTTAAATTTATACCCTACTTGACCTCGTTGATTAACCCATTTTTCCTTGAACCATCTACCTATTCCACGTTTCATCGTTTTCTTTCCACGATATGATTCTTTTTTATTTCCATATTTCTTTGAGAATGCTTTCTTATATTTTTGAACTACAATTCCACTCCTATACGCACTATGTTTGGGTATATCACGATATACGTTGGCTTTTATTCTGTTATATAATTTCATGTCTACAGGTTCCGGCATAATAATATAACATTATATATTTTTATTTTTTATTTTTTATTTTTTCTTCTTGTAACTTCTTTATCAAAGTCACCTTTTGTCATCTTATATCCCCAATGTTGAAGAACCTGTCTAATTTTTGGACTAATTTTTTCATCATCATATGTTGTTTTTTTCTGTAAAATAAGAGTTACCAAAAAACGCATAAATCTTCCTCTTTCACCTGCCAAAGCCTGCCATCTACTTATTTGTCGTTTGTCATCTGGAGAACGTTTACCCATAAAAAAATCACAATACCAATTAACCCAACCGTATGGATGATACTTAGTTATCCATTTTTTTGACTCCCAGAAATCTAAACTTGTTCCTACACGAACACCATACTTATTCTTACTTATATCACATGTTTTACTTGATAAATGTGATTCGGGTATTCCTGACCACCAAGATGAAGGATATTTACGATGAACATTTTTATAATTTCTTTTTGTAACGTTGGAATATATTGGACGCCAATAACTTCCTCCAAAACTTCCCAATTTAAAAATTTCACGTGGTGTAAGGTTAGGAAGAAATTCTGGATAATCTGGAAACCTTATTCTTCCATTAATTTTAACTCCTTTAATATTATTTTTTTTTCGTGTTTTATTTTTTTTACCACCACTATATTTTTTTGTATTTTTATTCATATATATTTGCTAACAAAATATTATAAATGTTATTAAAATTGATTTAAAATTTTATATACAAATATATTTAATAATATGCCACATGAAAACAAATATTGTGAATTATCAATAAAACTCACAAAAGATATACCCAGAGAAGAAAAAAAATCAGGAGGAATTTTCTTTACCCCTCCAAAAACAGTAGAAATTTGTCTCGAAAAAGTTTCTTGTCATGTCCCTCCGTTTCTTAGAGTTCTTGAACCATCATGTGGTTCTGGAGAATTTATTATACCTATGTTAAAATGTTTTCCACATTCATCTGTTCAAGGAATCGAACATAATCCTACCATATATCAATCAATAAAAGATAAATATCCAAATATCATAAATGCGGACTTTCTTAAATACATCCCTGAAAATCCATCGTCTTTCGATTTAATTATTGGAAATCCACCCTATTATGTAATGAAAAAAAATAGCGTAGATAAAAAATACGACGAATACTATGATGGAAGACCAAATATATTTTTATTATTTATTATAAAATCCCTTTCTTTACTTTCACCAAATGGTATTTTATGCTTTGTTCTTCCTAATAATTTCCTGAATTGTATTTATTATGAAAAAACAAGAGCATATATATTAAAAAAATTTACAATAATTAATATATATGAACCAGAAGGTTCGTATATAGAAACTCAACAAAATACTATCGTTTTAATTGTTAAAAACAAAAAAACAGAAGTATTATCCCCTTTTGCCACAAATGTGGGATCAAATAAAACAATAATATTTGGGACAAAACAAGGAATAATCGATATAAATAATCTTATGAACAATACAACAACATTAACTAATTTGGGATTTAACGTTTATGTTGGAAAAACTGTATGGAATGAAAATAAAAATATTCTTACAGATGATATTACACAAACACGTCTTATATATAGTTCAGATATCAAAAATAATTCTGTAGTTGTCGAAACATATAAGAATCCAGAAAAGAAAAATTACATCAAAAAAGATGGTAACACAGGGAAGGTTCTTCTTGTAAATCGTGGTTATGGAACTGGTGAATATAAGTTTAACTTTTGTTTATATGAAAGTGAACATCCATATTTAATAGAAAATCATCTTATATGTATATCTGGTCCAGACGATGGTTCTTATGAAAAAATAGTAAAATCATTTAAGGATGAACGCACAATAAAATTTATTAACATTTACTTCTGTAACAATACTATAAACACGTATGAACTTGCTAATATTCTACCGATATACGTTTAAACCATATCATCTATTTTCAAAATTGAATTTTTTTGATGTTAATTATGAGTTTACATCAAAAAAAATGACTGATTTACAATCACAAAAAATGAAAGCCCCTGCTTACGAAAAATTAGGCGAATACTTTAACATAGAAACAAACGAATTTGTGTTTCCTCTTGAAGAACAACCTCTTGTAGAAGATTTCGAACGTATTATACAAGAAAATACAATAGTTGTTGCTGAATGTGTTCTTAATACATCTGAAAATTTTCCAGGACAAAAGAAAAAAGATGGAACCTTAAAAAAACAAAGAGAGTTGTATGATCCCGAAAACAACGAGGAATACAAAGGAAAAAAAGTAGATTATATTAAACGTAGTGATGAATGGTGTGATAAAGATAACGAATGGTTGTATTTAATCGCATATAATAATCGAATTGTAAAAATAGGTATGACAATATCGTCGTTGGAAGACAGATACAAATCATATTCATGTGGCACGACCCGTGCTATGGAAAAGGGTTCGTGTTCAACAACCAACTATATTATTACAGAATGTAACTTCAATGCAGTAAAGAAAGGATTGAAAGTAGAAATTCTTGGAATAAAATGTCCATTCGAAAAAAAAGAAATTACAAGATATGGTGTTACAAAAATATGTAAAATGTCAAGTGTTCGTGATCAAGAAACGATGATTACTGAATGTTTTCGAAATACATATAATCAAAAACCTGTTCTATGTGTTCAGGAAGGGAAATAAAAAATATAAAATTACAAAATTTACATACATTACTTTTTTACTATAAATTTTCTTCTATATACTGTATTTCTTCTGGTGTTATATCAAAATATTCATAGATATCTCCTACAGGAAGCTGTGGAATTGGAAAACTCTGTAAAATACGAATATTGTTGAAATTTCCCCATCGACATATATTATTGAGAAATACATATAGTGGATGTTCTAAAATATTCTTATACGTTTCAGCTTGAACCTTACTATCGCATCTTATAAATACAATTGACTGCGTCATTCCACACTCATCTACGAATACTTTATATTTATCCGTTGTTGAAATAAATACTTTATATCCTTCTTGGAACTTATGTGGTCTTGAAGCATAAACAGTTTGTTTGGGCGTGTGAATCAACTTATATTGATATTCATCCGTTTTTTCACTTGATATAAAAGTGGCTTTTGTATATTTATGTAAATCGCTACTCGTTTGAACTTTAAATTTTTCCAAGTTAATATTATCTACCGTTTTTGATAGAATGTTATAAACCATCTTATTGTATAGAAGAGGAATATAACGTCGTTCATGTGATGGAATTTTACTTTCATACGTTCTTTTTTTCCATATACCCGAAACAGTCATATCTGTATATGAAGGACAGTTCTGTATAATATACCAAGTAAAACTCGAACCTATCTTTTTGAAATATTTTTTTGCGTTGTGAATATCGAGATGAATAATTTGTAAGGATGTCAGTTTTGTTATCAATACATTACGATCCGCATACGACATCCAGTTATCAGGTGTAATAAATACAATAAACCCATCTGGTTTCAACTGTTTTAATGACCTATCAATAAAGTCTTTTATTAAATTATGATTCTTTGACGCTCGTTTTCCATTTGGTAATAATTTAGCATATGGGGGATTTGCAACAATTAAATCATATTTTTCTGCGCTTTCTGTTCCAATAAAATCTCTATTAGACACATTAAGATTATATTGTTCGTCACAAAATATAGAACGCACATTATCAAGACGGTCTTCATTAATATCGTTGAAATCAAGTATATTTTCTAATATATCCTTTTTATTTTTGTCATGTTCAATCAACTTATATAAAATAGTTATACCAAAATTACCATTACCACAACATGGGTCTAATATACGCAAATTTTTTCTCTTCCATAATTCCTCGGGTATTTTATTTACCATATCTTCAACACAACCAATAGGTGTAGGTTCGTCATTTGATGATTTATATGTAGTTCTATCCGTATTCAACGTTTCGTCATAATATTTTTTTAACTCTTGAAAAGAGCAATTATTAACATTCATACTTTAATTTAAATATATATTTTACATTTAAATCAATTTTGATTAATCCAAAAATAATTATTTAATGTTTATTTATATTAATAGATGTCTTCACAACCAATTAATCCTGTAGATAATATTATTAAAACTCCTTCCAGGACTTCAAAAACAAAAAAACGTATGCGTTCACCTTCACGAACACCTTTACAATCACCATTACAAACTGGTAATCCAAATCCATTTACAATAAACGCTATCAGTTTTCCATTATCACCATTTAATAGGGATAACGATCCAAATGTAATTATTGGAAATCGTATAGATGGTTTGGGAATGACCAACGAAGAAGTAGAAAGACTTACAAGTTCAATAGTAAATGACGAAAAACAAACAAAAAAGGAAAGAATACCAGAACTTATAAAACTAAGAAGTTTAGAACTTATAAAACTAAATACCAGCAAAGAAAGTAAAGAAAGAGCAAGAATAAGATCAAAAAAATATAGAGAAAAACAAAAATCAAAGAAACAAAGAAAATCTGGTGGAAAACGAACAAGAAAACAATTTAAGAAACATAAGAAAAGCCGTCAATCAAAAAAGGCTTAACCAAATTATATTAAAGAAACTCCATATATTATCTCATAGCATAATATATGCAGATCTTCGTAAAAACACTTACAGGGAAGACTATCACGTTGGACGTAGAGGCGTCTGACACCATCGACAACATCAAAGCTAAGATACAAGATAAAGAAGGCATTCCACCTAAACGATTGGGTGAGTGGGCGAGGCAATGCGTCTGCTAGTCGTCTTATGACGGCGACACGGCTGGTAGCGGGAACATCCTAAAGATTTTACTACCACTTTATATTGGAAACTTTATAAAGGAACACAGGTAATTCCTGTTCTCTGGTAACAAGGTAAAATATGATAAATAATAATTATTTTGAAATGGACGATCCGCATATGACCTCCTAAGTGCGTTATGATTAGTATATGGAGGCGATTCAACGATCGCTAAGTCGTGGGGTGGAGAAGATTAATCATCTTCTATGAAATCTTAAGGTACGATTCTACTCTTATGTGAAAGCATAAGCAGTCTCGATATGGATCAACAGAGACTAATTTTTGCTGGTGAAAAAAATACTTGCCAGTAAGAGTTGGTGCCCTGGGTGTTTACAGGGGAAATCACCAGCTAGTGTTTATTTTTAATAAATGCGACACACCTTATAATGTTCGGGAACTTCCTTAGAGTTTAAACTACGACTTATATGTTGGAAACTCATATAATAGGCAGGGTAATGACCTCGCTCATCGTAATAACGTTTAAAATTGGAAAATCCGCTGGTAAAAAATCTAAGTCCGTTATGATTAGGATATGATTTTCCATCATCGACCGCACGGGTGTGGGCTTGAGAAGTCTAATCAACTTCTATGATGGCTTAAGATACAGTCAGGCTCTATGTGAAAGCATAGAGGTTTCGAGACGAAGCAACTCGAAGATGGCAGGACACTGTCAGATTATAATATCCAAAAAGAGAGCACCTTAACTATAGGGTGAGTCGACGAGGCAATGCGTCGGCTAGTCGTATATCATACGGCAACATAGCTTGCAGCGGGAAACCCGTAAAGATTTTACTACCACTTTATATTGGAAACTTTATAAAGGAACACAGGTAATTCCTGTTCCCAACGGTAATAAGGTAAAATATAGAGAACTAAGGTTCAAAAATTGGCGATCCGCAGTGTGACTTCCTAAGTGTGTTATGATTAGCATATGGGAGCCCTTCAACGACTGGACGGCTATGGGCGAGTAATGATGGTTTAATCAACCAGAACTTGCATGAGATACAGTCTAGTCCTTATGGAAACATAAGGTATTAACGTACATTTGGTCCTTAGGCTCCGAGGCGGCAGAAAATTTTAAATAAAGTTGAAATAATATAAAGTTTTATGAATTTATATTATTAATAATGAGAAGAAAAGAACATATTTTTGAAGATAATATTGAAAAAAAACATTGTTCTAGGTGTGATACATGGAAATATTTAAGTGATTATAATGTACATTCAAATAGATGGGATAAATTATCAGCAATATGTAGAAAATGTCATACTTATTGTAAAAAAGGAATAAATACTGACAATTATAAAAAAGAAATTAACACCGGTAAAAAAGAACATCGTTTTGAAAATAATATAGAACAAAAACATTGTCCTAAATGTGATACGTGGAAATTTTTAAATGAATATAATTCAAACAAAAATAGATGGGACAAATTACATTCAATGTGTGGGCAATGTACTCGTGATTATAAAAACGCAAAAAGAAAAAATGATCCAAAGTATAGTGAAAAAGATAAATTATATAACGAATATTATAAATCATCAGGTAGAAGAAAAGAAGTATCTGCTATACGATACATAAATAAACGAGAACAAATTTTAAAACAATGTATAGAATACAATTCGAAAAAATACAAAGAAGACCCATATTATAGATTAGTTTTCCTTATGAGAACAAGAATTGGAAAGGTGTTAAGAGAAAGAAATATTGGAAAACAGGATAAATCATATGATTTATTAGGTTGTTCAAAAAGAGAATTTATAGAGTATTTTGAAAATTTATTCACGGATGGTATGTCATGGGAGAAAGTAGGAAAAGAAATTCATATAGACCATATCAGGCCATGTTGTAGTTTTGATTTAACAAAGGAAGAGGAGCAGAAGAAGTGTTTCCACTTCACAAATTTGCAGCCTCTTTGGGCGGAGGATAATTTATCAAAGGGAGGTAAGTGGGATGGTTGATGGTGGTTTAATATATAACTAAATAATCTGGTATTATAATAATGGATACAATATCAGATACTAAGGAAAACTCGTATGTATGTAAAAACCATGATAATCTTAATAACGAAACACCGTTATCTCCATGTCGTGGAAAACCATGTAATATATGTAAAAAACGGAAACCCCATGGGTATACAAATCCTGATCATGTTTCTAATCCATTTGGATATTTGTATTTGATTCCTAACATATGTATTCCATGTGCGATAGAACATAAAAGATGTATGTGGTGTTAATTTATTATTGAAGATGGTTTAAGATATAAAAAATAGATTTAAATGTTATTTATATGTATTTAATATGCCTTATATATTAGAAGTGCAAAAGTTTAATCCTAATGGACATACCGAAAATCCAGAATGGAATGGAAAAAGTGAACACTTGGGTTATATTAATAAAGTATTCAAATCAAAAAAAGAAGCAAGTGAATATTATAATAGATTTAATCCGCACATGAGAAACATAAATGCGGATAATAATTGGTGTAGTGATTGGGATTCTGAATCGTTTTTAATGTATATTGTAAGAGAACGTTTCTATGAATATTTAAAATTACCACAATTAGAACAAACATAACAACAATATTAGGAAAATAAAAGTTATTCAAATACTAGACCACATAAAGATTTATTTTGAATAAATCGCTTATCAATTAATATTTTTTTACCACTATTAGAAAAGTAATAACATTTATCGTATATATTAAACAATATATCTATGATTTGTTCAATTTCTAATTCTCTTAAAAAACAGCGATGTAATGAAATATAAAAAACAGGTTTATACTTATTTAAAAAATTTACTAATGCTGGAACTACTATTTTTTCTCCCCCTTCAATGTCCATTTTTATTAAACTAATATTTTGGGGGTCGATATTTTGTTCTTCGATTAAGTTTTCAATAGTAATAGTTTCTATTTCTACTATCTCATTATGATTATGTATTGTCATGTGTCGTCCATTATATGATAAATAATCTTCTTTATCCGCAATTAACAAAGTAGATTCTGAATTTCCAAGTTTTCCATTACCTCCAAATTTAGTTACACCGTTTTCTGAAGATAAACCTTTTTCTATAAGAACTATATTATTAAAAGTATTAGCAGTAATATTTTTTTTCAATTCTCCTATGGATACAGGGTCAGGCTCAATAGCAATTACTTTTTTATAAATATCGGCACAATAAAGAACTGTTGGACCAATCCATGCTCCTATATCCAGATATATACCTTTATTATTTTTATAATGGTTAAAAATATGAAATGAATCACGTTCCCAATTATCTATATTATTTAATAACCATGTGGTGGTACTTGTCGGGTCGTTATTTTCTAAAAGAATAAAAGAATGATTATGTTTTACAACTTTCATTATATATTATATATTTTATATACATAAGTATTATTAATATCATATAAATAATTAGAACAAACATGGATAATTTAATAAATAAGAATTGTGAAAAACAACGCAAAGAAATTAGTGATTGTATATCCAGAAATTATGAACTTGGTGTATGGGCTCCTTATAAATGTGCCGATTATTTTAAGTTATATCATAAATGTTGGAGACAAAAAAAATAATTTAAACATACAAACACCATTTAACTATTTAAGAAAAACATCAAATATTAATAATATCTAATAATTATATATTATTAATGAGTGAATTTAATCAAGGAAATCCAGAAAAAAGACCAAGAACAAAAGTAGAATCAGGAACTGAAACTGGATCACCAGCCAGAAAGCTATTATCAAGACAACCTACTATTAGAGGTCATAATGCACCAGATAATGTTTTTAATATAGGATCATCATCGTCATCATCTTCAAGAATGGCAGCTAATGACCCCTTATCATCACCTAGACCAGTTCGAAAATCTACAAACGTAGATCCAGAAACACCACCCAACAACCCAAATACTGTTATTAACAATATGGTTAGTAGACAAAAAACAGATAATAGACTATTATTGAGAGATGCTGGACAATACGTGAAAGGTAATCTATATTCTATGACTTCTCCTGAAACTAAAGTAACCGTAAATAGAAATGCAATTAAAGAAATTAAAAGAGAACTGGTAGCTAGTACTGTAGAAGAATATATAAGATCACAAGATAAATTCGCTGGTAAATTTGATACAGAAATAAAAAAAAATATTCCAGATAAAGATACGGAAGAACAACGAAATAAAATTAATACAATTAATACAATTATTGATAATTATCATAATAAGGGAACTATAAAAAAATATTTAAATCAAGAATTCGAAGAAATCGATAATCTTGAAGATTTAATAAGAATATATTTTATTTATAAACGTTCTCCAGAAACAAAAAATGCACTACAAGTACTTGGTGATAGTGATGAAATAGGTGAAGAAGCTTTAAAAAAACAACAAGATACAGTTGCAGTACGAAAATTCTTTGATTTGTTTGAAGCGGCGAATGCGAAGAATCCACCTCCTCCTCCTTTTGTATTAAAAGAAGAGGAAGATGAAGATATGGATACTTCTTTTAGTCAATATGATTATGAAGCTCAAGAACATGATAAAGCTATAAAATTAAAAAAAGAATTGTTAGAGATAGTGAAAAGTAATTTACAAACAAATTTAGACGAACAAAGGGTTAAGAATTATGAATTAGATCCAGAAAAGGTAGATTATTTAAAGGATGAAAACGTTGACAATAGAAATGAAAAAATAATTAATGAAATAATGAAAGAATCAGATGATCAAACCACTATAACTCGTGATGGTGTCACAATAGCACACCAACCAAGTGAGCTCGCACAATTAGCAAGTAGTCTTGGAGAAAAATATATAAGTTTAAATTTGAAAGGAGGTCCAAAAGTAAAAATAGACGGAATAGGTGATAGTAGTGTTGTTGAAGAAGATGACACAAATGAATACGTTGCTCCAGTAATAATTGGAACTGAATATGTAGAAAAATCTACCGAAGAAACTGATGATGAAAAAGAAAAAAAAGAAGAAGAAATGAAAAAAAAAGAACATGAATTAATAGTGGAACAAGATACTGCTAAGGGACCTATAAAACGTTCTTCCAGACTAGCTAAAGCAAGTGATAAATTAAAAGAGATTAACGACCAACTTTTAAAACAACAAGAACAAGATAAGAAAAAGAAAAAAAGTGTTAAAAAAAAAGAATTCTATTATAAAGATGGAAAACCGGTGGATGGAAAACCGGTGGATGGAACATCAGCTCTTTTGAGTGTTTCAGGAATTTCATCAATAGCATCTAATTTGATATTGGAATTCTTAAATAAAAATAGTGAAATAAAAATTACTATACATGATTTAATAGCAGGTGACACACCAGGTGGTGCTTCATCAATTTATTCAAACCTTTTATATGAAGCATGTTTATTACGAAATTTACCTTCACAATTACAACATGTAGAATTAGAAAGAGTAAAGCCAGCAGAAGCAAGAGATGCTGCTTCAACAGGAATCGCAGAAAAAACACAATTTTCAGATATATGGGGGCCTTGGGTATTTAATTATGCGTCAACACAGTCAAACCTTAATGGAGAATATGAAGATCCGACTTCAGTAGATGGAAATGCAGAAAAAGTTAAATGTTATATATGCAAACAATTTTTAGTTCCGTTTTCTGAAAAATCAGATTGGGGAAGTAAAGGTAAAAGAAGTTGTTCCGAAATGGAACACACTTTGCCTTGTATAACAGCATTTACACAAGCTCCAACATACGTTTTATTGGATAGATATAAACATAATGGAACAGGTTATTTAAAATTATGGAAAAAGTTTACAGAAAGAGAGGATGATGCTAACATATATAATTATATGAAAGAATTATATAAAATGATAAATGAAGAAGAAATTTTCAATAAACCTGTAATAGAACAAAATTTGAAATTTTTAATGACTAAATTTGAACAACACTGTCTAACATTTGGTGGTCCTGTTCATGAAGATACATTCAATTGGGTAATTGAAGTTATCAAATATTGGTTATTTGAATTTTCATACGCACATCATATATGTAATCAAGTTAAGTCAAATAGAGATATAGAACAATCAAATGAAATGACCAGATATTTAAATGATACAGAAAATAGATGGAGAGGATCACTTGATAAAAAAGGTAAAAAAGTGGGACAGGATAACATAGATATAGTAGAAGCAAGGTCTATAGATGCATCACGAAATATAACTCTTGAAAGAGATAAAATAAAAAAAAATCTAAAAGCCCGTTTTGATATGATGAGAGTATATTCAGGAAAAAAAGGTAAAATACAAACTGAAGGAACAATTCGACAAAATTATAAAAATATAACATCAATAAAAATAAAACCTGAAGAATTAGATAAAGATAAAGATGACATAATGTCTATCATGGTAACAAAAGGTTTAATTTTGATGTATAAACATTATAAAAAAGAGCAACTAAAAAAAGATAAAAAGGAATCATCAAGTTCATCAAAATTCTCATCAGTTTCAAAATCATTATTAAAAAATTCAAAACAATCAACACTTCCAGGATATATGACTGGAACAGCAAGTAGCATGGCGAGAGAACGAAAACCACCACGAAGAGGAAGAGGAGGAACAATAAAAAGAAAACAGAATAGAAGAAATCAACGAACAATAAAAAGAAAACAGAAAAAGAATAGAAAACAACGAACAATAAAAAGAAAACAGAATAAAAGAAAACAACGAACAATAAAAAAACAAAAAAAAAGATAAATTTGAAAATTGAAAATTTATATTATATAATTTTAAATAATATAAATTATGATGTATTACCTACCAGAAGAAATTGTTGATATTATTGCTGATTTTCATGATTATGAAAAGTATTTTAAGCCAGAACACAATAAGAATTGGAATAATGTTTTAAATGATATAGTTGATATGGGAGAAATAATGGAAACAATTCAACCAAGAATAGCAAAGGAGTGTTGGGGTCCAGGTCCATATATATGGGATGATCCATACATATGGAATAATGGAATGAATTAATAAAAATAGTAACGGTTTTATATGTTTTCTTCTTTATAAGCAAATCGTTCAAATGGATTATTCATGGTAACATATGATATTCCTTCTTCGTTATTGATTAATAAATCTTCAATATCTTCGTTATTTTCTTCTTCTTCTGTATGTTCGCCATCATAATTATGAATATATGGAACGGTTGATAATTCTATGTCTCCGTTAAGTAATAAAAAGAACATTTTAACTTCATGTATAGAAACACTAAAAAACTCACGTCGTGGATGTATTCGTTTTCCATAGTGTTCCAATAGTTTGTGTAGAGCCTGTTCTTTTATATACGCATGTGTAACTTTTACAGACATTTCAATATTATATGGTGTGGGTGGTTTCCAAGTGTTTGAAGCATTTGCGTCTTTAAGACGGTCTTCGGGTGTCCTTGTGGTCATTCCTATTTTATATATTCCGGGCATAGATCTGCTTGAAAAACAGTATATATATCCAGATTTATCTTGCTGTTGCATATTTTAATATATAGTTTTTTTTCTAGATGGTTATATAATAATGTTATGTGTTTAATAATATTCTTGATTTGGTGGTGGTTGTGGTGATGGCGTTGGAATCATATTTACATCTCTTCTTGACACCAAAATATCTTTTGCGTGTTGATGTATGTTAGTAGTGTTTCCACTATTTCCTGTATCTCCTTCATTATCATCTTTTGTATTTTCAAGTTCAAATTCCATAGTTTTTAATTGTCTATAAAAGTTTTCTATTCTATCAAGAAAAGTATGAATATGTTTTTTATGATTATATTGATCTCTTGGTCCGGTTTTATAATGTTTTCCGGATAATGAGATAAAAAGCCATATTTCTTGGTTTATTTTTGTTTTGTAGGCGTTAAATAAAAAGTATTTTTTATCCCATTTAAAAACGCCAACGTATCCGGTAATTAAACTGACAAGTATTTGAGATATCCATACTGTCCAAAATATTGTAACATAATGAGGATTATCTGGGTCACTATTAATAGAAAGAAGAGCAGGATTGATTATAGAAGACATGATAAGAAAAATCTGTGTGCTTGTATATAATTTGGATACCATGTTATAATTAGTCGAACAATATAAAAGTATGTTTCGAAAACGAATAAGAATAATATTTTTTTCATGGTTATTAAGTGACGGCATTTTAGTAATAATATCGTATATTTTGTCAAAATCATCAATTATATTTTGTTTTCTTGAATTTGTAATAATATCACAACAATTAGGTTGATATTTTCTAATATCGTATATGTCTATACTTTCATTTATAGAAAATAATTGATTTTGTGTTTCTATTTGTTTTTCACGTTCGTTTATAAGTAATTCATCTTCTTTAAAACGAATATTATCATCTCTTAATTGAAGAAATTTATTATTTATTGATATATTGGTTGATTCTTGTGCGATTTTAATAAATCTATTAAAATTTTTCTTATACACAATATCAATATGTTTTGCTATTGAGAAATAGTCAATAAAACTTATATGTTGCTTGTTAAGCATGTTAATATATTGTGAAATATTGTTATCAATAATAACTCCTGATATTGTTACCTTTTCTTCATCAGTATATTTATTATCATATTCAAATTCATTAAATAATATTTTATACAGTTGTTCTCTATTGATATGGTCACTTTTATTAGAATATTTTTCAAATACCATTTTATGTTTATAGTAGAATTGCTCTTCAACGTTAGTTGAGATACCAAGTTCTGCTATCTCTTTCCTAAGGTTATTATCATTTATGTATTTGCGTCGTGTAGGTCCCATAGTATCATCATCTCTAACTCTTATAATACCGGTTACACTATCTTTATCAGGAGCAAATTGTTCTAACATATCTTCCCAATTTTTTGTGCGTTTAGAGTCTGATTCAGAAATATCTGAAATATTGTCATTTTGGTCTTTTGTATTTGTTACTATTGATGAGTGTGTAGATGTCAATTGATTTTCCTCGTCACTTTTTGATTGATGAGTAGATTCATCTGTATTTTTCTCTTTGTTATCATTAGACGACATAGTATAATTATTTAAAATATAAAACATTTTGGATCTTTTCGCAATTGTTTTTAATTAAAAAATAGTATGTGCTGATCCTGAAAATTTAATTTCACGTAATAATGAACAATTTGAAGTAAGTGATGAAATGATATATTCTTTCATTTTTTCAATTGTATCAAAAAGAATTAATTTATCATGATGAAATGCTTTAAAAATTCCTAATTTTTCAATAACATCAACTTTGGATATTAGTATATCTGTTGAACCAGAAATATTTATTGCTACAATAAGTTTATCTATGTTAAGCCAATTTGTTTTACGAATTCTACCGGTAGTTGTTCCAATTTCACCACCAATTTTTACAAGTGACATAAGTTCGGGATCATCAAGTAACGTCTCCGGAAAATCTGGGTCCGTTCCAGAACGTGTATCATACATCTTTGATGCAGCAAAAATACGTCTAATTTTCTGTGGAGGAAATCCAAGACAACACGCACCATATGGTAATGTTGTGCTTGATGTTACATAAGGATAATTTCCATAATTAATATCAAGCCAAAACCCCTGAGCCCCTTCACAAAGAATATTTCCGTATAATTTTTCATCCCATAAATAATCAACTAAATCAGGACAATTACCTGCACGAATACCTTTTCGAGCAAATTTATCTCCATAACAAGGTGCTATTCCATTACTTGTAGTTCCCTGGTCTTTATATTTTTCTTTATCTTCACTTATATGAAAATGCTGAACTACATGTGCTTTGGGAGAAACTTTTACACATGTTGTATCAAAACCATTTTCTCTAAGGTATTTCAATTCAGCAAAAAATGATGGAGGATGAATTACACAATCTGGACCTATAATTGATGGTATATTATGAAAAACACCTGTAGGGATAAGGTGTGTTTTATATTTGTTTCCATTCAAATAAATAGTATGACCTGCATTATTTCCACCCGCCCATCGACATACAAAATCATATTCTTTGGTTGATGCTAGATGAGATACAATCTTTCCTTTTGCTTCGTCTCCCCATGAAAGACCACAACATATATCTACGTAATTAATTGATGGATTCTGTAAAAAATTCATAGTATAAATATTAATATAAGACGTTTTTATATTAATATTACCATTATTTGTCTAATTATTATTTTATAAGCATGATTCACATATAAATTGACCTGTTCTTCTATCTATTTTTATTTTTCCCTTTTTCTCTTTTGCGTATTCAATATTACATTTTTCATGAACAGAAATATTTTCGCATTTGTCACATCTATAAACAGTATTCTCGCCTAATATTTCCTGACAAAAATCACATATATGCCATAAGTTTGCGAAGACAGTTACATGTAAACGCGAAAATATGGTATCTAAAGCCTCATATATAGATAGATGTTCATTATTTGACATTTTATAAAATCCATATAATTTTCTTTCATTTGTTGATTGAAATTCAGGTTTATATAAATGATATATATTGAATCCGTAATGACATAGTGACGAATGAACTTGTTTTCCTATTAATAAAACATCATCAAGTTCTACACAAAATAGTTTTTCATGTAATTCAAATTTTCTAATACCATTTTCTTCGATTCTTCCAATTGCTTGTGATTTAATACATTTATCTATCGAAGAAAAATGACAACTACCTGAAGTTTTACCTATTTTTACAGCATATGGTATTAATGTATATTTATCTCGAATACTGTATCCATATAAATATTGAACCATATAATTAGAAAAGGTTAGTTATTAAATAGTTATAGTTAAATATTATAAATTCAAATTTATTAATCTTCATTCGTATATGTTCCCTCACCAATAAAGAATATGTGACCATATTCTTCCCATTCATCCAAAGTTTTAATTACATTAGTCCAGAAAGTGTAAGGCTCCTTATTTACATAATATTTTCTGTTTCTGGATTTTCGTGTAATAGGTCTGTATATTTCCCATCTTTTTTCTTCTTGTGAGTCAGTTAGAATGCGTGCGTTTACTGATGCTCGAAAGTTTTTATTTGATATTATTTTACGACAAAGTTCTATCATCGTCATTTGATTTTTTTTATAGTTGTGTGTGTATTTCTTTCTGAAATATGCCATAATAGAATATGTGGCACATAGATTGTCATTTTCGTTGATGTCAGTATTTTGAACACCAGACCCAATACTGCATGTTGTATAACCTGTTCGTGTATCTGTTATAAAATGATGAAAACCAAATTCTTCATCATCATAATGGTCGAAAGTAATATAATGATGTGGAAACACTTGTTCGATAATTTCTCTTACTTCAAGGTCACCAAACAATTGGTTAATGTATGTGTAATGATTCCAACTGAATTCCTTTAGTTTCTGGTTGATAGATTTGATATGTGTGTATGACATTTTGTTGTGGTTTTTGTTTAAACTACTTATAATCATTTTACAAAGTCAATTTTGATTTCAACAAAAAAAGTATAAAGATATGTTTTTTGTATATTATATATGGAAGATTCTTATAATATGTCTGGTTTTGAAACTATAAAAGATGAGATTATTAAAAGATTATTTGATTTGGAATGTATAAAATCAGGAAAGTTCACTTTAAAAAATGGAGGAATTTCCAAATATTATTTTGATATGAAAAATATAGTAAGTGATCCGTCACTTGTAAGTGTAATTGGTGATTGGTTATATAAAGATTTAATAAAAAAGGGTGATTTTGATATTATTTGTGGTGTTCCATATGGTGGTCTTCCATTTGCGTGTTATATTTCTACAACATACAAAAAACCTATGATAATGCTAAGAGATAAACCCAAAGAGTATGGATTAAAGAAACGGGTAGAAGGTAAATTTAATAGTAATCAAAAATGTGTTGTTATTGAAGATGTTATTACAACAGGTGGTTCTTTGGAAGATGCTTGTTTAGCTTTACGTGAAGAAGGTGTAAATGTAATCGGTGCTGGTGTTATTTTTAATAGACAGCAAAATTATAATGTTAGCACTAATGTAACATATCTTCTTTGTAAAAATGATGTAATACGTCATATGCTGGGTGAACTAAAAAGTAAAGGAAGAACGTTATGTTTTGCCGCTGATATAATGGAACACAAAAAACTATTAAAGGTTGTTGATGAAGTAGGTTCAAGTATAGGTATTTGTAAGATACATAGTGATACTATTAATTACAATAACGATGTAAATAGTGACTTCCATGATTTTATATGGAAATTATTAGAACTATCCCAGAAACACGGATTTTTGATTATGGAAGATAGAAAATTTGTAGATATATCAAGTGTAGTTGAAAAACAGTATTCAGCGTTTCATAATTGGGCTGATATGGTTACTGTTCACGGAACAGTTTCTTTTGAAACAATAGAAAAACTTTCAGGAGCACTTATTGTAGCAAATATGTCAAATAATGACTATGATTTTACTGATAGAACAAAGTCTCTTGCTCAATTATGTATGAATAATGTAGTTGGTTTTATTAGTCAATATCGAATAAATATTCAAGATGAAAACAAATTATACACTATGACACCGGGTGTATCATTTAAAAAGGGAACTTCAAATGATCAAAAATATCGCGAACCCAAAGATCTCGATACTGATTTTTATATTGTTGGTAGAGGTATTTATATGAGTGATGACCCTAAGAAAGCTGTAGATGATATGTGTTCAAAAATTTCTTCTGTATAAAATTTCAAATCTAAGTGACATATTTTAAACAACTATATGTGCAAAATTGATTTTTTTTGTATAATAATTAGTATTTATAAATATCAGGGTTGTAAAATGCTTTCTACCAAAAATTCTACTGAGATGAACGGAAATTCGATATGTGAATTATGGAAACATAATTTCATTATCATGAGTAATGAGTATTTCAAAAATGCGAATACTATAAATATAAAATTTAGGGATATTATAAACGATGTTCAATCGTGCGACCTAAATACACAATTGACTATGATAAATGAAACGATTAGAAATAATAAAAAAACTATAAAACAGTAATTAGTATTTTAATTGAAGAATATTTACATGTTTTTTATTTGTGATTGTAAAATTGAATTACAAATAAAAAATATTTGTTTATCAAAAAGATGGAAAATAGGAACAGACCTATTATAATTACTCTTGATGGTAATATTGGTGTTGGTAAGTCTACACTTCTTAAACAACTTGGAGAAAAGTTGAAAAATATTGAAATAGTATTAGAACCAGTTAATGAATGGGAAAAACTTGTTTCAGAAGATGGTAAAAGTCTTTTATCACACTTTTATGAAGATTCTGTTCGTTGGGGATATACATTTCAAAATTGTGCTATACTTACCCGAATTTTAGAGGTAAGAAAAGCCCTTTCTTCAACAAAAAAAGATATTATTATTACTGAAAGGTCTGTTCTTACTGATTTACATGTTTTTGCAAAAATGAATCACGAACTTGGAAATATTAATTCTTTAGAATGGGATTTGTATAACAAATGGTTTGATGGGTATTCAAATGAAACACCTATTGATGCTGCTATATATGTTACAACAAGTGTTGAAACAGCATGTGAACGTATTAAAACACGAGGTCGTAAAGGTGAAGGAGGAATACCTTTAGAATATCTGAAAAAACTTGATGAATATCATCATAATTGGTTAGATAATACTGATATGCCTGTGTTAAAAGTTAGCACCGAACAAAATATATTTAAACATGAAAATATTGAAAAGGTTTCCAAATTTATAAATAAATTATTAGATAATAAAAATTAATTAGAATTTATTAAAAATAATATGAAAATAAATTAATAAGTCATTTATGCTTAAAAATTTTATTTTTTCAAGAATAAAAAAACTTATACCACGTGTTTCACCAACTGAACTTATCGCTCTTAGAAGTGGAACAGCAAGTATAGACCGTGATATATTTAAAGGTGTTGTAAATTATCCAAGCAAAGAGCAGTCTTTAAAATATCAAAATTATGAACCAAAATTTAGCTTAAAAAAAATAAATGAACTCTTAGAAAAATATGGAAAATATCAGCAAGTATTTCCTAATGAAAAAAATGAAGAAATATTTGATTATATAGGAAAAAATAAATTTTTTTCATTTATTATTAAAGAAAAGTACGGTGGGGAAAATTTAAGTATAACAGAGCTTTCATCAGTTCTTACAAGAATTTCTTCATGTAATCCAGCTTTAGGTGTAGTTACGATGGTTCCAAATTCCTTAGGTCCAGGAGAACTTCTTCAACACTATGGAACTGAAAAACAAAAAGATATGTATTTACCCAAGCTTTCAAACGGAGAACTTATACCATGTTTTGGACTTACAGGACCTGATAATGGATCAGACGCAACAGGTTCTATAGACGAAGGTGAAATTATTTTGAATGAATTGGGTGTTCCTATTATCCGCGTGACAATAAACAAGAGATATATTACACTTGGTCCTGTTTCCAATCTTATAGGTATTGCTTTCCGTGTAAAAGATCCTATAAACGCTGTTATTGAAAAAATGAGTAAGAAAGAAGAATTTGATGGTTCAGGAGATGGTCCATATGAAGGTGTAACACTTGCTCTTCTTGAAAAGGGTCACCCTGGTCTTGAACAACTTACACATCATAATCCTCTTAATGTTGGATTTCCTAATGGAACTTTAAAAGGAACAATTGATATTCCACTTGATTCAATTATTGGAGGAAAAGAAAAGATGGGACATGGATGGAAAATGCTTATGGAATGTCTTGCAGCAGGAAGAGGTATTTGTCTTCCTGCAACAGCTAAAGCTACTTCAAATATTGCTACTGTTTCTATGATACAATACGCAAAACATAGAACTCAATTTAAACTTCCTCTTATTAAAATGGAAGGAATACAAGAAAAATTAGTGGACATGTTATACAATACATGGTTAATAAATACAAGTATAGATTTAACAAATGTCCTTCTTGATAGAGGTGATAAACCAGCTGTTATTTCAGCAATTATGAAACAACAAACAACCGAACGTGCTCGTAATGTTTTAAATGACGGTATGGATATTCATTCCGGAAGTGCAATATGTTTGGGTGAAAATAATGTCCTTGAAAAATTTTATCGTGCTGCTCCTGTTGGTATAACAGTTGAAGGAAGTAATACTCTTACAAGAAGTCTTATTATATTTGGTCAAGGTCTTAACAAAAGTCACCCATATATATTTCAGGTAATGGAAAGTATTTTAAAGGATGATAAGATAAAATTTAATGAAAATTTTGGTAATATTGTTATACATAGTATTGAAATGTTTTTAAAGTCTCTTACAAAATTTCGTTACTCAACAGAACTTGAAAAACAAACAATAGAATTTGCTAGTCTTGCTAATTTTGTTTCACTTAAAGGAGGTGCTTTAAAAGGAGAACAGATGTTATCAGGATCTATGGCTGATATATTTTCAAATCTTTATTTGGCACATTCAGTAAAATGGCATAGTGAAACATTTAATTATAATGAAACAATATCTAAATACTGCATAAATAGACTTATGGAAGAAAATAAAACACATTTTAATAATGTTATTAATAATATGGGTGGTTTAAAATATTTATTATATTTCAGTAAAAAATCTGGTTCTATAAGATCTTTTAAAAATGATAAAGAATTTTTAACAAGTGCTATTGAAGATAAAAATATAATTGAATTCTTAAAAAAAGATATTGATATTGATCATGGACCATTAAAAGATCTTATTTCATTGGATAATCAAGAAAAAGAATCATATAAAGAACTTTATAATAAAGTAATACAAGTTGGAGAATATAATAATTAAATTTATACTTCATTATTTGGAAGAGTCAAAGTTGGTGTTGGAGTTCTATCATCTATATCTAAACCTGGTGCTTCTTTTGTTTCCTCGCAATTCCAATCATCATATTCGTAATCTTCATATTCTGGTTCTGTCTCAATTGGTGTGAACCATTCCTCATGCCATATATTTAATTGTTGTTGTCTTTCTTCTGGATCCATTTCATATAAACATGATGCGGTTGTTATAGGAACCATAGAATCTACACTACATTCATTACATACGAGAGTATTGTTGCTTATAATTTTAAGGGATTTATATGTAAAATATCTATAAATTTGTAAACAATTTACACATGCTATGTCAAGAGACCTATATTTCATAAGACAGGCTTTTGCTAAGCTCGCATTATTCGTTACTTCTCTCATATAGTTATTTGGAATTCCTTGGTGCTTCATTTGTATACTTATAGTTTTTAATTATAAACATACAAAATATAAGATATAAAATCAATTTTGAAATTTGTATGATATTGGTTATAATTATTTTTATGGTCTTATTAACTTAAAATAAATATCAGTTCTCCTTCTATGGTAATATTTATCACATATATATTTTACATATTTCTCTGATACAATTCTATTTGTATGATTTTTTCTCCACTCATATATTTCTTCTATTCTTTTCAAGTATTTGGAAGTATTATTATTATAATTTAACATAGCGAATCTATCATTATATCCTTCACCAGAATCAAAACTTGGCGTTACAATAACATTTGGTGAACTATCAAGTTGTTTAAAAACATGTGGATTAAGTGGAGTACAAAATAACGAATCTGGACGTATAACCATAACATAATCAAATTCTTCTTTTGAATCCTCAACCATTTCAAAACATCTTTTCTGTGACTCTAAAGCACATAAATGATTTCTAATAAGTTCAGGTATCCATTCACCCTTTCTTTTATCATGAAATCCATTCTCTTCGAACTTTTTTTTATCAAAATAATCTTCTATTTTAATTGTTTCGATAAAATCATCTTGAAGTTCTATTTTATATTTATCAGGCGAAAGAAGCTTATATTCTTCGTAATCTATTTTATTATTAGAAATTTCTCCCCATACATATTGTTTATCATCACCTGTTCTCCAAGTATGCATAAATATTGTATAATCAATATTCTCACTTTCTAGAACTTTAAAAATAAGATTTATATGTGTTTTATATACCTTTTTTATTGAACGTGTTAATCCAAAATAACATATTGCTATTTTTTTATTTGTCATATATTTTTTGTATATTATTATACTTATCATATTACTTAAATAATATACAAATATAATAAGAGTATATACATGAATAATATGTTACCAGACGATATAAGAATAAATATAGAAGATTTCCAACAGAATGAAAATTTTAGTATTGATGAATTAATGGAGGCACTTGAAAATGAAGAACATAGTAATCTTGAAAATATGACACCCGAAAAAATAGAAGATATGAAAATAAATGCTATTGTAGACCTTCAATTAAGTGAAGATAAAAGCGAAAATATGTTATCTAAGCTTCATGGTTATATGTATGTAGATGAAATGCCTGATGTTAAATATGGTAATTATATAAGGTGGGTTTCCCTTCGAAATCCGGATAATTTAAAACTTACAAATGGTGGATTAGTTACATCAATAGATGTTTGTACTACTGGAACAGTTCTTACATGTAAGAATAGTATGGGAAGATTTTTTAGAGTAAAAATGGATGAAGCTATGATTTTCAAAAGAATTACTGATCAAGAACGTGTTATATTAGCAGCACTAAAATATCTATCATAGTAAAAAAAATGTAATAATATAATCATATAATTGTTGTTTTTATATTTTTATATTTCTATATATGGTGTTACATATTCATTTATAACATTTGATACATCATTATTCATAAATGAATCACATATTTTATATACTTCGTCATTTATTTCAAACATTTCTACTTCCACTCTATCTATCAATTGTTCTGTTATAGTATTTCTTGTTGGATATCCAACAGTTTTTTCTATACATACCGAATAACAATCAGGGCGATTAACACATTCTTTTATATAAATAAGTTTTCCTTCTTTTGGTTTAGGTTCATCATTAACGTATATTTTTGCTAACTTTCCAATATACATATCGTTGTTTTTGTTCTTTGGTTCCCACGTTTGTGACATAATGACTGATTTATTGTATATAACTAAATTGGGTATATCAGAAATTTCAATTTTGTATATTTGAATGTGTTTGTTCAAGTATTCGAAATCTTTCAAATATTATTTCGGCATCTAATATAAAATCTTTATTTCCTTCACTCATAATAAATTCCCTATTTCCTACTTCACCTCTCATAATTATATTAGTTATACGATTCATACCAAAATTACTTAAATCACCCGCAATTATATACGATGTATTTCCATTAGAAGCAATAATTTGTCCATCGTAATATGTAGTAATAGAAAAATTGTTATATTGATAACAACACGTTTCAATATTATTTTCACGAAAGTGTCGTATAATATCGGTGTCATAATTCATTCTATTTATTGGTCTAACCATAATAAATAAAAATAAGATAATATTTTTATTATGGTTATAAAATTTATTAAAAGTAAAGTTGTTTAAACTTATCCACATTAATTACAATTACATTTAATTTTTTTGCTTGGGCTACCTTACCTGTTCCTGGTTCATTTTCATCACCCTTTATAACAACAGCAAATGTATTTTTTGAAACAGAAGATCCAAGTTTACCACCTGCTTTCTCAATCATTTTTCCAAGTTCTTCATCACGAAATCCTGTCATAACAATTGATTTCTTATAAAGAGGACTACTTGTATCAACCGGTGATTTACTTGTTGGTTTTTCATTTAACTTTTCTTCTTGTCCTATTTCTTTAAGAAATTCAAGGAAATCTTTTATGTTTGATACAAATAATCTTGCTGATTTTTCAGCCATACTTTTAATCATCATTATTTTTGATATTTTTTCGTTATCATTTTCTTTACTTGTAAGAACGTCAGGATAATCTTCTAATATAGCTTCCATCTTCTTTTTACCCATTCCATGACCAAATAAATTAGATGCTGCCATTATGTCAACAAGTTTTGCTTTATTGAGTGATTCTTTTATATTAATATGTATCTTATTAGCCAATTTTTCTTTAAAACCATCAATACTAAGTAACTGTTCAGATGTCATATATATAATTTTTGGAACACTATCAAAACCTGAATTAATAATTCTCTCAACATTTCCTGGTCCAAGACCATCCACATCTATTGTATTAAAGAAAAATGTTATGTTTTTTGACAGAACTGTCTTATTTGAACTTTTGTTTTTAAGAACAATATCTATGTGTGTATCTCCGTGCCATTCATATTCTTCATTTGGCATCATAATGTGTTCAGCTGGTTCAAGAACATCCATAATGTAAGGAATTACGTCACCACTTCGAATTATTTTTATTTTTGCTCCAACTCCAAGTTTATTTTTGATTACAAATTCAGCATTAAATGCTGTTGCGTATTCTATTTTAGCACCTCCAAGAACAACTTGTTCTATTTTTATTCGTGGTTTTAATAGTCCATCTTTGCTTGCTGACCATTCAACAGCAAGGACCTTGGCTTCTGCTATCTGTTCTCCAAGAACCATTTTAAAAGCAAACGCATAATCAGGATTTCCTTCATTTCTTGGATAAATGTTATCATCAGTACATATAATACCATCCATCTCATAGTCATATGAATTCCTCCAATCAACAAGAATATTTGATAAAAGACTATTATTTACATCTGGATGTGTTTCGTTCTTAGATACAAGAAATCCATGTTTTTTTAAAAAGTCAAATTGATCACTTGGTTTAAGTTCTGGTTTTATAAGTTCATAAGCAACAAAATCTACATGACCCAACTTTTCTATTGAAGGGGACTTTGAATTTATAACACCTGAAACAAAATTACGAGCATTTGAAAATTTAGCACCGTAATATACCTTAAATATATCTTGACGTATAATAAATTCTCCTCTTACAACTATATCTTGTGGTATATTTTGAGGTTCGGGCATATGTAACTTACCTATAAATTTTGATATATCTTGACCAACTTTTCCATTACCTCGTGTATATAGTCCAGGTGTTCCTTCTGTTGAATAAAGACCACTAACACCATCAAGTTTACTTGATATAACATATGGACCGCTAAATTGTTTTTTCCAGCGTTCAACTGCGTTTGTGTCTGGTTTTATCTTGTCCATAGAACCCATAAAATAAGGAAGTTTTACTTTATCTGCCTTGACATCAGCTCCAATAACAGTAACTTCGAAATTTTTTGAGTCTTTTTTCTCCATATATTCTTTGAATATATCATACTCATTATCTGTAAGAATAGATTCATCATTATAATATGCCTCTCTTGATGACTCCAATATTTTTTGTATCATTTTTTTTGATAACTTATCAAGAATATCAGCACCATTATTTCTAAATGATTGTATGTGTTTTTTAATAGTAGGTGTTGTACTCTGTTTTTTTGATTTTTTCATAGTTACTTTCCCAGAAGATTTTTTTCCCGGAGATTTACTTTTTTGAGTAATCGGTGATGACATATTTAATAATAATATATATTATTTATATTGTTATCAATTTTGGTTTATTTCTACTTTTGTTTTTTTGGTTCTGGTTCTGGTAGTGGTGCTCCTACTGATGTAGGAGATTCATTTGAATATAGTTTTCTTTTATTGGTGTTTTGTGCAGAAGGAGAACCAATTTTTTGTTTTTGAGAACGAAATGGATTATTGGACGAAACTATACTCTTTATAGGTAAAGAAACAGGTATGCATTCATCATCTTCTTTATCATAAATTCCTGCTTCACATGCGCCTATAAAATAAAAATTATAATATGTTTTATTTTCTTTTGTTTCTTTTGTTATAATAACCTCTTTTTTATCGTTCAATTCAGGAATTAATTTAAATATCCCTCTCCTATTAAAAATTTGTTTTCTTTCTTCATCATTAATTATTTGACCTCTTATATTTTGTTGCCAGTCATATCTTTTTTCAGGTATTAGATTACTTAAATTTGTGAATACATGCGGAATATCATCATATCCTCCTTTTTTAGTATATTTTCTCTTTTTTTTGCCACCTTTAATTGATGTTTTTCTTGTGTATTTCATTAAACAGTCGCCATTTTTACCAGGAATTAATTTTTGTTTCTTTTTACATGTGTATGTGTAATTCATAATTCCTTTCTTACGGAATATTGAATTACGACATATAGCAACAGCAGCTTGTTCTTTTGCTTTTTTTGTGCGTTTTCTTGTTTTTGCTAAAGGGACTAAAGGTCGTTTAGATTTTACAATCGCACTTACACAATTACATATTTTTTTAGCAAGTATGCGTTCAGCTGCTTTTTTGGTTTCGCGTTTAGATTTAGGGATATTCATTTTATAAAATTCTAAAATATTGACATGATCGTTATAATTTGTTGATACCATCTTTACTAGTTTACCTAATTATTATTTTTATATTTAGTATAATTATGTCATTAAAGGGGGATGAAACAAAAGTACAAAAAAAAATAATTGCTTTTGATTTAGATGAAACCCTTGGTTACTTTAGTGAATTTGGTATATTTCATGATGCGGTTGAGCAGTTTACACGTTCTTCCTTAACACTTACTCAGTCATTTAAGTTGTTCGAATTATATGAAAAGGAAATTGTAAGACCAAAAATTTTCACTATACTAAGGTCAATTAATTCTATGAAAAGAAACAAAATAATTGACTATATTTTGATATATACAAATAATCAAGGTGGTCAGTCGTGGACATATATGATAAAGGATTATTTTGAAAAGAAACTAAACATGGGTAAAATTTTTGATAAGATAATTTGTGCTTATAAGATAACAGGTAGAAAGGATAAAATGTGTGAAGAATGTAGAACAACGCATTCAAAAACATATAATGATTTGATTGTGAATTGTTGTAGGCTTCCAAAAACTACAAAGGTGTGTTTTATAGATGATCAAAATCATCCATCTATGAAAACTCATCCAAATGTTTACTATTTAAGGATACCACCTTATGTTTATTCACTTACACCACAGATATTTATTGAAAGATTTCTCGATTCACGATTATCTGGACAAATAAGAAAAATGAATAAAGAAACAGACTTTACTGATTATGTTCTTAAGTATTTTAAACGTGTTGAATATTATAAGTATGTCCCTAAAACAAGAATTTCATTAAAAAATGACCGTGAAATAAGTTTAAAACTTTCAGAACTTGTAAAGGATTTTGAAAAATTTTAGATTTTATCCTTTTGTGTCGAATTTGAAAATAAATTCGAGACAAAATTCTTGATACATATTATCTGTTTCTTTTTTATATTAGACTTAAAGCTGCAACATAATTGTTTATATCTGTTAAGTCGTCTGGTGTTCTAATTCTCTTTACTTTTATATGTTGTATAAGTTGTATTTTAAGTGTATTTATATCAACATTTTCTCTTTTTTTTATTATATTTATAACTTCTTCTATGTGTTCTTCATTAGAATTACAATAAGATTGTATAAATTGAACATTTGAACATAAAAGCATGTTATCTATACAATACATACCTATACATACATTTTCATTATTTAAATCTTTGGCACAACATTCTTCTCTCATAATTATTTTACTGAATTTGCCTTTTACTATTTTTATTCTGTCCAAGTTTCCAGCATTTTCTTTTTTTATGTATGGTATTTTAATATCTCCACTTTTCTTTACAATTTCAGACATTATTTTGGTTGTCACAAGGGGCATATTTGCCGGGACAATAAGAGTTTGAGCATTATTATATTTTTTTAATTTATGACGACACATATTTATAGCATATCCTGTTCCAAGAGAAGGTCCTTGGTTAATATATTCTATATCATCTTCTATTGCATGTTTTCGTAATTCTCTCCGCACTTTGAGTTCATTTTCATTAACAACTACAATAAGTTTTCTTGGGAGCAATCGTGCTGCCTCGTTAACTACACGCGCTACCATAGGGACTTCTCCAACTTCTTCTATAACAGCGTGACTGTTTTTATGTGATTCCATTCTTTTTCCGTTTCCGCCAGCCATTATCACTACTATCAATTGTTTTTCCATATAATATATAAAATATTTTTATACCTACAAATATTTTTATCTGGTAAGTAAAAATGTATTTGCTTTATTTATATATACTATAATTTCCTCTAATGTTGTCGTAGATAATAAGAAAAGAGCTGATGTAAATACAAGTCTTTTATCAAAATCTGTAAATTTCGTTGAAGCTAAAGGATTAAATCTAACTATCAAAAGCAAACATACATATAGTTTCATGAAATAATTTAAATTAGAAAGGTATTCTCTTGTGTTGCTTCCGCCTAATCCCAAAATCACAAATGTGATAAGAACATATGTAAATACAAGAATTCCAAAAAAAATGTGTTCATAAACCTTATTCATACATTAATATGACATAAAAAATATAAACCGTGTGTTGTATAAAAAATTATCATTTATTATTTTCATGTATGTTAAGTGTTCTTGCGCTTGAATCAGTTGCTTCTATAAAACGCGGCATCCAATAATAAGGTATTAAATGTTTGCTTTTTTCAAAGTTGTAATGTTTATTAAAAATATGAATATAATAATTATCTTCTCTTGATTTTGATGGATCAAATGTTGTATTGTTTTTTCCTACTTCTTTTTCCCATATAGTATCATCTTGAAATTTTTCTTGTATAATTTCATACCATGATTTTACTTTACTACTTACACCATCACTAAATGCTTCTTTTTGACGTCTAAGAACTTCATTAGGAAGAAGATTCTTTTTAACTGTTTCCCCATTTTCCATAAAATCAAATGGGTGATCAAAAGCATCACGAAATAAATATTTTTCTTGTTTTCCATGAATTACATGATTTCTAATTGTAGGATTTAAACTTAAATAATGTTCAACCCATCCTCTATCCAGAAATGGTGTTCTTGCTTCTAATCCATGACATGATATTGTTCGATCTGACCTAAGTACATCAAAGTAGTGAATATTTGTTAATAAACGTTTACATTCTCTATCAAAAGAAATAGAATCAGGAGAGTAGTGAAAATATAAATAACCTCCCATAAGTTCATCTGAACCGTCTCCATTAAAAATAACCTTTGCGTCACTATTTCTGCTTATATATTTTGCCACTAAATAGTTACCAACACTAGCTCTAACTGTTGTTGTATCATAACTTTCTATAGCATATATAACTTCTGGTATAGCATTTAAAAATACATCTGTTGAATATGTAATTGTTGTATGTTTACTTCCAATATGATCAGCAACCATTTTCGCATATTTTAAATCTTCACCTCCTTCCATTCCAATACTATATGTTTCCAATTGTTTTCCTTTGAAGCCAAGTTCTCTTGCTACAATTGAAGCTACAATTGAACTATCAAGACCTCCAGATAAAAGGCATGCTATTGGACGATCAGAATTTTCAACACGTTTCTTAACAGCAGCATAAAACATACGTCGTATATCTCCGTGAATACGATCCAAACAAAGAGTTCTTTCAATTGATGAAAACGGAAGACAACAATATGTAACAGATTTTTTTTTATTCCATACATTATTATTGTCTAACTTAAATTTACTATAGGTGCCAGGAGAAAACTGTGTCGAATTATTTTTAAGTTCATTTGATTTATTATAGGTGTTCGACATCATTTTCATTTCTGAAGCAAACCAATATTGATTATTTATTTTCATTTCATATAAAGGACGAACTCCATGAGGATCTCTTGTTACATAGGCTTTTATTTTATTTAAATTTCTCATATCAATAAGAACAATCGCAAAAACACCATCTAACATTTGAACTGTTTGTTTAAATCCATATTTTTTATAAAGATGTATAATAACTTCACAATCGGAATTTGTTTCTATTTTTACATCGTTCATGTGTTGATATAAAGTTGTATGGTTATATATTTCTCCATTACATATACACATTATATTATCAATATTAAATGGTTGATTTGATATATCATCTAACCCGTTTATAGCAAGTCTATGAAAACCCATTATACAATTTGCGTTTTCAATACACTTAAAAGAAGAGAATTCTGGTCCTCGTATAGAACCTTTATTAAAATCGTCCATAATAGAACTGTTAGTACGAGAAAGGTTTAATATAGAAAAAATGCCACACATCCTGCTATATATGTATATATATTTAGCCGTTTAAACAATATTTTTATATGTTATTATTGTATATGTCAAAATTATGTCATACCGATAGTCGTGATCAAGAATTGAATAATAGAATATTTGAAAGGAATATTCCATCACATACAATAGATCCTGTGTTTTCTGTAAAACCGATGGCAACAAGATATACAAAAATGCATATTTTGGATAATAATGAAAATAATCTTAATACGCCTATTACATCAACCAATCAATTTCAAACAAACACAACCTTTTTTCCTGGTGATAGAAAACCAAATTGGAATGGTTATGTTACAAATGTTGACAAGGAGTCTACTTTAAGAAATCAATTTTTTGCGTTACAAAAATGTGATCAGGCCTTTTATATTCCAGAGTCATCAAGCGAACTATATGTCAATAAAAATATTCCTTCAGGTAAGGAACATAAAAATGGTATAAAAGAAGATGAACAACTTATATTTGAAAAACAAAGTTTTGATAATTTTAATCCAAATATTTTTAATGTAGGAAGTTTATTGTTTAACAATAGCACTCGTGTTCAAAGAAACGAAGAAGTTTAATTTAATTATTAAAAATGGTATTTCTAGCGTTCTAGGAAATATTCTTAAAAAACATCAATATAAATAATATTATCCACAATCGATAATATTATATAAATCTCACTATGTTTATTGTGGAGTCTATGCAGAAGCCTAGAAATGACATTTTATAAAAAAATAATAATTTAAATACTAAAATTATGTTAATCATAATATGGTGTATCGTAATATACATTACCATATTTGTCATAATATTTTATACATTTATGATAATCCAAATTATTATAATCTTTGTAATAAATTTTTTGAAATTGGTTATTATCCCATATACAATGTTGAAAGTCTTCAGGCATATATATTAATGTATATTCGAATTTAAAACATTCATCACAATCTCTTCTTTTAAATATTTTAGTTACACCATTATCTGGACAATTATCACAAAAACATTTTGGATATACATAATTATCCCAAATAAATTCGTTATGTGATTCTTTTTTATCATATAAATTATTAAAATAATTCCTCAATGCTTCATAAACATGTTCATTTATTATAAATGATTGTATATGATTAATAACTTCTTCTGGAAATGTATTTTTAAACAATACTAACGGTGAATTCATTTTGTTTAATTTATTAAAGAAATAAATATTAATTCAATTTTATAAAAGTAATGAAATTAAAGGCAAAAAATCTTTAAAAAACAAAATATTGATATATATCAATAGAGATGTCAAGAACAAAAGGAATAAATAAAAATATGAATAAAAATAAGGATAAAAGAAAGAAAACAAGAAAAATAAAAAAAATGAAAAAATCAACACTTAAATGTGCGCCGAAATCATCATCCAACGATTTTTCTTGTTACTCAAATTCACATCTTTTTGAATTAAAAAAAGCATGGAATAAATCAAATACGCCTAAGATAAAAACAAATAATCCTAAGGAAATATGGAAATTTCTTCATAATGAATACAAAGATAAGTGTGGGAAAGAATCATGTTGGATCAAAGAAGCTCAAATTCCTGATAAATTTAAGAAAAAGATGATAAAAACTGCTTTTGCACCAAAAGCACCAAATGAGTGGAAAAAAAATCCAACTACGTGGTTAAGTAGTACAGATATCATAAAAGTAATGGAACAATATGAACGAGCCTATCCATATTATAGATTTATAGGTCCATCTCCAATAGATTTTGATAAGAAATTGGCGTTTAATCAATGTGTATGGAATGATTTATGTAATATTGATGTTTCACAGTTAATTCAAAACAATAAGAAGGTTCTAGGTATGATATTCAATCTTGATCCACATTATAAAGATGGTTCACATTGGGTTGCTATGTATTTCAATATAGATACAGGAGAATTATACTATTTTGATAGTGTAGGAGATAAAATACCACATCAAATAAATCGTCTTCGTGAAAGTATCCAAGAACAGAGTAAAACTTTAAATATTAAAACAAAATTTGATGAACTTTATCCGAAAGTCGAACATCAAATGCGAAATACTGAATGCGGAATGTATTGTTTATATTTTTTGATAATGATGCTTAGTAAAGAAAAAACATGGAAACACTTTAAATCAAGTAAAAACCGAATTACAGATGAAGAAATGGAAAATTTTAGAAAAGTATTTTTCAATAAAGACCTATAAGCAGTTAAAAATAATAAAACATATTAAGAATACTACTGATATTATATATTATGGATAATACCAGTACCAGTAAAGAAGAATTAATAAGAAAAACATATACAATTACACCCAAACTTACAAAGTCATGTTATGATACAGAAACATGGTCATCAACTCTTAATAATGGAAAAAATGTGAAATTAGATGTAACATCATATTGGAGATGGGCAGAATTTAATATAGAACTAAGTGTTCAAGAATATTACGATGTAAAAAACCAAGATACTATAGTAGTTAGTGATTATGAATATGATTTTATTTGTTCAGATGATTGTAGATGTACTGATTGCGATATAATTAACTTTCAAAGTTATACGGATGAGGAGAAAGAAGAAATAGAAAATATGTTAGAAACATATGACGAAGAAACTGAGGAAACTTTAGATTTTAATGAAGTTCTTGAAAATAATTGGATATCTAATGATGTAAAATATGTAATTGTAGATGGTTGTATTTTGAAATATTATAATTAATATTATATTTGTATTTGTTTCTAATTATAAGACATTTAAAGATAATTTTAAGAAGTAAATATATATGACAAGTGTCACAAGTGAATTTATAAGTATGAAAAATAAAGGGATGTTATGGGAGCTTATGAGTAATGAATCTCCTGAATTTAAAAAAAATGTTCGTTCTAATTTTAATGAAATTCAAAAAAATTTTGAAAATTGTATTAATAGAACAGCTGAATTAAAGTCATCACAAAATTTATTAATGATGAATAAAATATTTATTGAAAATATGAATGATAAACTTACGGAATCAAAATCAGGACCTGTTTTAGCAAAAGATATACAAACATCACGTGTTGAAAAATTAAATAATGATTTTGATAATAAAAAAAAAGAGTTAGATTCATATATGAAAAAAGATATACCAAGTGAAATTGATTTTTCATTAGGTAATGATGATCCAATAAAAAATGTAGATGATATCCTTAGTAAAAAAATTGCTGAAAGAAAATATGATATAGCAAATGTTATGAATGATAATAAAGGAGATGTAAATGAAGCCAAAAAATGGATAGGTTTAAATGAATTAAAAGAAACTGATACAAATAAAGAACCACAAAACGAAATTATACAAAGTGAACCTATTGAATCATTTGATTCATCATATAATAATAAAAGTATGGATATATTCAATAAACTTAAACCTTCACCGAATCAATCATTTATGGAAGATAATATAGATGATTTGAATCCACATACAGACACACATCATCTTCTTACTATGATATTAGCAAATCAAAAAAAAATAATGACACATTTAAATATTGTTTAGTATTTTAAACTTAGTTTTTTTCACAACAATAAATATGAGTTACAAATCCATTTATATGGGAATAAATGGATTTGGAAGAATTGGCAAATCGTTGTTGATTCAAAGTATTGAAAACAGAAAAACTCGTGTTACCGCAATAAACGCACCTGGTGTAGATGTAAGTAAAATAGTATCATATTTAAAACATGATACAGCCCATGGAAAAAATGATATAAATGTTATTATAGATTCAAAGGATAGTATAAAAATTGATGGTCAAAAAATTAAAATACTTAACGATAGAGAACCTCGACCAAATATGTGGGTTGAATATGGTGTAAAATATATTGCGGAAACAACTGGAAAATTTTTAACAAAAGAAAAGGCTTTATTACATGGACCCGATTTTGATGGGTTAATAATGTGTGCACCCGCAAAAGATGGTACACTTCAATATGTTATAGGAGGAAATCACGAAGAATATAAAGGAGAAAAAATTATAAGTAATGCTTCATGTACAACAAACTGTATTGTTCCTCCATTAAATGTTCTTAATGATAATTTTAATATTATGAATGTTAATTTTTTAACGGTTCATGCTGCCACATCTTCACAACATGTTATAGATGGTGTTCATTTAAATTCAAGAATTCATCGAAGTATTATAAATAACATTATCCCTCATACAACAGGTGCTAGTAATTCTGTTTCAAAAATATTGTCAGGGTTAACTGGTAAAATACATGGAACATCTGTTAGAATACCTACAAATAATGTAAGTATGGTAGATTTAAATGTTCGTTTTGGTGAAAAGGTCGAACTGAAAGATGCTTTAAAAGTTTTATCACAATCTCCATATATTAAAATAAATAATGATCCACATATGGTAAGTTCTGATTTTATGACTACAACCTGTCCAAGTATAATTGACGAAACATATTGTATGCAGATGGGAGAAAATGAAATAAAATTGGGAATATGGTATGATAATGAATGGTCATATAGTTCTCAAGTTATAAAAATGATTATTCATATGAATAAAGTTAAAAATGACTGATTTATAATTATTTTCATATAAATATTTTATATGAAAATAATATATGGCTAATAAATTTTATACGATTGTTAATTTAAATAAATACAAAGAAAAATTTGTTAACGGGAATCATAAAAATGATAACGAATCAACGATTGATTTGATAAATATATTTTCTGATACAGGGGGCACAAACATTAAAAGTAATAATAATCCGGATAATGAACCACCAAAAGGTTTTTTTATACAGGACCAACAAGAAAATAAATATATGTTTGAATTGAAAGGTAATACACCACAACAAAATCAAATACCAAACAGTGTAGGTTCTTTTGCAGCAAACAATAACACAATAATACAAGAATCAATAAAAAATGCGAATAATGTTGGATTTGGTCTTGGTAACCCGAAAGAAAATACTTATCAAGAATTTGGTGATCAGATAATGCCAGGAAACCAATCAAATATACAAGAAATAGATAGTTTTTCTTTTGTTAGGGGTATTAGAGGTGCTCAAGGTGGTAGTGGTGGTGGTGGTGGAGGAAGAACTCATGCTTCTAGGAAAAAAGGAGGTGGTGGAGGTTCTTCTGGAGGATCATATAGTGCGTGGGTTTATCCCAAAACTGATATAAATAGTAAAAATGTCGAATTTGGTAATAAACAAGTAGGTCAAGGTGGGCATGCAGGAAATGAAGGTGAATGGGGAGTTTACTCTGGGGAAGATGGTGGTGGTGGTGGGAAAGGTGGAGATACACTTTTTAATTTTTTTGTTGATAATGATAATTCTACCGAGAATAGTTTTACTATAGATATTGAAGGAAGCAACGGAGGTGCAGGAGGTGAAAAAGGAAGATATAATGAGAATGGTAATAGTGGTCAAGGTTCTGGAAATGGACCAGCACCAACGATGGGTGAAGGTTCTTATGGTTTTATAACTTCATCGAGTGTAAGTACACCAAAACAAGGTGCTGGAAGAGCACAATATGGGCAGGATGGTCGTGATGGACAAAAAGGAAATAATGGAACAATAACTGATATTTATTATTTAGCGGGTTCCAGAGGTTCTCATATGATGGATTCATTATAACAATTATAACAATTATGTATCGTTTACCTTATCAAGAACGACTTTTCTGGCGACGTTCTTGATAATTTTGTTAATATTTTTATCGTGTTCATCACCATCATGTGTATCAATAGCACTTCCAACGATCATCATAAATTCATCATTTTTAACATTACCTGCTTGTTGACTATCCGGATTTTGTTCTACCCATGTTGGTATTTGTTTAATATTTGCTCGACTAATATATTCAATAGCTTTTCTCATTCTATTTTTCTCAATATTTTCTTTTTCCCATACGTCATTCTCTTTTACATATAAAATTTCTCGTTTAGCATCACTACAGTGAATAGGTCTTTTAGTAAGGTCCATTTCTTGTAATCCTCTACTAATAATTTTTGTTATTCCATCAACATATCCAAGTTTACCTGTTTCTTCCAAATCTTCCGGATATAGTTGTAAATTTCTTATAAAGTCATGTAAGCTAATGGCATCTTTGCATTGTTCATTTAGAAATACATTAATATTAAATTTATTAGATGTATTTCCTATTTTAGGTATTATTTCACCGATTTGTTTTTGTTGTTCATGAATCATATTACGTAACTCTTTATTTTCTTCCATCATTTGGTGAAGTATGCTATTTGTTTGATTCGTTTCATTTGTTTCATTTGTTTCATTTGTTTCAGTATTATTTTTTTCTTTTATATTACTTGATTCTATTTCTATATATTCTGTTTCGTTATTTGTTGATTCTATCTCTGAACATTTCTTTTTATGATACCATAAAGAACTGCGAGATTTATATGTTTTCGAACAAATATTACATACAAATCCATCCATATGGACATTATTATTCGAATTTGTTCTATTTTCATGTTTTCGTGTCAATAAATGTTTATTATAATCTTTTCTTAACTTGGTAGAATAGTCACAAATTTCACAAAAATATAATGTGGGATTTTTACAGGATTTTTTCATTCTATATTTTATTATATATTAGAACGAAAAAATCCTTTAAGTATTTTTGGGACAAATTCGTTCTAAATGTTCTAAAATTCCCCTAAAAAAGGTCCAAAAAGTCCTATTTTATCCCAAAAAGTCCTATTTTTCACCGAAAATCCAAAAATCCAAAAATCGCATTTTTTGCGTTTTTTGATTTTTTTTTGATTTTTTTTTGCGTTTTTTTGCATTTTTTTACAAAAAAAATAACTCTTACCAAACCCATTATTTTTATATATTTTATTTTTAAACCAAACCATATTGTATGTGACATTTAAAAAAACAAAAAATACTATAAAATGTGTTCGAAAATGAAAAATGCTCACAAAATATTTTTTAAAAAAAATAAACCTTGTGATATACAATAACATTTTTATTTTTTTAAAAAAGTAGGACTTTTTTCAAGAAAAAATAGGACAAAAATGTTCTAATTTTCGAACGCATTTCTCCCACTTTTTGCACAGTGTTTTTTGACCAAAAAAAGTATCGTCACAAACCATTTTTCAAAAAACACGTTTTACACCATTATGGTAAGGGGACAAAGGTGCATGTTTTGATCCTTAAAAGTGCATTGGTACTTCTGAAATTGGACATTTTTAAAATGTCCATTTTGAAATATGATGCTCGACTTTTAAAAAAATTTTGTACCCTTCCCCTCCATATTTTAAGTATACACATAATTCATGTTTACAAATAGATAATAAATAAGACAATAATTTAAAAATAATATTTTGTTATCATAAAAATAGTTAATTCATTACAAATACTCATTTTTTGTTCAAATTTGTTGATTTTGAAGCACTTTTTGGGATTTTTCGAACATGTTCTAATTTTTTTGTTACCATAATTTTCAATATTTTTAAATATAATAAAATATTGAAATGATGTAAGTTTATTTTTAAAGTGTTAAATTTAAATTGTTACCAACTAAATATCTTTAAAATCGTCTTTTTTCCGGGTATCAATAACAGGTTTTCCGTTAACAACTCTTATTTTTCCTATGTATACAAGACTTTTTTTTGGATTTTTTTTATATTCGAGATAACTGTCATAAGTATATAAGAAATAAGTTCTTTTTCCAGATTTTGTAACTCTTTCTGCGTAATCAATACCATCAAATTTTGTTCTTCTTAGAACAAGTTCTATATTTGGTTGATTTGCTTTGTCTATATTTTCAGTCTTATCTTCATCATTTATATCTGGAACAAACGCGTAATCTGTTGATTTTAAGTTAAGTCCAAATGAATGACATTCAATAGGGTCTTTTTCTTTGCTATGATCATATAATGAACAATCAACCGATGATTCTTTAATAGCTTGTGTTAGTTTTCTATTAATATTTTCTTTTCGATTAGATATTTCATAAAGAGATTGGTCTGTAGTAAGTGCACGTATATTAGATTTATCAAATTTACTTTTATCATTATTTTTAAGGTCTATTGGCATAGTTTTATGTTGTTCTTCTGTGAACTCCATTATATACATAAAAACTTTTACATTTCTCAATTCTTTTGGTAGGTCATCGTGACTTCTTATACGACGTGCTCGTCCAATAACTTGTTTTGTCCTAACAGGATGCCAATATGGTTCCATAATATGAACAAATCGAGTATTTTTTAAGTTAATACCCTCAGCACCTGATTGAGTTATCATAAGAACTTTTATAATTTCACCATAGTGATTGTCTGTGTGCATATTTTTTAATTGTTCAACAAGACCGATGGGAAGTTGAGACCATTCGCTGTTATATATTTTACGTATGGTTTCTTTTTCTTCTGCTGATTCAGTTCCTGTATAAAGAGCATATAATTTTCCTGGTTCATGATCATCGGGAATATCAATAACAAAGTTGTTTCTAGAATCTTTTTTCAATTTAAAACGTCTATATCCATTTGCTTCCATTGTTAATGCGAAAAGACCTATTCCTTCAAGAGTTCTAAATTGACTATATACCAAATGTAATCCTTTATTGTCAGTATTAGTAATATTACCAAGCATATGTGAAAATTTCGGACTAAGTTCGTTTAGTTTTGGTTCGGTTAGATATGTTGCTTTCTTTTTATCCATCATGATAAGAGTTTTTTTAAGGTCTTCGAGATATATTTTTTTTGCGTCTTCTTTTTCCTCGGGTTCATCATTTCTTGAGTCTTCCTCTTTTTTAATTTTTTCGTCGTCTTTTTTTAGAAGTCCATCAATATCTTCTTCTGTTAATTCTTTATTGTCTTTTCCTGATGATAGTTTTATAATTTTGGGTCTTGGTATTTCTTCAGGAAAAGCAAAATTACATATAGCTCTTGATGCTACGCGATAACTTGAAGAAGCCTTTTTAAAAAGAACATTTGCTTGGTCATTAACAGGTTTTTTCTTTTCAGGACCTTTTTTCTCTCTACTTCTTTCTTCTTTTCTTATTTCATGATATAATGGAAACATATATGAGCTCATAGGAATAAACACCTTTGTAAAATAATTAGGGTCATCTTCTTCATACTTAGGCATAAGTTCTTCTTTATCATTTAAAAAGCTTGTTAGACCTATAATTCTCTTTTTAAACAAGTATTGATTTTTAATATCACCTTCGGTTGAGTTAATAAATTCAGAAATGAATTCATCCATTTTATCTGGGAGAGCTTTGGAACGTTCAATTTCTTTTTTATCAACTTTTATGTTTGCCTTTGATAAGTTTTTTATAATAGAGTTCATATATTTTACATTTGATAGAGGTGATTGTTCATCATGTTCTTTTTTCATGACACCTTTGTAAGTAACAAGACCAGGTGTGTTAACAAAACCGAATGGGTTTCTGGTTATATATAAGTTATTATTTCTTAGTTCCATATAGTCGATACTTTTATCACTATCAAGAGCTTTTCTAAGTTTATCAGCGCTTATTTTTCCACCTCCTTCAGCAGAAAGGGTGAATTTATATGTTATTATACATCCTCTGAGTATATTATAAATGACACCTATTTCATTTGGATAATTAATAATAGGTGTTCCTGAAAGTAAAATAATTCTACAGTTTTCAGCGTTCATTAGATATCTATACATGTTGATTGCTACAGGAAGTTCCTCTTTTTTGTATCCATTATAACTTGGTCCCATTTTATTAACTATTCTACCTATTAAATTATGAGCTTCATCTATGATTACAACTTTATTATCAAATGGATTTTTTGTATGATTGTTTGTCATAGTTGTATTCATATCCTTTTTTAAGTTAGGATTATTATAATTATAAAATATGAATTTAGAAACGATCATTTCATTTAGTTGGTATTCAAGACTTTTTTGTTCTTTTGCGTCAAGTGTATCATAATTAGGTTTTTTTGTTACATCTACCATCCATGCCCCTTTTTGTGTTTCAATAACAGATACGGGTAAATGAAGAACTTTTGAAAGTGTATCTATATGTTCTGGTTGTTTTACTGTATCTATGAATTCCCAATGTTGATTTTTTCTGTATATAGGGTTTCCACATTTTTTTAGTTCTTCAAAATAATTTGTTCTAAGTGAAGCAGGCATAAGAACAAATATTTTTCTATTTGTACCAATAGATTCACCCATAGCAACAGCAGATGTTTTTATTATTCCTTCAGCAATTCCGATAGATGTGCATGTTTTTCCTGATCCCAGTCCATGATATAAAAGAAGACCTCTATATGGTGTATATAGGTTGATATAATCTCTTACAATTTTTTGATGAGTAAACAGTTCAACATCTCCGTTTTTTTTATTTTTATCGGTTTTTTCATTAGTTAGTTCCTGTCTATATGGTTGAAAAATTTCATTTATAAAATTAATAAAAGCTTTTCTATTATTTAGCATATAACGGTCACGTTTAATAATAACAGGTTTTGTTTCTTGTGGTAATCTATCTTCAATAGTTACACCATCTAATTCTGTTGTTAATAATGGCTGTATAATAGGGTTTGTTGTATCTACAGTAGGAAATTTAGGTAATTCTTTTAATTGTTCAACTTTTTCTTCTTTTACTTCTTTTTCTTCTTTTTCTTCATCAACCGTAGCTTGAATATCACTGTCTTCTTTTTTGTCTTGTTTAGAAGATAATTTAACTAATGTCTTTTTCTTTTTTTTAGCAATAGTTTTTTTAACTTTGTTTTCTGTAGTTTCATTTTGTAATTCTTTAATGATTGGTTTTTTGTTTTCTACAATAGACCCGATACCTTTTAGTTTTTTAATAAAATCTTCACGATTAATATCATCAAGGTCCGTTTTATCTCTAATTGTAACCTCTTTTTTATTTTCAATATTATCTTTTTCAGTATCGGGTGCTATGTTTACAATATGAATTTGCTTTTGTTTTGGTTTCCTTTTTATTTTTAATTCGTTGAAATCATGTTGTTTAAGATCCATATATAATTTTATTATATTAAAATTATATATTTTGAAATTAAATATATACACCTCATAACATGTTATTATCTTTTATCTAACATTTCTATAAATTTCTCACATGATTGTTGTTCAGCCTTTTTTTTAATCTTATGTGTTGATTTCATTAGATATATAAAACATTCGCCGTGTTCTTCATAATATTCATGTATTTTATCAAATGTCTTAAATTTTGAAAAAGGTATAGCATCATTAATATCAACCTCATGAATAGCCTTTCCTAAACAAACATATACACCCATGTTATAACCAATTTCAATATCATGAGAAATTTCAATATAATGAGGTGTATTATATGGTTTACTAAACTCCTTTTGTATTATTACCTGAAGAATATTTTTATAATTATCATCATTTTGAATAAGACTTGTCCAATCAACATGTTTTTCGTATACATTTTCAATAAATTTTTGTGCGAATTGGAATCCAGGACCTGTAACAAACATATTTTGAAACAAACATTCTTCGTCGAATACTTCAACCTTATTCATGTCTAAAAAAAGAGCTCCCAAAAAAGATTCAAAAATACATCCTAATTTTTTATGATTTGTTCTTACACCCTTTTCTTCCGCGTTTTTTGATAGAACAATCCATTTATGAAGTCTCATTTCATATGCAATACGTCCAATCGATTCATTTTTAACCAATGCTATTTTCTTTTCAGTCATAAATCCCTCGTTTTCTTTAGGAAACCTTCTATATAAATAATATTTAGTTATACATTCAAGAACTCCATCTCCTAAAAACTCAAGACGTTCATTTGATTTACTTTTTAATGGAATACAATCGGCAGGTTGATCAAGAATAATAATATTATTTTTCATATTTTCAAGTTCAGGACGCTTTGTATAAGATCTATGTATAAATGCTCTCCTATATAATTCGATGTTATTTATCTTGGATGGAAGTCCATATCTATTTAATATACTTTGAATATCTGATTCTTTAATCTCTACATTCAAATTATTGTAGGGATTAAAAATAAGTTGACCGTCACATTTTTCAATATCATCGTCGTTAATCTTTATTTGTTCTGTCATATTTATAAGTATATTATAATTATGGTTTTAAACCATTTTGTAAATATTTTTTATTTAGTATTATATATAATGGTCCTTTTAAATGGAACAAAGAGAGCTCGTAATGTTCAATCCCTTGTGAATAGCACAGATCGTTGTGGTGGTGAACGCAAGAGAGGAATGCCCGCCTTTAGTATGTATTATCCCCGTGTCCCCAAGGGTGTTGCTTGTAGTCGCGCTGGCTGTTCTGCTAATCATACCGCATCATGTTACGCATCAGGTGTCTCACAAGTAAAGTATAGCCGTGGTTCCCGTGGTGGTACTCGTCTTGGTTAAATATCCAATAAGTAATACATAATACGGTGTTAATGTTGTAAATTAAATATTTAAAATTTGTAATAAATATTTAATATTTAATATGTGGATATATTAATATGTTTGAAAATTTTCAAGAGAGTTTATCGGGTATGGATAGTTATTATTATTTAACAATTGTTATATTGGTGATAATATTTTTATATATGATGTATGAATTGTTTTATGTAAGAGCTTACCATTTTTATCAAGATAGAATGACAGAAGGTTTTGTATCAAATATAAAAGAAGATGATAAAATTGCAAGAGTAGATCTGGGTGAAAAAGTTCTTGGAAATCTTAAAAAAGAGAATACAAAAATGGACGAATACATTCAAAAGGGATCTTATAAAGATACGTATGAAGATATTGTATATGAGCTTGAAGATTTAGCAGATAAGAACATAATAGGACTTATTTCTAACATGACAGAATTTAAAGGACACAAAGCTTACATGCTTATGAGACAGGTTAATGAGTTACATACATTTAAACAAGCGTTGGGTGGTGTTTTAACTAGTGTAACAGATACCCAACAATAAATTTCGGTTTATTTTAATAAATAAATAAAGTTTTAGACTTCATATCTATATAAATAAAATATCTGTATTATGTATTAAAATGGGAGATTTTTTGGATAGTGTATCACGCTGCCCACAACTTATTATATACCTTGGTTTAGCATTTATGAGTGTAGGAACATCATTTTTCTTTACAAATTCTTATTTCGTAAATACTAAAAATGGTGGTATAGCTTTGTCATCTAATTTATTTATGCATTTATTTCAAATATTTGTAATAGGAAGTATATTCTATTTTTTGTGTAAATATAATTATGAAACAGCTGGATGGGTTCTTCTTTTATTTCCAGTTATTATTACTATGTTGATTATTCTTATGGTATTTGGATTTCTTGGTGCTGGAGCGTTTATAAAAGAAGAAACTAAAAAGAAAGAATCTAAAGAAGAATCTAAAGAAGAAGAGGGATTTAAGGGACATGATGGAAATTTTGATACCAAGGAAGAAAGAGTTTAAGTATTTTAACAATTAAAATATTATAAATAAATATTATTCTTATTATTAATATAATATTTATGAGGAAATTTATTAAGGAAACTGCTCTTGAGGCGTTCCAACGAGTTATTTATGGTTTTGGATTTGGTGGAGGAATGACTATTGCTTTTGGTGTTGCTTCAAATTATGGAATAGAAAAACCAGAAAATAAAAAGAAATTTAAACAATAGGAAATGAAGGTTGCATAGCAATTCCACATACACCTGGGTCATTAGTGGAATCGCTTCGTTCAATAAGGATGTATCCATCGTCACCCCAGCTTGGACCCCAGCTATTTTTTACAATCCAATAAGGAGGTTCATTATGTGTTGTTCCACCTTCACCGTATCCTACAATAAGAACACCGTGGTCAAGATTTGTTCCACAAGCATCTCCAGTAAGAACACCACTTGTATAAAGTTGAAATTCTCGTGTATCTGCTTCAATTGCGATAGAAACAGGTCCATTTGAAACAGCATCCTTTAGGTTAACCTGATTATTAGCGGAAACGTCCATACACTCACTAATTGTAACAAGAGGGTTACATGTTTCACACTCTCCTCCGGATGCGGTATATGGATATGAGTCCTCGCTACACATTCCATAATCCATAGCATAATTAAAAGCTCCGTCCATGAGACCACCATAGCAACCGTGATTACCATAAGACTTTGAACAGTCAACAAGTTGTTGTTCAGATAGGCTAATAAGTTCATTTGATTGTATTGACCACGCACCTTCCATAGCACCCGTTGCACTAAATGACCAACATGAACCACATTGTCCTTGATCTTTTACAGATGTTACTGCGTTATGGCTACGCCAATCATATTCATTTGGAACTGTTAACCCTGAAGTTGGTTTATAAGTGTTACATTTTTTAGAAAATGGTCCTCCCATATGTTTTTTTGAACCAAATCCATTAAATTTGATGAACTCATCGACATTCATGTCAGTAAATTTCGTGACACCTAATTTGTATGGAAGTCCTTTTTCGTTATGTGCGATTGCGTATTCAATATTATCGCGGAATAAATTAAATCTATTTTGGAATTCCTCAGCAGAATTATAATTTTTGTTGTGAATGTTAACAAACTCTTGAAAAAGAGACCAGTGGTCGTTTGTTTCATTTAGTTGAATAATACGAGCAGATGACATAAAAAGAGCAGAAAAGAAAATAACACATGTATAAAACATTATATGTCTTATTATCGTATTTTATTTAAATGGATTTATTTAATATATATCATGTTATTAGTTTAATACAGTTGTTTCAAATATAACAGCCGTAACAAGATACGGATCGCAATTAGAACTTGGTCGTCTATCTTCAAAATATCCCTTTTCATTATTAATAGTTTCATTTCCAATTCTAACAGAAGCACCTCTATTCGCAATACCAATAGAAAATATATCATAAGATGCTGTTTCATGTTTTCCTGTCATACGAAGTTTATTATCTGAACCATAAACCGACATGTGTTTTTCATGTGAGGTTGAAAGTTTTTTTATTGCTTCATTAATATATTCAATACCTTTTTTATAAGTTTCCTTATTGCCTTCTCTCATTAATTTGGTACTGTAATTGGTATGACATCCAGAACCGTTCCAATTTCCCTTAAGTGGTTTTGGGTCAAAGCATATAGAATAGTTAAATGATTCAGCTATTTTTTTAAGAAGATATCTTGCCATCCAAAGATGGTCACCTGATTCTATTCCAAGACATGGTCCAATTTGGAATTCCCATTGTCCTGGAGCTACCTCCGCATTAATTCCAGATATATTGATTCCAACATCTATACACATTCTCATATGTGTTTCAGCAACTATACGCCCAAATGCGTTATCTGAACCAACAGAACAATAGTATTGACCCTGTTTTTCAGCACCTAAGTATCCTAATGGAAAACGACTATTATCAAACGCATTTTTTTCTGACATAATAAAATATTCTTGTTCTATACCGTACCAGGGTTTAGCTTCTAATTGTTTATTAAAAATATTATTAGCCCAAGCTCTTTTATTAGTTATATGAGGAGTTCCATCAACATTATAAGTATCACACATTACAAATATGTGATCTTGATTAAATAAATATGGTATATAATTATTAGACGACGAATGGAATAATGTTTGTGGTATAATAATTACCTCTGAATCATTACCAAATGCTTGATTTGTTGAGCTTCCGTCGTAATTCCATGATGGTATATCATTTATTGATTCAATATTTTGTTTTAAAACACGTGTTTTAGAACGAAGTTCTTGATTACCCCCAATCCATACATATTCTACGGTGTATATCTTGTTCATATATATATAGTAATTCGGTGTATTAAAGTATCTTTTAATGTTTAATAAAATAAACATTAAATGAAATGTTAAATTAGTAAAAATTCAATAATAATCTATTTCCCGTTCCAATTATAATCCATAGCATTACTATTGTTTGATTTTGCAAGACCAGAATTATGTAATTTATCAAGATCTGTAAGAATACCAATACGTTGATTCATCGGGTCAAATCCAGGATAACTGTTTGTATTGTATGGAGGATCATTTCTTGACGCGTCAATAAGTTTGCTTGTTTTTTCATTAGATAGAACGGGTGGTATTCCGTTGTGTGGGTCTGTTGGACTGGGACGCATTCGATACATGCTATTTCCCTGAGGGTCATACATTTTCTGTAAATAAAGAACAGGACATACAATATCGTTCTTTTTTTGCCATTCTAAAAATTCAACATATTCTTCAAGGTTTCTAAACTCTATTGGATTAACTCCAGGTACTTCAGCCTTTTTTGAATTATATAAATAAAGTTTTGCACCTACTTGAACAAGAAGGTCAGGACAATCACTTTGATTTGTAAGTGCTTCTTTAAATGATGAACACGGTCGTGTTGATACAATATATAACCCTAAAATAAAAACAAAGATATATAGCATGGTTTTGTAGGTAAGTTTCATAATAATATATAATATAGATATAAAATATACATGGTGCGTATAATTAATGTAGAACCAGACGATCAAGATAATAAAGAATTCTTAAGAGATTCTATTGGAAAACGACCTATTGTTGCAGCATTTCATATGCCTGGTTGTATGTATTGTGAATTATTAAAAGAACCATGGAAACAATTTACCAATATGTTAGAACAAAAATACATTAATGATGAAACTATTATTGCGTTTGTTCATAAGGATGTTGCTGATGTTGTATCAAGTAAAGTAAAAGGTAGTATGTTTATTCAGGGTTACCCTACTATTATGGGTATTAAAAAAGGGGGTAACTTTAAGGAGTTTAAGAAAGAACGAACATCAAACAATTTATTGAGATTTTATAATAGTATATGTGGTGGTAATAAAAATATAAAAAAGAATAATATAAGTAAAAAGAGAAATATGATGAAAGGTGGAACAACTAAGTTTGATGACAATATTTTCAATAAATTTAAAGAACAAATAACTATACTTAATACTAATAGTGGAAAAAATAATACATTAAATGTTTCGCCAAATACACGTAAACGAAAGAGGTCACAAAATTCAATAAGAAAATCAAAAGAACGAAAAACAAAAAGACAAAGAAGTAATAGTATTGGTGGTTCTCGTAAAAGAAGTAATAATAAAAGTGATGTATCAACTATTTCAAATGGTGAGATAGAAAGACAATTAATGGAAGAGAAAATAAGAAACCAAATGTTATTAAAAATGTTTTTAGATAAAAAAGAATATCACGAAATTGAAAATGCAAAGAGAGGTTTATTAATGCTTAGAGATGATGTAATGTCTCTACCACCAAATATCATTCGTATACCAGAACATAAATTAATTGTAAGTCCTTTATCGAGTCCTTCTATATCTGATAGTAAACAAACAAGTAACAAAAGTAACAAAAGTAACAAAAGTAACAAAAGTAACAAAAGTAACAAAAGTAACAAACGTAAAAATGAAAACCCAATAAATAATACAAGTCGTAAAAAACAACGCACAAAGTAAAGTATAAATAAAAAGTAAATGGAATTGATTTAATGATATTTTATTTATTATAACAAAAATGAATAATAAACAAAATATTGGATTGAGACGAAATACAATAGATAAGTATTATACTTCTCAAAATGCTGTAAACTTTTGTATGGACCTATTAAAAGATAAAACAAGTATATGTGATGAAGATCTTATAATAGAACCAAGTGCTGGAAATGGAGCGTTTGCTGAACGTATAAATGAAATGTGCAGTAATGTATTATTTTACGATATTGAACCAGAAAAAAATTTTATAATTAAACAGGATTATTTAAAGTTAGAAATACCTGACAAAAACAAATTAGATTATAATAGAGTATTTGTTATAGGTAATCCACCGTTTGGTAGACAGTCATCTCTTGCTATAAAATTTATTAAAAAGTCGTGTGAATACTGTGATGTGTTGGGTTTTATTCTTCCGTTGAGTTTTAAGAAAGATAGTTTGAAAAATAAATTTCCACTTAATTATCATCTTATTCTTGAAGAAGACCTTAAAGAGAACTCTTTTATAGTTGATGGTTTGCCACATGATGTTCCATGTGTATTTCAAGTATGGGAGAGGAGGGATGAGTTTCGAATTGTCAACGAAAAAGTTATTCCTAATGGATATAAATTTGTTAAGAAAACGCATGAACCTACTCCGCATATATCATTTAGACGTGTTGGGGTTAATGCTGGTAAAATAACTAAGGATATTGATAACAAAAGTGAACAATCACATTACTTCATAATGTTTGATAGTGTAGAAATGTTAGACGATAAAATGTATAAAAAATTATGTTGTTTAAAATATGAAAATTGTGATAATACGGTTGGTCCAAGGTCAATATCAAAACAAGAGTTAATTAGAGAGTTTAATTTTTTTATGAATCAGTTATAAATATTGTATTGAAATAAAAAAGTTGTATATTATATGGAGACTCGAAAGAACCGATGTCAGTCATCAAAAAAACTATATAATAAATCAAAACGTAAAGGAAATACAAGAAAACGTTATAAACCACGAGAAACGCATCATATACAAGTTTCTTCTATTCATAAAATATATTATTATGAGTTTGGAAATCCAAATGGAGAACCAGTATTTATAATTCATGGAGGACCGGGAGATTACAGTCGGTTTGAAAACGTTGAATTATTTAATCGTAGGAAATATAAAATAATTTTTATAGACCAACGAGGGTGTGGTCGTAGTAAGCCATTTTGTGAAATTAAGGAGAATACAACGAATGATCTTGTTGAAGATATAGAGAAGGTAAGGATAGCTTCGGGTTTAGGTCATAGAAAGATTCAACTATTTGGTGTTAGTTGGGGAACATTTTTATCTCTTAGTTATGCTATTAAATACCCGAAAAATGTATCAAGAGTTGTTCTTAGATCTGTTTTTTTATGTACAAAACAAGAATATATGGATGTTGAAGGAGGTGAATTTGTAAAAAAAATGTTTCCAGACGTGTATGATGAATATATAAAAGATGCAAAAAACCCCAATAATGCTACACAAGAATATTTTGACAAGATAGTTAAATATAATAATAAAACAGGGTTTAAATATTTGAAGAAGATAAGTGATTATGAAAATATCTTGATGTCTCTTTATCCCAATAAGCTTGGTCTTCCTAGAAAGTTGGGTGAAAAGGATCTTTGTTTGGCAAGATTGGAAGATCATTATTTTAGAAATAGATGTTTTACACGAGATATTATGTCTAAGATAGATAAGATACGTGATATTCCTATGACGATTGTTCATGGAAGATATGATGCGGTTACTCCTGCTTATTATGCTTATAAGCTTCATAAGGCGTTACCTAATTCAAAAATACATTTTACTGTTGCTGGTCATTTAATGAAAGATAAAGGTAATTATAACAAATTAAAAAAAATATTTGGAGGTATTTAATGAATTAAAATTGAATATAATTGAATTTAATAAATTCAATTATAGATATATTATGCTTTTAGATATTGAATCTTTTGGAATATCAAAAGAAATGATAATGGCTAATACAGAATTATTTCAAAATTATTTACAAGGTCCTTTTGCTTTATATGCTGGTTGGATACTTATGCATTATTTAGCAGCACATGCGTATTCAACATATTGTGTTAATTGGAGTTGGTATGGATTTTTGAGTTCACCATTTATTACATCAACACCTATATGTAGAGGTTTATCATGGGTGATTTATGAAGGTTCAAATACAATTTCACATGTTTGGGTATTAATAGGAACAACAATTTCTGTTTACTTTGTAAAAAAAAGAGAATAATAATTGATTATGTAAAAAAAAATATTATCATGTATATTTATTATTATGAGTATTATAAGTGATTTAGATATGAGTATATTTGAAGATAATAATGAATATAATTATATGGAACCCTTTAATAGTTTGTACACTATAAAGGAAACTGAAAATGAGAATGAAGTTGATAATGAAAATGATTCGGTTGAAGATATGGATAAAGCATTAAATAAAAACATAGGTATGATAAAATCTCTTTCTTTTGATAATAGGACATGTATAATATGTCTTTCTGAAAATAATGATGAAACAAACAAAGAAGCTATAGTTATAAATCACGTTTGTAAAAGTTGTAGTTATTACGTTCATGATTCATGTTTTTCAAATTGGTATGAAAAACACAATAAATGTATTATATGTCGCGAGAAGATAGATATGGCATATGATAGTGAAAGTAATAATATGGATAATATTAGTCCCAGAACATTTAACCGATTATTAAATATTATAAATTCAGGAGATATAGATATAGTTGGTGTGATTAGTCATGAACATGTTGTGAATAGTGGTTTTATACCACATACAATATATAACTGTAGATATTTAATAATAAATGTTATTTATATCACAACATTAACAAGTTTTTTTTACATTATGATTATGGGACTGATTTCTATTGATGAAACACCAGGTTCTATATAAATAATAAGAAAATATTAAAAATAATAAAATAATATATTTTTAAATTAATTATTTTTTCACACTAAAGAAGTTTGTTATATTTCTATTTTTATTTTTTACATTATCTATTTCATTTAAATATTTATCAAATAATAATTTTTTTATTTCAGCATTACGTATTTTTTCTTCCTTTTCTTCAAATTTTGAAGGTGTTAATAGTTTTCTATGTTTGTCAAGATTAGCTTTAAAATCTCTAACTTTTGATCTTTTAGATTTAAATTCTGGTATTTGTTCCAATACAAGAGCAAATAATTGTTGAACAGGTTTCATAATTTGGTTGGTTATATAAAATGAATAATCTGGTGTAAGTTTATTCTCATTAATGTAGCTGGGTGTTTCTATTCTATCTCCCTGGAGTGCTTTTTTTTCACGTGTTTGAACATAAACGAATGGAATACGATCACCAGGAGAAGGTTTATTTCCAGGGTCTCTTTTACCTATTCTGTCGGCTAAAACTTTATGTGCGATTTGATTTGGATTTTTATAATTGGAACGAAGAGATTTGGTAATAATAAGTTTGTCCATGGAGCACTTACCATCTAACATGTTTTGTAAATTTTGTTTTAAGAAGTTGATTGCGAGTGTAATATTTTTTTCTTTCATCAAAATGTCTATAATACCACCATAAACATCTTTTACGATAGGAGCGTTATCTCTTCTTTTAAGAACAATTCCCATACTTTTTTGATGACATACTTCAGGGTCTTCTTCATATAGCATACCTACATAACGTTTTTTAGATAATAAACAGAATGGCATAAATGTTTTTTCATATTCCAAATCATGTGGTTTTTTTAGAAACTTGGAAGCAAGAGCACCTGCTTGTTGTGCTAATTCAATTGTTATTTCGAGAGCCTTTTTACCTACTATTTTTTCTCCGGTGTCTTTATCTTCAAGATTAAATGTGAAGAAGACAGAATCTGTGTCACCATATGTATATTCGGCTCGAGACCTAACTACACCATAATTTTTAGTAGGACACAATCTGTCTCCATAAACTTCTTCGATCATTCTTTTTGCGTATGTTAACAAAAGACGACCTGTTGCGGTTGTGCTTGCTGCTACATCTTTTTCATAGAATGTGCTTGTTTTTGCTCCACATTGTCCATACAGAGAATTTGCTGTTACTTTATAAGACAATTGTCTTTTATCCAAAATATTTTTCATAAAGTCATCATTTGAATTTTTCATTTTTTTCTTTGTATCTTTTCTTGCTTTCAATAGTTCTTCCAGAATACTTGGCATGATTGATTTTCGTCCATCTTTTCTCATAGCCCATCGACATACCTTGGTTCCAGATTTTATTTTATCTTTAGCCTTTTCAACGTCCCAAATGTAAGTATCGTAAGTAATATTTACATATTCATAATCATCAAGATTATCATATTTGAAAGAACCATCATCATTTTGTTCTCCAACAGCATCAAGTAGTTTTCCCTTTAAATCAAATGTTTTTGTCCATACCTTACTATCGTGTGATAAATTTTCACTAATCATAGATGATGGATATAGAGAAGCATAATCTACACATGCTACTGGTTTGTCAAGATATAGGTCGCATTTTGGGTCAAGAACAATAGCACCATCATAACCATCCCATGTTGCTCCAGGTCGTGGAGGACCAGAAATTACTTTTTCTACAACAGGCATAAGAGTTCCTTTTTTCCTACATTTTTTAGCTATAAAACTGGTAAGTTTTATTCCTTGACCACGTAATACAAGGAAGCTCATGGGAACACTACAAATTGAAGCCATTTCTACGAAACCAGTTATGACATCAATCTTGTTAATAAGATGATGAACTAAGTTACAATCCTGAATACAATATTTAGCTACAATAGCACGTTCATCGGGTCCCATATTTGAAAGACGAAATATATCTTGTGGAGTTACATCATCTTTTGCTAATCCCCATCTTACACTTTTATTCATATTAAGATTTTCCACAGTTCCAATTACAAAGTAATCATCATTTATGTTGGTTACTTCAAATTTCGCACCATCTTTATAATAATCTGTGCTATGACTTGATTCTTCAAAATGAACAAAGCTTCCAACAGCTAATCCTTTTTTATTTTTGCTATAAATAATTGTTTTTCCATCATTTATATCTATTGTTTTAACTTTATCTCCTATATATTGACCTGCTACATAGTCAAGTTTATATGAAGGTAAATTAAAATCTCTACGAAAATAGTTGTATAAATCTATTTGCATACGACCATTCATTTTTATATAACGTAAATCATGTTCTCCACTTGCGATTACAATTTTGCTTGCTTCTATATCCTTACTTCCGTCGCGGTTTACGTTGATACATATTTCTGGTTCTCCATTATCTGCTACAACATCAATACGATTTCTTGATAGTTTTAAAAATTCATCAACCGTATTTAATTCTTTAGCACGTTCAAACATGAAACCATAATCAAAACCAAATATGTTATAACCTATTATAATATCCGGGTCTTCGCGTTGAATAATTTTAGTCCATGCGAGTAGAACTTCTTTTTCAGTAGGATAAGATTCGATTTCAGCGTTTTCTACATTTTTCAATTTACTACATGTATCTAAAACTATGCAGTGATTTAGATAAGGTTCACTTTTACCATATTTTAGAAATGTAGAACCAATAAACGTTACTTTATCACCAGCTAATGGAGGAAAGTGAATCATAAGAGATGTATCAAGTTCGTTAATTTTTTCATCGTAAGAATATTCTGTGCTGCGAAGGAGATCAAATATTGTTGAGTTTTTTGTTTTTTTCCCTCTTTTACCGCCCTTTCCAAATGTAGTTCCATATGTTTCTTCAGATTCTAATTCTTCTGGTGTTTTCATGAATGACATAATTGATTTTATTTCCGCAATATTTGTGGCTTTCATACTTGGAGATGAACGAAACCACTTTTCTATACGTGCAATTATAATTTCTTTTGTAATTTTCTTTTTAGTATAAACTTTATCTATATCATTATGTTCAATACCGTTAATACTAAATGCGGCATAAATACATTCTTTAAGAAGTGACATCATTTCTTCGTCATCTTCAAGTTCATCAAGTTGAACTTTTGTAATATCGATTATATTAGTAGCAAGTTTTTTATATGATTTCACCGGAACAGGGAAATCACCGTGGCTACTACTTGCCTCAATATCAAAACTACATATATTATAAGGAACCATCGTCTCTTTTTCGTTAAGTGGTATTATATTTTTAAATCCGGTGCGAATTTCATATTTACATGTAGTATATTTTACAGGTTCTTTTGTATAATTTTCAAGTTCAATCCATCCACTTGGACTAATTTCTTGAATATGAAAATATCTAAGAAGAGGTGGGATGTTTGATTCATAAATTTTAGTTTTTGTATTTTTAAAAATGAAACCATTTCGTTTGAGACGTCCATCTTCAAACCAAAGATATTTTGCTTTATTAAGTGCTATTGTTGTTGTAAATGAAATATATATAAAATTGTGAAGTTTTTCATCGTCAAAACCATATAACTTTTTACGTTTTACAAGTTTACAGTCTTTAATGTTATCTTTATAATAAGGACCAACTGCGTTTTTCATTTCTTCAAGAAATTGACGTTTTTCATGTTCTCCCCATGAATCACCAACCTTTACGAAGAAGAATGGTTTAAAGTTTTCTACAAATACACAATATGTTTTTCCTTGTTCGTCTATTCCAAACATTTGCATTTCAAATAATCTCTTGTCAGAAGCATTCTTTGCTCCTTTTTTATAATCTTCGTCATCTGATTCGCTTCCACTTGAAGATTGACCAGGAGACTTATTATATACGTTGAAGTCGAATAATTTGAAAGTTAATTTCATTTTATATTGATGTTTACTGATAACTAATAATGTTTATTATGTTTCAATTTTGTTTATTTTAGACTGTGATTAATTTTTCGATTTAATTTTACATGCTTTTGCTACTTTTTTTATTATATTTTCGCACGCAATTGAATTTGAAATGGTAATATGTCCTAATTTTCTATTTGGTTTTGTTTCTTTTTTTCCATAAATATGAACATGTAAATTATCATAATTAGATGAAAATAATTCAATTATTTCGGGGCTATTATAGTTTGCTATACCGTAACAACCTTCTTCACCAATTATGTTATACATTAAACACGAACCCGATAATAATTTATCCATTCCAGTTTTAGATAATGGCAATCCCAATATTCCACGGATATGTTGTTCAAATTGTGATGCGTTACTGGATTCTATTGTAAGATGACCACTATTATGTGGTCTGGGTGCTATTTCATTAACTAAAATACCATGATTCGTTTGAAACATTTCAACAGCCATTACACCAACATATTCAAACAACGTTACTATTTTTTTTGCTATTTCAATAGAATTTTTCTCCATATCGACTGATAATATTGCTGGTGATTTTGCACATACTAATTGATTTGAATTATAATTGAATATCATTTCTATCGGACGATATGTTTTGATATCTCCTTTAGGATTTCTTGCCAAAACTATAGATATCTCTTTTTGTATTTTTACATATTCTTCTATTATACATTCACCATCTGTTAGTTCATTAAGATCATCTTTTTCTGTTATTTTATGAACTCCAAAACCATCGTATCCACCGGTTGTTTTTTTCCATATACAAGGTAATTTAATAGAATTATTATCGATAGAATTTTTTATTTCGTCAATAGAATTAAATTTCATAAAATGACATGTTGGTATATTATGTTTTTCAAGAAATTGTTTTTGAGTATATTTATTCTGTATTGTTTCAAGAACATGTGGACGTGGATAAACTGTTATTCCTTCTTTTTCAAGGTCAAATAATGCGCGAACACATATATGTTCAAGTTCATATGTAATTATATCACATTCTCTTCCAAATTCCATTAATTTATCATAATCCATAAATTCACCAACATGAAATGATGAACACATGTTTTTACATATAGAATCCTCTGATTTATCATAAATTTTTGTTGTTATACTAAGAGTAGAACAATACTGAATAAGCATTTTTCCAAGTTGTCCTCCACCTATTATTCCAACAGTCTTATCCATAATATTAAATTATTTTTACCTTTATTATTTATTTTATTAAACAATTCATTATTTTAATAAAATAAGATAGTCTAATATATAAACTATGTTAATTAAAAGCGTTATCTATATGTCTGGTATAGCAGTTTTTATAAGGGGATATATTCATATGATAAATCCAATTGGTAGGGAGTCAAAAAGCTCAATTGAAAAATTTAGATTGATGAAAACCAAAAATAAAATAAATACCTCAGTAGATAAACGTTATTATTCTACTTTTATTGAAAAATCTGTTAACCCAAAAGATGTGAGAAGTATGATATATAAAGATATTACAAAAAAATATAAATATCTTACATATCCTAACGCAAAACGTGTATTACATAAACATACGAATATGTTAGATTTATATGGTGATAATGTTGAGAATATGAATGTTGAACATGTATTTCCACAATATGCTTTTAAGAATGATAGTAGAAAAAAAGAAATGAAATCAGATGTTCATAACCTTTTTTTATGTAACAGCAAGTTAAATACATATAGAAGTAACTTTAAATATGTGAAACCAAGTGAGTATTTAAAATTTTCAAATGATTCTACGTGTCATGTATTAGACACAAAAGGAAATAAAATTACATCAAGTGAAGAAATATTTAGTCATGCGGGATATTTAATGGCTATAAATAATAAACGAAAAGTATTTGTCCCCACAAATTATTCAAGAGGAAAAATAGCACGTGCTATAGCATATTTTTCAATTAAGTATAGTTATGTAGATAAAATAAATGAAATAATTGATTTGAAAACACTTATTGAATGGAATTTAAAAGATCCGGTTGATAATGAGGAATATTTAAAAAACATAATTTGTTATATGTATCAAGGGAATTTAAACCCCTTTATAATGGATCCAGATCTTTTATATTTGAGTTTTATGGATAAAGTTAATATAGAAGAACAAGTATTATATGAAAGACAGAGTAAGAAAATAGACTCACTTTATGCTATTGATTATTTACTTGATGAAATAAATTCACAAAGAAGTGATATTAATAAATTACTTAGAATAATAAAAAATAAGTAAATTCAAATACTTTCTTCACTATCGCTGTCTTCATCGTCACTTTCTTGTATATTATAATTCGTTGATTGTAATTCTATTTCTTCATTATCTATATCTGTATCATCATCTTGTTCTTCTGTTTGTTGTGTAAAATCATCAATAGATATGTTTGAAAAAATATTGTTTTGTATGTTATCGTTATTATTTAATGGTGAAATAGGAGAATTATGATTTAAACTTCCCATAGAAAATTGTTCAACAGGAAATGGTGTGGTTGAAATATCTCTTGGTATAATTGATTGTGAATGGTTTGTTGGTCGAATTACTTCTACATTTATATTATCTATAGTGGCGTTTGTTCTTTCAATAATAGGACGAAGACTATTAATTTGTCTTGAAACAATTGAACCAATTAAATTAACAGCATCATTATTATTATTTTCGTTATTTGTATCAAAAGTAATACCTTCGTTGTCATATATATTTGTAAGTGAATTTACAAGAGACGACATTCCATCTGTAATGTTAATTAAATTATTTATATTTTCGGTTTCATTATTAGTTGTTACTTCTCCTGTTTCTGTGTTTATGGTAGTTGTTTGTGTCATATTAACTGTTCTTTCGTTTGGGATATTATATGATATATTGGTATTATTATTTACATGATTATTAGATATTACACTTTCATTATTATTTAAATTAAATTGTGTAGGAGTATTTGTTTGTGTTCCTGATTCTATGTCATTATTTGTTTCAATATTTGGTTGAGTATTTGTTTCAATATTTGTTTCAATATTTGTTTCAATATTTGGATCAAAATTTGGAGAATCCAACGTGTCTCTTGTATAGTTACGAATATCATAACGACAAAGAGGACAACGAACATTTTGTCCAAACCAAATATTAAGGTCTTCACCTGAATATATATGACCACAATAGCGTATTCTTGTTACAATATCGTCACTTTCAAATTGTATTAATGATATTGGACATCGGTTGTTACTTGGATTTTGAATACTTGAAAAAGGGATTATTTCTGTTGCATTTCTTATTTGACTTTGCGTTGGTATAACAGGGACAGGTCTTAAGAATTCTGTGGCTACTTCTGGGTTATTTAAAATATCAAAATTAAATGTAAATCTATTTGAGTCAAAATCACCAAATAAAGAGCTTTCTGTAAATGGCATACGAAGTGATTCTGTTCTATTTCTTATTTCATTATTATTTTCATAAAAATTAGATAAATTTCTTGTAAAAATTCTTTCGCGCGGGGATTGGATTGTATTCATACGGGGAAATGGAAATTGCGTACTTTGAGATGTATTAACTATATTTTCAAACACATTTGATGGTTGACTATTATTTTGACTATTATTTTCATTTATTGGTTCAGTATTTATTGGTTCAGTATTTATTGGTTCACTATTTGTTGGTTCAGTATTTATTGGTTCAGTATTTATTGGTTCAGTATTTGTTTCGGTATTATCTCTGGTAGGTATAATATGTCTAATAGGTGTATTTTCAGTATTATCTATATAGTTATTGTAAATTGAAGATAACGAAGATCGTTGTGAATGTATATTGGAATTATATGGATTATTTCTTGGTCTTTGAAAATTTAATGAATTATTTGAATTATTACCAAAATAATAACGATTATTGTTATTTCTTCCATGTGCGTGACTTGGTGTAGAGAATATATGTCTATGATTTTGTGTGTTTCTTTGTGAAGTTTCACGATTTTGTGTTTGGACATTTCTTCTTGGTAATTCTGTTCTTCTTGTATTTCTTGAACGTCTCACGCTGACATCACCGTGTGTTGATAATAAGTTTCTCAATATTTGGTCGTTTCTTTCCATTCTTTCAATAAATAATAACATTACTGAATTTGAAAATCGAATATTCTCCACATAAATATCGATTAAATCATCTGTTATTTCATCACTCATGTTATATATAATATTTGAAAATGTTTAAATTATTTAAATGTGTTGACATTTTAAATAATATTATTTCTGGTTTTATAAGTTTTTTATATACCTTTTTTATATACCTTTTTTATAAATAATTTAAACATACTACACCATATTTTTATATCATGAAATCTTCGTTTATAAAAGAAATTTATAAAGATAAAGGACTTACGGGTCTTCAAAACTTAGGAAATACTTGTTACTTAAATAGCATTATACAATCTCTTAGTCATACATATGAATTACATGATTTTTTTGAAGATAAAACTTGGGCAAAGAAGGTAAAAAATAATTTTAATACTCTTTTGTTAGTAGAATTTGATAAATTGCTTAAACTTATGTGGACACAGAATTGTGTAATAGCTCCTAAGGGTTTTGTATCATTTGTTCAAAAACTTGCTAAAAAGAATAATAATGTTAATTTTTCTGGTTGGGATCAAAATGACGCATCCGAGTTTTTAATTTTTTTATTAGATGGATTTCATCAAGCACTCACAAGGAAAGTTAATATTTCTATAAATGGAAAGGTTGAAAATGAAACAGATAAGATAGCACTTAAATGTTGCTCACGATTTAAAGACATTATACAAAATGATTATAGCGAAATGGTCGATATTTTTTATGGAATGCAAGCAACCATTATATATGATAGAAATGGAGATGGGAGGCGTATCGTTAAAGGGGAAGCAAGAAGTATAGCTTCTGAACCTTTTTTTGTTCTTAGTGTTCCTGTTTCACCTAAAGCTGATACCATTTATAAGTGTCTTGACATACATACAGAAGCAGAATTATTAGAAGGTGATAATCAATGGTTTAATGAAAATTTGGGAGATAAAGGAGGAAAACAAGATGCTGTAAAGCAGTTATCATTTTGGTCATTACCAAAAGTTCTTATTATTGATATGAAAAGATATAGTTATAGTGGAAATAAAAATCAAAAATTAATTGACTTTCCTTTAGATGGACTTGATATGAGACCGTATGTAATTGGTTACGAAAAGAGTAAATATATTTATGACTGTTATGCTGTTTGTAACCATAGTGGAAACATGGGTGGTGGTCACTATACAGCGTACACACGAAATGCAAATGGAAAGTGGTATCATTTTAACGATAATATGGTTAAAGAAATTCGAACAAGCACTGTAGTTTCTCCCAAAGCCTATTGTTTATTTTATAGATTGCGTTCTTAAAAATGTTTATATATTATAAGTAACCATGCCAAAAAAATCAAAAAAGAATATTAAAAATACAAATAATAAAAAAGGGTGTTATAATTTTAAAAAAAGCTTTAACGCAGGAAATAGAATTAAAGGAAAACGTAGTAGTAAGAAATTAAGAAAAAAAATACATAAGTCTAGAAAATATGGTTCGGGACCAGGATTTGATGATATTGGGGATTTATCGTTTGATGATGTGTATAACGAGACATATACAGAAGAACAAGAAAGAAGAAAGAAAACACAAATAAGAAATGGATTAATATTGAAGTTCAGTAAACAAATAAACAACGACCACCCGAATTTGTCAAAAGAAAAAAAAGTAGAAATGCTTCGAAACTTGTTGGAGCAAAATGGAGTTGAAGGAGAAAAACAAAAAAAATATAATATCACTAATCGAGAGGAGAGTGATCTTATTCCTATGCCTATTGAAAGAAATAATCAACAAAAAATAAAACCTTATAGTATTTGGAGGTTCCCCCCTCAAAATAGTAAAGAGTTAAAGCAACCAAATATATTAAACGATACTATTTTGGGTGGTCCTAAAATTAATGATATGATGGGAGAACCATACTTAAACCAATATATTACTTCTCCATATTCCCCACCAAATAAAGACGATAAAGAGCTTTCTTTCAAACTTTTGTATGGGGATGATGATAGTGATCATGATAGTGATCATGATATTAAAAAACCACCTAAAAATCGTTCAAGAAAAAAAACTATAAAAAACACACACCGTAATAAATATAATTCTATACAAGGTGCTCCAAAAACCACAAGCATGATTGATCGTTTTTTTGGACCAAAGAAATTTCCTTCAATACAATTTTCAAATGGAAAAGAAAAAAAAGGATTTTCAATTAAATCAAACGAAGGTTCTTTATTAAAAAGTTCAAATTCTAAATCTAACGAATTGAAACCCAAGTCTAAAAAATCAACTTAAATTTTTAATTATATTTAACTCAATATAATTAAAGTAAATTACATATCTTATTTTAAAAGGTCGTTAGCAATAGGTTTTACGTTATATTGTTTAGCAACATCTTTTTCGGTGGGTCCAAACATTATACTATTTAATTTTGTGATAAATCCTTCACTTGATTCTTCTTCCAAATCTTCGCATGTATATGTGTTATTGGGATTTGCTCTAAAGTGACTTTGTGCGTATTCTTGGCGTGTTTCTGAAATTTTACTGTTAATGCTTTCTCTAACATGATAGTATAAGTCAACCTTATTTTGTTCTTTAAGGAATTGGCTTATGAATTGACTTCCACCAAGAGCACCAAGTTTAAATTCGTATATAGTATGATTTCCAGATGGGAATTGAATAGGTTCAGCCATAAGTGGTTTGTCATTTCCATTAAATAGTTCAAGTTTTGCGTGTTTCATACATCCTGCTATTGGGGTATAGAATACGATAGATGCAAGGTCATTTCGTGTTTTAGCAACAGATAATGTTAATGTAAATCCATCAACTTCATCATTTAAAGTTGTATCTTTTGTTAATCCTCCATGATAAAATGTATTAATATCTCCATCAAGCATATGTTTTGCGTTCACATGTTTACCATTAAGTTCGGTTCTCATAGATGAATTAATTTGTGCTTCTGTAGTTCCACTTGAAACAATGAGTGTTGAACCTGGTGCGATATTTGTTAGACCGTCTGTATCGGCAGCACCTTCATCTGTGTTGTATTTACCTATTGTTTGTTCTATTACTTGAATTTGACTAAGAGTTACAATACCATTTTGAATATCAGGTTTAATAGGGTTATTATTGGTAACACTTGAATGTATTCCTGGGAGATTTTCTGGGTGTGATGCTGCGGGGTCACCAGAACTAACCATTCCATCTAATTGTGAGCTATTATTCATGTCATAATCACTATTCATTACATGAGGTTTGAATGTTACTTTGATTTTCTTTACAGCAGTATCTTCTGGTATATTAAATGATGAGCTACCGTGGTTGAGAAGGTTATAACGTTTTAGGTATTTTTTATATAAAGGGTCACCGTCTTCACATATTCCATAATTATCTGAGTCGTTTGAAGTAATAATATTACTTGTATCTAATCCTTCAGGGAAATCATCAGTATGACTATGAGAGTAATTTCCATGAGAGTGTTCGTTTGAATTTTGTGTTGTGTTGGATGATTCATTTGATGTATTATTTTCATCTACTTTTTCTTTTAGGTCCTTAATTTCATTAATAAGATTTGTTTTTTCATCGCGTTTTTGTTGTTGATTAACTTCATTATATCTAAATATTCCAAAAATAAGAACACCGCCTAAACCTATTAGAGCAGCACCTGCTAGACCATTTACTATTCCTAAAATAATAAATACGGTAATCAATAATGTATAACCTATGAACAAAGTAAGAACATTTATCAATTGTTGGCTATCCATATTTTGCTGTTGTTGATGATAAAGTTTATTGTCTGTTGCCATTATTATATATTATTGTATATATAAAATTGCCTAATCTCTATTTTTTTCTTGTATTTTTTTTATTACTAATATTGTGTATATTTTTCTTTGTTTTTCTAACACTACTCTTTTCGTTGTTTCCTGTGACTTTATCCTTTTTATTTTCTTTTTTATTTTTATTTTTATTTTCTTTATAAGTTGGGTTCATTTGATTAAGTAAACTATCTAAAACACTACCACCCATCATTTCAGAATCAACTCCACCAGCTTTTTTTTCATCCAAATAAGTTTCAAATTGTTCAATTTTTTCATATCCACCTCTATAGTTCATTAAACCTATAGGAACAGCTAAATTTGGTTTATCATTAACTATATTGTTAATATTTATATTTTCTTTAAATATTCCTGAACCGGTCATGTATCCACCACTCATAACTTTATTATATTCGCTATTGTAAACAAAATCAATAGACATTCTCTTACATTATGGTGATAAATATTATTGAAATTATGAACTGTAAAATCTTTTAATTTCTATGTTAGATTTAGTTTCCCGTCTATTTTTTATATGGTTCATTAAGTTATTTGTTAATTTATCATCATTAAAATAAGATTTAATACTTTCCTCTATAAATTTATAACTAAGTGGTGTTTGTACATTTGTTGTTGCTATTTTAAGTTTACCATCACTTATTTCAATACTAGAATGTTTGGGATGGTTTCGTTTCATATACTCAACAATATTTTCTCCAAGTGTATTTTTTTTATTTCTTATTTCTTTTACCTTATCATTATAAGCTTTAGCTTGGTTATCGTATAAAACCCATGTTTTTATATGTTCCTCTAAATTCATTATATATTACGAATTATATAATAAATTGAATATGTTTTCTGTTGAATAGTAATTTAGCGACGACGTCTCATACTACGAATAAATTTTTTCATTTTACGTCCTGATTTTCCTGAAGATTTTTTAACACGTTTGGTGTAAGTTCTTTTAGCAGCTACGAGACCGAATGGAACGATTGCTGTAGCTATTGTTTCTAGTAGACCTCCTTTACGTTTACTTGTAAATTTTTTATTGCGTCTTCCTGCTTTTTGTGTTTTTGTTAATTTTCGGTTAAACTTACGAGTAGCCATATATTATATAAAAACATATTAATTAATTTTCCCTATAGATTTTGAACGAAGAAGTAATATAAAATTTCCTAAAATTATTAAGAATGATAATATTACAAATAATAATGAAATAAAAATGTAAGGCCATATTTCTATCATTATCATATCTATTATTGGGTAAAACATTTCTTTTATATTTTGTTTTACGTCTTCTCTTTTTAATACACCGATACATTCATTTATTATTTTTTCTTTTGTATTCTCCATATTTAGTATATATAATAATATTTTAGATTTTTAATGCGATTAAAGATATATAAAATAATATCCTCAAGAAACATGGACCAGAAAATAGATATTCCCAACGAAAAGTATGATTTTGATAAGATAACACTTAGTACACCGATTAGTGTTTATGGTGGTGCATATTTTACTAAAATAACAAATGAAGGAAATGATATTTTTATACAAACACCTATGTGTGGAACCAAAACAGGTGTTGTTAAATCTGGAAAAAGGATGTTTATAGATTTGTTATTTGATAAAACAGATGAAAAGATAGTAATATGGTTTGAAAATTTAGAAGAAAATGCTCGTTCTCTTATTTTTGATAAAAAAGATGATTGGTTTCAAGATACGATTGAAATGGATGATATAGAAAGTGCTTTTTCACCTTCGGTAAGATTATATAAATCAGGAAATTATTATTTGATACGTGTATTTTTAGATAATCCAAGAATGTATGGTGGGTCAAATAGTATTTCTATTTACGACGATAGAGAGAAAGAGCTTTCTATTGAGGATATTACAAGTGAATCAAAAATAATTTGTATTTTACAAATACATGGAATTAAATTTACAAGTAAAAGTTTTCAAATATATTCACAAGTAAAACAAGTTATGGTTATAAAAAATAATATATTTAATAAATGTTGTATTAAGACAGGTAGTTCAAACGAAATACAAGATAAACAATATTTAGAAAACAATTCAAATGACATACAACTAGATGATGTATATGATGTATCTTCAAATGAAAATGTAAATAATGAAGAATTAGAAGAATTAGAAGAATTAGAAGAAGAAAATGAAGAAAATAAAGAATCAAATGAAGAAAATATTATTATTGAAACACAAGAAAAATCTTTACTTCATGATATTGAAGAAAGTGAAGAAAGTAAAGATGACATTTTAAAAGATAATATTTTAAAAGAAGAATATGTTGAAAATAAAAAAATTATTAATGAACAAGAAAATATTAATCTTGAATTTGAGGATTTAACTCCTACAAATAACTCAAATAGTTTTAAAGAATTGGAAGAATTTGATATGGAATTAAATTTAGAACAAGGTGATAGTATAACATTAAGGAAATCAAATGATGTATATTATGACATGTATAAAAAAGTTAGAGAAAAGGCAAAAGAAGCTAGAAAAAGTGCTTTACAATGTTATATAGAATCGCAAAATATAAAAAATACACATAATTTAGTTTTATCTGATGATTCAAGTGATGACGAGTATGAAAAGCAATTATATTTAAATGAAGATAATGAAAATGTTAATGAAAATAATATAAATTAAGGAAATATTTAGTTTATTTGTTTAGGGAACATATAAAATATAAATGTTAAAGATGAATATATATGATTTTTGTAAAATTATTTTATCATACATTTTATATAAGATGGCAGGTTTAAAAAGCACGCTCAATAAAGTTATTTCTGGTATTACTGGCTTAGTTTCTATGAAGAAAAATACCACTAAGTTGGTTATTCTTCTTATAGTTGTGGGTATTGTTGTATATTTATATAATAATATGCAGCTCCCTAAGCTTGGTATGGCATCAGGACGTTCAAAAACAGAAACAAACACAGTTGTCGAACAAGGAGTAAAACCTATTCAAACTAGTCCCGAAGAACAATACACAAAGGTTCAAGGATTGGCTACTGACACACATGGTCTTGCTCCTAGCTGTAATGGTGGTGATAAGGTAAATCCTATGGATCTTCTTCCTAAGGATAAGAATAGCGAATGGGCAAAACTTAACCCTCATGGTTCAGGTGAGCTTGCTGATGTTAATCTTCTTAAATCCGGACATCACATTGGTGTTAATACTGTTAACAATACTATGCGTAACGCAAATCTTCAAATTCGTTCTGAACCCCCTAATCCTCAAGGACATGTTGGTCCGTGGAACCAAACAACTATGGAACCTGATCTTCAACGCAAAACACTTAATTAAATAAAAAGTTTTAGTTGTATTTTAGTTAATTAATATAATATCAATAATAAGTATGGGTATTGATATTTTAGGATATATTATTGTTACTATAGTTCTTATCTTATGTATTAAAATATATAGAGATTCAGATGCGTTTAATCTTAAATGTATTATATCTGATGTAGATGGTAATAAATATTGTGTTAGAGAACGTGCTAAGCTTGAAATGGCAGCAGATTTACTTGCAGAAGTAACTAAAAAAATGCAAGATTTAGTTAATTATATGGATGAACATCATGGAGATGAAGAAAGAGTAAAAAGATTATTAAAGAATTTTGATCCAAATAGTATAAGTGAGACTCTTCCAACAAGTAAGCTTACAGCTTATAGTGAGAATAAGGGTGAAAAAATAGCATTTTGTTTAAATAAGACAAAGGACGGTAATAAACTTATTGATATGGAGACACTTACATTTGTTGCTATACATGAATTATCTCATGTTATGTCTATTGATATAGGTCACGGTGATGAATTTTGGACGAACTTTAAATATTTACTTGAAAATGCTGAGAAAGCAGGTATATATAAAAATATAGATTATAATGAAACACCACATACATATTGTGGAATGGAAATAACAGACAACCCATATTTTGATTATTAGATATATTAGTGCTGCAATATAAGTGATATAACATTAATGATTAAGTTATCATTTTTAAATCATATAATATATATATAGATGACTATATATTATAAATTTCATCATTTAATAGCAGAAGATGATATAAAGAACATATATGCCTTTATTGGAAATGAAGAACCAGAAAAGTTGGGTCTTTTTGTAGATAAACCAGAAGGATACATTGAACGTGTTATATATGTGAATGAACTTATATATCCGGATGATACAATTGAAATAGTTAAGCGTAAATTAGTTAATCATATACCTGATTTAACGTATCCTGAATTGCATATGTTTTATATTAAAAAAACAAATATGACATACAGGGAATTTACAACAAAGTTTTTTAGTAAGAAAAGCAAATATCAAAGTAAACATTTAAAAATAATGATGAGTAATTTATTAAAAGAAGATGATAATCGAAGATATTTTGATAACATGTCTACTATAGGAGATATAGATTTTTCCAAATCATTTACAAAATATACAAGTGTTGATAAAATTAATGAAAATGAATTTATGAATTATATTGTTAATCCTTTTACTATTGAAGATGATACATTTTTACGCAATTTTAGTATAGGTAGAAATAATGGAGAACCCATTATAAATTATAGTATAATAGAGAATAATAATTTGTATTTTTGTGATGCTGAAACAATATTAAATAGTTTTACTGATATATCACCACTAAATATAATAAAATATTATTTTCCTCAATTGATTGATTATGATATAAAAAATTTAGATGAACTTAAATCAAGAAGAGATGGTATTAGTGAATCTGTTGTTTCAAAATATAAAGATGATTATATGAAAATAATTAAGAAATATCATGAATTTCAAAATTTATCTGTAAAAACAGACAAGATAAAAGAAGGAATCTTATTGGTAGAATTTGAGATATTAAATATTGATGGAAATTCTATACCATTTGATCTTATATTTAAAAATATTAATGCTACAAAAGATTATCCTATTGTAAAGACTGTTGTTAATAAAAATATGGAAAGATATATAAAACTTTATACTGAAAAAACAACTAAAAGTGGTATGAAAATACCATTATTAGATTCATCAACAATAATTAAAACAATTAAACTTATACCGAATAAACGAGGTGTATATGTTTATTCGAATATAAGTGAAGAAAATGATGATGTAAATGGGTCTATTATAATTGGTATTAATGATGAAGGTAATATATATGTGAAAATTATTTTTGAGCAACATATAACCAACGAAAAGTGTGAAGTTATTTTAAAAAGACATATTGATAAATTTATAGCTAATCAATCATCTTATTTTATTAAATTAGGTTACAAATCGCTTAAATTTGAAAAATTACTTGACGATAGTATTAAAATACTAAACATAAATTATAGATATCTTTATGTAACTAAGAAAAAGAAGTTTCAAATGGAAAATATGAAGAAATGTATGAATGGAATATTAGAGTATGATGATAAATTAACACAGCGACATCATAGTGAAAATATTTTTAAATTTCAAAATTTAAGAAGTTTAAATTTGAAAACGAATGTAACACTTGATATTAATTTTAAATTTGATGGTATTGAATATATAGTTAAAAATATTGATTCATTTAATTATTTTGATGTAATTATTCCAAATTATCTTAAAATAGCATCATCATTATTATTAGGGGACGTTAATAAAAGTGAACAAAAAAAAATATGTTTTGATACTTCTATTGTTGACGAAGAACAAGACAAAAAAGATATTGAAACTGATAAAATAATTATTGAAGAAGCTGACGACGAGGAAGAGTTACTTGATGATGATATGGAAGGTATTTTTTCATATAAAGATGATGGGGGGTTAGATGATATACTTGGTGATGATTATGATAATTCAGGTGATGAATCAGGTGATGATATTAACTTAGATGAACTTTCTCAAGTAAATGAAGATGAATCAGGTGATGATATTAACTTAGATGAACTTTCACAAGTAGATGAAGATGATGATGGTGAATCTGGTGATGAACTTGATATTAACTTAGATGAACTTTCTCAAGTAAACGAAGATGAAGAAGATAAAGAAGATGAAGAAGATGAAGAAGATGATGAAGATGAAGAAGATGATGAAGATGAAGAAGATGATGAAGATGATGAAGATGATGAAGTAAATTTATCAGATTTATCAGTTGTAAGTGATGAAGAATCTGGTGATGAAGTTGATAAAGAAAAAAGTGGAGGCGAAAGAAAACTATGGGTTAACAGAATTCAGGAAAGAGATGATATTTTTAAAGTTGATAAATTTAAATCTCCAACACAAACTTATTCAAAAACATGTCCATCTAATCAAAATAGACAACCTGTTATATTAACAAAGGATGAATGGTCAGAAATAAAGGATAATGAATCGCATCATCCTGTTAAAGATAAATATGAATTTAATGAAGAAACAAAAGATAAAAATAAATTTATTCCAGAAAAGGACAGATTTTCTGTTAAATTCCATAGTAAAACAGGCGATGAACATTATTATATATGCCCTAAATTTTGGTGTATAGATAAAAATAAACCAATTAATATATTAAATGACCTTGAGATGAAAGAAGAGAATGGAAGAAAGGTTTTAAAAAGAAATGAAAAGGGTGAAGTAATAGCAAAATCAGGTGTTTGTTCAAATATTCATGAATTTGGTGTTAAATATAGTCAAACAAAGGATAAAGATGGAGAACACATTATAGATAAAACAGGAACAAAATTAAAAGAAGGAGCATTTAATTATCCATCATTTAAAGATGATGATTATTGTCTTCCATGTTGTTTTAAATATTCAGATAAAAGACAGCCTACAAATTTTAATAAATCTCAAGAAAGAGCAAATACCTGCATGAAAAAGGCAGGAGTTGAAATAGATGAAAAAAAAGTAACAGATACTGATGTTATTTCAAAAGTTGGTGATATCGAAAAAGAAATAGATACAGAAAATGAACCGCAAAATAAAAAAAGTTTGAATATATCAAATCGTCTTATTTCTGTAATATTACAATCTGACAAATTCCCATTACCAGAAAATAGAGCAGGTTATCTAAATGTAGTATTACAAGAAATATTTTCCAGTGGAACTAAAAATATAAACTGTGATTCAAGTATAATTCCATTTAACTGTTTTTTAAGAATGGGTGTCGAGAAAAGTGAAAATCAATCATTTGTTTCAGCTATGGCATATATTCATTCAGTATTTAATAAGTCATTATATTTACATTCTTTAGTTGAATTTAAAAATTTGATAATAAAAAGTATTAATATTGATCATTACATAAAATTTCAAAATGGAAATCTTATATCTCTTTTTTATGATAAAGATAAATCGTTTGATACATATGATGATGATGTGAAAGTATCATTACTTTATACAAATATGATTAATTCTAAAAATGATAATATGAAAAAAATGTTATTTGACAGAATATATAATTCATATTTGACATTTAAAGATTATTTAAAAAATGATGATAATTTACTTGACCACACAATATTATGGGATTTAATGTGTCATGAAAATAAAGATATTTTTATAAATGGTATAAATCTTGTTATATTTGAAATATCATCCAAAGAAGATGAAAATTATATTAATATTCTTTGTCCATCTAATTATTATACAACAACTAAATTTGATGAAAAAAAGACAACTGTATTTTTAGTTAAGATTGACCAGAATTATGAACCTATAATGAATATAGAAAAACAGAGAAAAGCATCAAAACCAAGTATTAATTTTTTGAAGCATTCAAGTGTTAGTGGGAAGTTTAATATAAATAAGATACTAACAAAAGTTCACAGATATTACAACGAATGTTATCCTATACCAAGTATTCCTTCGTTGTATAATTATAAAGGTGATATAAATAAAGATGATTATACACTTCGTTTAAAGGATGACATATATAATTTTTTAAAGGATTCTGGTGATAAGTATAAGAATATAAAAATGGTATTAAATATCAATAGCAAGGTAGTTGGTTTGTATTGTGAAACTAAAGAAGGATTAAAAGGAGTTATACCGTGTTATCCAAGTTATTATGATATTGAAAATGAAAAAAGTATAGTTTTTTATAATGATAAAAGTATTTATTCGTCATATGAAAATACTATTATTTTTTTAAAAAATATACAAGATAATTCAAAAAAAAGAATAATTCTTTTGAAAAAAACAGAAAATGAAGATACATTTTTCTCTACAAGAAATGTTATAAAAGATGATAAGATTATAGGTGTTGTTACACCTTTAAACCATATAATTCAAATAAATCCGCCAATTTTGAAAAGGTCTATAGACAAAAAGAAATATCCATATGATGATACAAATATTATGTTTTTAAATAATGAAGATGAGTATATGGATGCTGTTGTTCTTGATATTATCGGTGAAGAAGATAAAAAAAGAAAAATATTTGTAAGAAAGTTAAAATTAGAGAATATATCATTAATGATGTTCCGTCATAAATTAAAAACAATATTAGAAGAGCCAAAATTAATAGAAGAAAAAAATAATTTAATTATGATAATTCGTGAAGAGGAAATGAGTTATAGTAAAAAGTTAAAAGAAATAGAAGATGTTTTGAAAAAAATAATCAAAGAAGGAGAAGATTATATACTTGTTGATAAGTTTAGTGATGAATATATGGAAACAATTAATATTGATGATATTCCCAACGATGTATTACAAGAAGATGGTGACATAATAAATATATCTAGAAAGAATTTGTTAACTGATAAGGAAAATATTTCAGGTTATTTTAAACGTATTTCTGATGAACTTATTAGATTTCCATCTTTAAGTAAATATATATTAGACCCAAAAGGATATATAGAATCAATAAATAGTGATTATAGTCAAACATCAAATGAAATTATATATCCTGAATCAATGATAACAAAACAAATGCTTTCAAATATTGAACGATGGAGTTCGTTAACACATCCTCATGAGATATCTTTTGATACCAAACAACCTATAAAAACACCTCGGTCTGTTATTCGTAAAGAAAGCGATGATTGGATAAATTCAAAAATTATAATTAATGGAGGATCTAATAAAAGTAAAATATTATTAAAACCACAACCTTCTATAAAAAATACTATGATTTTAAGGAAAAAAATTGGAGGAGTTAAAAAAACAAAAAGATTTGTTTTAACAAATAAAATATTTACAAGAAAATTTAAAAAATAAAAAATAAAAAAATAATTTAATATACTTTAATATTGTTATCTCATATTATTATAAAATTATATATTATGAGATTAAATGATTGGTTATTATCGATTGTCATCATAATTATATTTGTTTTTTTAATGTTGTTTTCAACGATTGTTGGAGGTATAGAGGATATTAAAAAGAATTGGCATCTATATAAATGTAACCCATTAATTATGCCGTTTGCGGGATTTTTTGGAAAAGACTCAAATGACACATTTTCAAGTTGTGTTGCAAATTCCTCTGTAGGTGCGATGCAAAATTCATTAGCACCAATTACAACAGTTTTTTCATCATTAGCAGGTGTAGCTGAAAAACAAGAAGAATCAACAAATAATTCAAGAAAATATTCCATGAATATTCGATCGAAACTATCAGGTTTAGGTTCAGGTATATTTGGTATTATTTTTTCCTTATCTACGGAAATATCTAAGATTGGATTAAAAACAAAAGATACAATGAATAAGATTGTTGGTATTGTTGCTTCATTTGTTCATATATTATCAACATCTGTTGATACGTTTTCAAGTATATGGAAAGGACCACCTGGTCAAACTATTAGATTTTTAGGTGGAATGTGTTTTCATAAAGATACATTTATTAAATTAAAAGATGGAAATATAAAAAAAATAAAAGATATCTCTACAGATGATGTATTAAAGGATGGTTCAGTTGTATTTGGAACTATGAAATTACTTAATCGTTATAATAATAAATATTTGGATGATATGTATGTATTAAAAGAATGTGGAGAAAATAATCAAGATATTATGGTATCTGGTTCTCATCTTATATTATTAAATAAGGAAACGAATGAATATGTGCACGTAAAAAATCACCCTCTAAGTAATAAAATGAATATAAATGAAAAAGAATTGTATTGTTTAATAACAAATACTCATACTATTTCTATAGGAAATCATATATTTGGTGATTGGGAAGATAATGGTGATCTTCCCGAAGAAATAAAACATATTCCAAAAAAAATAAAAACCCATATATAATATGACAGTTAACACAAATAATGCGAAAAAAATCATATTTGATATTTACGATAAAGGATATTATGATAAATATGGAGGAAGTTTTTTACTTGTATTTTTAGTAATTATTTTGATTAGTTCTATGTTGTATTATTCTTATTTTATGGACAACGTTGATTATATTCGTGATAACTGGGGAACAGAAAGATGTAAACCATATAATATGCCTTTTGTTGGTGAAGCGTTTCCACCAAAAGATGGTTCTTCAAAATTTTCATTTATAGCCAAAAATTTTAATTTTTGTTTAGATTCTATTTTTACGAATATTGCGGATACATTAACATCACCATTACATGGTGTATCAAATACTCTTATAGCCATAGTTGCGGCAACACAAATGTCATTAAATTCTATATGGTCTAACTTAAAAAATATTCGACTTAAAATGGGAGCGTTTTCTGTCGGTATTTTTGAAAAAATATATGGGATGTTGTTAGAATTTACTAAAATGTCATATAAATTAAATGATACTATTTCAAAAGTAAATGGTTTCTTTGTATCTATATTCCATTCAATAATGACACTTTATTATACGTTAAAAACATTCTTTGGTTCTATGTATCAAATAGTTCAAGGTGTTACTTTATTTTTTATTTCTTTGGCTATAATATTTTTTTATATACCATTTGGTTTTGGATTGCCCATGGCACTCACTATGGGAGCTATTGCTTCTGTAGCATCCGGGTTTATGATAGCATTCTCAGTAGCAGCAGCACCTGTTATTGATTTATCAAAATATTGGATTCCATCAGTTCCTGGGTTTTGTTTTTCTGATACAACTTTATTAAAACTAAATGACGGAACAAGAATTAAAATGTGTAATATAATACCTGGTATGACTTTACATGATGGTTCATGTGTAACATCGACATTTAAACTACAAAATTACACAGATAATTTATACAGATTAAATGAAAATATTCTTGTTACAGGTAACCATATGATGATTATTGATGATAAATTTATACCTGTTAAGAATACAAATATCGAAAAGGTAAAAGAATATTATACAAGAGACCTATATTGTTTAAATACCGATTCTAAAGAAATTAATATAGATGGTTTTATATTTAGTGACTATGATGAAATTACAAAAGATGAAAAACTTAAATTATACTCAAAAACTGGTAATATATATAAGAAGGACTTTTGTCAACATTATGAAGGTGGGTTCCATCCAGAAATGTTGGTTGAAATGAATGATGGAACAACAAAAAAGTTTATTAATATTAAAATAAATGATATATTGAAAAATAATAATAAGGTATTGGGTGTTGTTTATAGTGACAAACGTTTATGTAAAAAATATGTTGGATTTTGGGATTCAGTAAATAATAATCTTATGTGTTCGGAAAATATGATATTAAAAACATCATTTGGAAGTTGTCGGTCTGTTTTAAAAGATATAACACAACATTATGATTCGCCTACTTGTTATTCAAATACCGTAAATTTACTTACATCTTCTAATTTTATTCCAATTGGAAATAATTTGTTTTGGGATTTCAATTATTTAATAGAAAATTATTTAGAATAAAATAAAATAATACGATTAATATATATATGACGATTGAAATACTTGGTATGAAATTTCGTGTGATTTATTTATTAGTTATTGCTTTTCTAATGTTTTTTATATTTACAAACATTCTTACATGTTCGTGTAGATTATCCGGTGCTGAAATGATTGAGGGTTTCAAAATGGCTATTGGTAGAAATAGAAAAGAAGGTATGGAAGTAAAAGGATATAGTGATGCTTCTCCCAAATATGGTCACGCTGTTGCAGCTCATGAAACAGCAGATATTTCTGGTGCTAAAAAAAACATAGATATGGAACAAGCCGAAGCTGATCGTGCTCTTGATGAAGAAAAGTTATTTGTTTTCTCTAACACAAAATTCTTACCTGAGTGCTGCCCAAGTGCTTATAGTACCGGTCAAGGATGTGCATGTATTAGTGACAGAATCAAGAATCACATAGGCTCACGCGGAGGAAATAACTAAGTTACACGAATCACATATAAATAGGTTCAAAAATATTAAATATAAAAATACTTAGAATACATAGTATATAATTTATTATGTATTCTACAGGTGAATTATTATTGAATTCTTACATAAATATGATTAACAGATTACATCTGGAAATTCTTTGTAATGAAAATGAAGAAAGTTATAATTCAAATGATAGATATTTATTGCGTCAAATAATTACAGACTCTATTAAAGATATAGAAAAATTGGGTGGAAAGGTAAGAATGATAGAAGACGGAATCTTTGCTTTGATAGAATATAATGAACGTGAATGTTCACAATCAAGATTATAGTATAGTATAGTATAATATTGTATATATATATATATGATAATTGATACCTTTTTATTTTATAATGAATTAAATATGTTAAAATATAGATTGAATTATTTATATAAATATGTTGATTATTTTATATTAGTTGAATCAAAATATACATTTTCTTGTAACGAAAAAAAATTTTATTATGAAGAAAATAAAGAAATGTTCGCAGAATTTAATCATAAAATTATTCACGTTAAATTAGATGAAAATAATAAGCCAAATATGTGGGGAAATCGAAAATGGCCTAAGGATAATAATATATGGTTAAATGAGCATGGTGAAAGAAATGCTATTTCAAAAGGTATTGATAAAATAAATAGACAATATGGTATTAATAATGATGATTTAATTATGTTATCTGATGTAGATGAATTTCCAAATATGGAAAATATACATTTAATTGATAAATCAAAGTTAAATAATATGGCTTCTTTGTTTTATCAGTATAACTTATTTAATATAAATAAATCTAAAAAATTCGAATCAGGATGTAAAGATAAAAGGTGTACACGTATTTTTACTTATAAATGGTATAAAGAATTTAAAAAAAATGGTTTTCAGGATATTCGTAAATCATATGGAAATATAATTGATTATGGAGGTTGGCATCTTAGTGATTTTGGAGATTCAGAATTTATTATTAATAAATATAGTCAATATTCACATTCTCAAGATGGTAATGTTATAGCTTTATTAAATAATGATAAAAGATATGAAATAATAGAAAATAATTTTTTTGATAAAAATAGTGATACGTATACACCTATTGAAAATAATAATTTTCTTCCACCAAATTATAAAACTCTTTTTGAATTATTTCCTGAAACACATTATTATAAAAATTAAATTCTCCCTCTTACCAAATGTTTGTGTTATATATTATAAAAATATTATTTATAAAATACTAAACTTTATATAATATCTCTATGGTAACATAGATAAAATAATTATAAAATATCTCTTATTGGTTATGCTGTAAAAATATTATTTACAAAAAAAAATGAATTAAAGAGACAAACAGATATTAACTATAAAAAGAAATGACGGATTCAACTGAATTAGATGAAAAGAAACCATATGGATATATTTATAAAATAGATTTTCCAAATGATAAAGTATATATTGGTATTACTACTGTTACTTTGAAAAGACGACAAAGTCAACATAAAAATTGCGCTGGAAATATTAAATATACAAATGTTTTATATTGTGCTTTGAGAAAACACAAAATGATAAATTCGTTTAAACTTGAACTAATAGATACATCAGAAACAGATGAAGAATTAAAAGAAAAAGAAATGTGCTATATACAAATTTATGACAGTTATTATGGTAATAATAAAGGATATAATATGACGCTTGGTGGAGATGGTCAAAATGGTCTTAAACGTAATGAAGATTTGCGAGAAAAAATAAGTAAAGGACTAATAAATTACCACCAAAAAAATCCAGATGCTGGTAAGATTCACGGCGCAAAAATAAAGAAATTAAATATTGAAGACCCTTCTAGAATACAAAATTACAGTAACGGACAATTAAATTTCCACCGAAAAAATCCAGATGCTGGCAAAATAACTGGCGCAAAAAATAAGAAATTAAATGCTGAAGACCCTTCTAGAATACAAAATATGAGAGACGCTCGACTAAATTACTACCAAAAAAATCCAGATGCTGGTAAGATTCACGGCGCAAAAATAAAGAAATTAAATGCTGAAGACCCTTCTAGAATAGAAAATAATAGAGACGCTCAACTAAATTTTCACCGAGAAAATCCAGATGCTGGTTTGAAGAATGGTGCAAAAATAAAAGAAAGAAATATAGAAGACCCTTCTAGATTAGAAAATTACAGTAAGGGGCAAAAAAGTAGATTTTCAAAAGTTGAAGAAAAATATAGATTATTAGATGCTCAAAATAGAAATAAACCATTTGATGTATTCACTAAAGATGGAACATTTATAAAAACATTTACTTACCAAATGGATGCAAGAGAATATTTAAAGAAAGAACATAATATAACAGGAACTATTAAAATAGGTGAAGTACTATGTGGAAATCGCAAGAGTTCTGCTGGTTTTGTATTTAAATATAAGTAAAAATAATTAAACCAAATAAGCGTATTCGTATTCGACAATTTCGCTTCTACATACGAAACATTCTTTGTAATTGGTTTTACCTGAACACTCGTCACATATTAATATATGGTTACATGGTCTAAATAAAACATTTCTTGGTTGTTCACAGCACATAATACATTTGACATCATCTTTTACAATATCTTTTTTATCGTCTTTCAATAGAGTTTCATATGATTTTATTTGGTATAACAAACATTCGTTGTCTATTTGAAGTTTCTTTACCCTTTTTTCGTAGTCTTCAAATACATCTACAAGGTTTTCATTTTCGTTAAGGTCGATTTCCACAAGGTTATCGATATGTTTCTGTAATTGTTTATTTTGTTCTTCAAGCATTTTAAATGTTCTTTGTGATTTTTTTAATTTTAAAGTCATACTTTTTATGACTTTTTGTTCCCCGTTGGTTTCATATTTAAATTCGGGATTTTTTTTTAAATTTTCATATTTACTTTCCATATGTAAGTATGAAAATAGACAATATTATTTTTTAGTTTGAATTAAAAAATATGTTAAGTATTAATTATAAATTTTAAATTACATATAAAGCATGTGGAGGTGTTCCATGCCTTTATCCTTTTTCAAAAGCTTCAATATAACATCATTTGTAACAGTATATGGGAATTGAACGTCAAGTGACATTTCTGTTTCAAACAAATTGGTTCCCGGTTTCATTAGGCGATACAAGTTCAACTTTGTATAAATAATTTCCAAACACCTTTTTAGATTTCTAACACCTTTTTCGTTGTGTGTATAATTTTCAACAATATATCCAATAACTTCGTCACTAATAATAATATCTTCTTGTGTAAATTTAATTTGCTCACGAATCTTTGGAAGAAGATGGTCTCTTGCGATTACTACTTTTTGTTTGCCATCATATCCGTCAGTTTGGATACGATACATTCTATCTCTAAGAATAGGATTCACTTTTGATTCATCGTTGTAACTGAATATAAATAGACATTTACTTAAATCAAATTTTACTTCTGAGAAGTATTTATCTTGGAATTCTGTATTTTGTGATGTATCTGTAAGATGAGTAAGGATACCAGCAATTTCTTCACCCTTTGGTGTGTCACTAATTTTATCCAACTCATCAAAGTAAATAACCGGGTTCATAGATTTACACTTCATGAGAATTTCAACAATTTGACCCCATGAACTACCCTCGTAAGTGTATGAGTGTCCTTCAAGAAAGCTACTGTCTGTAGCACCACCGAGAGCAATAAATGCGAATTCACGTCCAAGGATTTTACTGATACCTTCTTTTACCAAGGTTGTTTTACCAGTTCCCATTGGACCTTTTATAGCGATAGCAGTTCCAATTGCTGAAGGATTTGAGATCCATTGACCAACAAGTTGCATAATTTGCATTTTTGCGTCATTCAGTCCGTAAACTGCTGAATCAAGAGTATCTTTAGCTTTTTCCATAAAATCATGACAAGCATCAACACCTTTATCAATATTAATGTCCATATTTTTATATGTATTAAATGGAATTTTCATGAATGTATCCACCCAGTTTTTAATTTTATAGAACTCTCCTCCACCGGGTTCCATATAACGCAACATATTTAGTTTCTTTAACGCACATGCTTTCATGTCAGGTGGCATATCGCGTTCAAGAATGCTAAGACGATATGGTTTATCTATTTTAGATATTTTATTGATTTCTTCAAGTTCATTAATAATTTTTTGTTGTTCATCGAGTTCCATTTTCTTAAAGAATTCAAAATCATTCATAACATTCTTATCTGATAATAGCTTACGAAATGATGTAGTATTTTTAGTTTGTTGTTTAGAAATATTTTTTTTGTATTTTTTATCTATTTCTATTAGTTCCTTTTCGGTTTTAATAAGTAAATCTTTTGTAACATCATTTGGTTTTATTTTAATTTGTTCTTTAAGGGTTGTAATGAGTTTACTTGCGTTTTCAATATCCTCTTTTGTATAATTCTTAGGTGTTTTTGATTTTTTATTTTTTGATTTTTTATTTTTTGATTTTGATTTCCCTTCATCATCATCCTCCTCCTCCTCATCATCTTCATCATCATCCTCATCCTCATCCTCATCCTCATCATATTCATCTTCTTCGTCATCATAATCATCTTCGTCGAAATCATAATCTTCATCTTCATCCTCATCATCATAAGCATCCATAATATTTATTTTTCCATTTTTACCTCCACCAAGAGTGAATATAATGTTAAATTTTTTATAACCATTATCATTATCTTCCTCTTCCTCTTCGTCACTTTCTTCTGTTTCAGTATCTTCTTCACTTTCTTCTTTTTGGACATGAGATTTTTTATTTTTTTTGTTTTTAGAACGTGTTAATATTTCGTTTTCACTTTCACTATCACTATCACTATCACTATCACTGTTGTCATCTTTTTTTTGTTTTTCTTTTTTAATATTTTTAGATTTTACTTTAGATTTATATAATTTATTCATTAGTTTCTTAAATTTAGATTTATCCAAATCTACTTCCTCTTCCTCTTCTGTTTCAGAATGAAAGTCTTCTTCGTCGTCACCATCACCGTTGTCAGAACCATACTCCTCTCTGCGGTCATGTTTTGTATCTTTTTTTGACTTTGATGAAGGTGAGGTAACCTTGGATCGCTGGGAATGTTTATCTTTAGTTGATGGTGGCATATTTGTTTTACTATATCATGATATAGTTTTTTTAATTCAATTTTGCATATCATTATTAAATTAAAATTGAAAAAGAATATAAATATATCTAATCAATATACAAAATGGTCACATCAAAAAAATCAAATCAGCTACATTCTAAAATTGTTGGTATACAATTTAGCGTATTGTCACCAGATGAAATTAGAAAAGGTTCAGTTGCGGAAATTACAAACAGAGATACTTATGAAAATAATAAGCCTAAAATAGGAGGATTATTTGATCCTCGTATGGGCGTCCTTGAACCCGGACTTATATGTCCAACTGATGGACTTGATTATATAAAAACACCAGGATATTTTGGTCATATAGAATTGGCTAAGCCTGTGTTTTACATTCAATATTTAAATACTGTAATGAAATTATTAAGATGTGTATGTTTTAAGTGTAGTAAATTACTACTTAATAAAGAGAAATATAAACATGTTCTTGATATGTCTCCTGAAAAGAGATGGGATTTTGTGTTTGCGTTAGCGAGTAAATGTAAGCGTTGTGGTGAAGATACAGAAGATGGTTGTGGTTGTAAGCGTCCTAATAAAATAAAAAAAGAAGGACTTGCTACTTTAACAGCTGAGTGGGAAAGTAATGAAGGTCCTCCTATTGTTCTTAAACTTACACCTGAGTTTGTTTTAAAAATGTTTAAACGTATAAGTGATGAAGATGTGACATTTATGGGATACAGTCCTATTTGGTCAAGACCTGATTGGATGATATGTCAAGTTCTTGCTATTTCACCTCCTGCTATTCGTCCTTCTGTTAAACATGATGCTCAACAAAGAAGTGAAGATGATACAACGCATATATTTGTAAATATTATTAAAACTAATAAAATTCTTCAAGAAAGAATGGAACAACAAAACCCTCCAGTTTCACCAAATGTTATAGAAGATTGGGCACTTATGTTACAATATTATGTTGCAACGCATATTGATAATAAAATACCTGGTGTTAATTCGGTAGCACAAAGGTCGGGTCGTCCTTTGAAATCAATAAAAGAACGACTTAATGGTAAAACCGGACGTGTAAGAGGAAATTTAATGGGAAAACGTGTTGATTATAGTGCGAGATCTGTTATTACAGCTGATCCTAATTTATCTATTCGTGAATTAGGTGTTCCACTTAAAATAGCAAAAAATATTACAAAGCCTGTGGTTGTAAATGATAATAATAAAAATTTCCTTATGAAACTTATTCATAATGGACCAGATAATCATCCTGGTGCTAAAATTTTAGAGAAAAATAATGGTGAAAATATTTCATTACGTCATGCAGATCTTAAAACAATAACACTCAGGAATGGAGATATAGTTCATCGTCATATGATGGATGGTGATGCTATATTATTCAATCGTCAGCCGACTCTTCATAGAATGAGTATGATGTGTCATGTTGTGAAAGTTATGAATCGGGGTGATACATTTAGAATGAATGTTGCTGATACAAAACCATATAATGCTGATTTTGATGGTGATGAGATGAATCTTCATATGCCTCAAGATGTTGAATCTGAAGTAGAACTTCTTCATCTTGCTCATGTTCCATATCAACTTGTTAGTCCAGCAAATAATTCATGTATTGTTGGTATTTTCCAAGATTCTTTACTTGGAGCTAACAGATTTACACGAGAAACTGTAAAAATGAATCCTCGTGAAGCGATGAATTTGTCTATGTGTTCTAAAAGTATAAATCCTGAAATATTTCAAAATAAAAAAATTAGTAGTTTTGATTTACTTTCGCAAATAATGCCATCATTAAGTGTTAAAAATAAAACAAATTCTTTTAAGGATGAAGAAGATGAATCATCATCAAATAATATTATTGAAATTGTTAATGGTGAATATAAACGTGGTATGCTTGATAAGGGTTCTCTTGGTTCTGGTTCTAAGGGTCTTCTTCATCGTGTATATAATGATTTTGGAAATATGCGTTGTTCACAATTTATTGATGATCTTCAAAATATTGTTACTGAATATATGAAAACATCTTCATTTAGTGTTGGAATTAGTGATCTAATTTCAAATGAAGAAACAACCCAAAAAATTAATGAAATAGTATTTGATAAGAAAAAGGAGGTTAAACAACTTCTTGACCAGGTTCAGCTTGGTGTTTTTCAAAATGATTCAGGAAAAACTAACAAAGAAGAGTTTGAAACACAAATTAATGATATATTGAACAAGGTATCTCAAGAAACAGGTAAGATTGGTTTAAAGAGTCTTAGTGCTGATAATCGTTTTGTAAGAATGGTTAAAGCAGGATCAAAGGGTAGTGACCTTAATATATCATTTATGATTTCATGTTTAGGACAACAAAATGTAAATGGAAAGAGAATCCCGTATGGATTTGATGATCGAACACTTCCTCACTTTTCAAAATATGATGATTCACTTGGTGCTCGTGGTTTTGTAGAGAACTCTTATATTAATGGATTGTTTCCTGAAGAGTTATACTTTCATGCCATGGGTGGAAGAGTTGGTCTTATTGATACTGCTGTAAAAACGTCACAGACCGGTTATATTCAAAGACGTCTTATTAAAGGAATGGAAGATTTGAAAGTAGAATATGATATGACGGTTAGAAACAGTAAGGGTAAGATAGTTCAATTCGTTTATGGTGATGATAATATCGATACTGTAAAGGTTGAAAATCAAAAATTACCACTTGTAAAAATGTCATATGAACAAATATATTCTCACTTTTACATTCCAGTTGATAATGTAATACTTTATACACCTTCAGCAAAGAAGCGTTTTAATAGTCAAAAGGGTGAGTGTTCGATTAAAACCAAAAAATATATTGATTATATGATAGAATCGCGTGATAAAATTGTAAAAAATGTTTTAAAAAATAAGAACAGAGACGTGGTTCATTTACCGGTTGCGTTTATGTATATTATTAATAATGTTATAAATAATTTTAAAACGACAAAGGATTCTATGGTTGATATTACACCACTTGAAGCATATGCTATGATTGAAGAAAAATTCGAAAAAATGAGTATGACAAAAATTATAGCACCGGGTGAGCTTTTCAAAGTTCTTTATTATTATTATCTGAATCCAAAGGATTTAATATATGTTCGTCGTTTTAATAAAGATTCTCTAACATGGTTACTTGAAAGTATCCATAAATATTATAAACAATCTATTGTATCTCCTGGTGAGATGGTTGGTATTATTGCGGCACAATCTATTGGAGAACCAACGACACAGCTTACTTTGAATACATTTCATTTTGCAGGTGTATCTTCTAAATCAACAGTAACAAAAGGTGTTCCACGTATTGAAGAAATCCTTAGTTTGTCTGATAATCCCAAAAATCCATCTATTACTATCTATCTTAAGGATGAAGATTCAGGTGATAGAACAAAGGCACAAAACATATCAACAATGGTTGAACATACAAATTTATCCGAAATTGTAAAAAAAACTCAAATATATTTCGATCCAAATGATTATTCAAGTCAAATCCAAGATGATGACCTAATGATGCGTCAGTTTTTCGAATTTGAAAATATGATTAACGAATGTTCTGGTGAAGAGTGTGAAACACAGATGGAAAAATCAAAGTGGGTAATTCGTTTAGATATTGATCCTGAAGTAATGCTTGAAAAAAATATCACTATGGATGATATAAATTTTGTATTAAAAAAGGTATATGGCGATGATATTAGTTGTGTTTATAGTGATTATAATAGTGATAACCTTGTTTTTAGAATTCGTCTTTCACATATAAAAGATAAAGCTAAGAAAGATAAAGGTGGTCCTGTATCTCTTGACCAATCAGATGAAATTTATATGATTAAAAATTTCCAAACACATATGCTGAATAATATTGTTCTTAGAGGAGTAAAAAAGATAGACAAGGTTATTCTTAGAAAAGTTATTGATGAAGTAAAAAAGGTTGAAGATAAATATGAATCAAAGGAAACATGGGTTTTAGATACAGTTGGAACCAATCTAATTGACGTATTAGCTCTTGACTATATTGATTATACAAAAACTACAACAAATCATATTAATGAAGTGAATAGTATATTAGGTCTTGAAGCAGCAAGACAAACACTTTATAATGAATTTAGTGAAGTTCTTGAAGATAATTCGTATATCAATTATCATCATATGTCTATGCTTTGTGATAGAATGTCTTATAATATTAAGATGACATCTATATTCCGTCATGGAATTAACTCAGATGATATAGGACCTATAGCAAAAGCATCTTTTGAAGAGACACCGGAAATGTTCTTAAAGGCAGCAAGACATGGTGAATTAGACCATATGCGAGGTGTTTCATCAAATATAATGTGTGGTCAAGAAGGATATTTTGGAACAAGTAGTTTCCAAGTTGTTTTAGATGTTAATAAAATGAAAGAATTGGATGATATAACACCTCAATTTATGAATAAAGATGAATTCTTGGATAATCTTTATTCTAAAAAGGACGGATCACAAAATGTAGGTAAGTGTAGTGATAAAGAATTAAAAATAGAAAGTATTATTACAAGTGAAAATACTATAGCAGGAAAAGATGATGATTATATGCCTGACTTTTAATTTATAATAACTTTGATATTAATTATAAAAATTATTATAATATTATTTTTATTTTGGTTTATTTTTATTTTTGTTTATTTTTTATTGGTATGGTTTTGAAATATTGTATAATTGTGTATCCATTACAACCAGATTGTAATGGAGAATACATTAGGTAAAATAATGCGATATAACGATATTCTTTTGGTATGCTATCAAAGATATTTGATTTTAAATATAAATCAAGTGTTTTACGACTTATTCCAAGTATATAACATAATAGATGATTTCCTGATTTTTTTTTAATAAATTTTATAAGAAAATCATTTTGTTCTCTAAAATATAATAGATGATGTGTTATGGTTGAGTTTTTTGGTCCCTGGTTAACATTATGCACCCCGTGATTACACATGTATATGTATATTTTATTGATGATTGTTTTGTAACTTTTCAACTCTTTTACTACATTTTCTTTAAAAATATCCATCCAATATAAAACAAATATATTGGTTTGTAATTCTGTGGGTAATTTTTGAATAATATTCATCTAATAATTAATAATCTATATATAAAATTGAAACTTTAAGTTAAATAATATCATAATAAATAATTACGATTTTATTTGTAAAAAATAATAAATTTAAAGCTAAATATATAAAAAGTGATATGGACGAATTTGTATTTGAATCTCATCATAATCACAATATGGTATTTTACAATATATTCATTAAATGTTTAAATAATCTCACAAATAAAGAGTTCAATTTTATGTATAAATCTTATATTATTAAAGAAGATACAAAAATAAAAATATATTATGAAATTAATATGTCACCATTTATATCAAAAGAACATCGAGACAAATTAAATTATTTATATTTAAAAACATCTCGTTGTTATAATGCTATTAATAAATTCGGTGTAATGTGCAAGTTAAGATATAAAAAAAAATATGAACATAATTATGATATTTGTATGAATCCATTAGAAAATTATAAAGATTCACAAATATTTACAGTTATTGAGAATGACCGTGTATATAAATTTTGGGGAAAGGACCTTTATAAAATTATAAATAAACGTCTCACAAATAATTACGAGTTGTTTCCCGAACCTAAAACAATAACTAACCCTTACACAAACAACTCATTCTCATTATCAAACATGTATAATTTATACTTGTTCTTATTAAATAGTCCATGGGGTGTTCCTAGATTATATGAATTTTACTTTCAAACAAATTTTAATCTAATTCGTCTAAGAGAATGTTATATGAGTGAATTAAAAGATGAAATAATAAAAGAAACAATAAAATTTATTAGTGATAAAGATATTATTGTTTATTCTAATAAAATGTTACAAAGAAACAAATCGGTTGTTGGTGGAAAAAGATTTATAAGTGATGATTATCCTGTTGATATTGTTAAAAAATATATGTTATCTTATGTAAAATTATATCTTCTTTCCATAACATCAACGTGTGGTTCAAAAAGGATGTATTATAATCGATTGTTACGAACTAAATTAAAACTATTCTTTAATGATAACCCAAAATTCGGAAGAGATATTTATAAACGTCTTCCAATATATGAAAAAGATAGTGTATTTATAAAAACAGGTAATTATAAAATCGTTAAAACATTTGATACATGTGAAATTATACCAAATATATTTTATGATAAAAATGAATTTAATTGTAATAGAAATATTAGAAACACAGTATTGTCAACTAATAATATACAAAAAAATAGTTTCTCTAAAAAAAGACGTATTATAACAAAATATGATGAATACCCCAATAAAGGATTTACTCTAAAAGATGATGATATTATTGAAAGTGAATCATCTGATGATGAAGATTATGATGAAAATGATGATGGAAGTATTAATGTTATTGTTGGTCGTGTAGGTTTACATTAAAAAATAATATTCATAATAAATCCATAATAATATTTTTAATGTAAACGTTTTTTCTTAAATGTTTTTCCCTTCTTATTTTTTCTCTTCTTTTTGAGTGATTTGACTACATTTTTTCCTCCTTTTTTTGGATTTTTTGAATTAAAATTATCATTTACCATTGAACGAAGTATTATATTTATATCTTCATCTATATCATTATTTACTTCATTTGATGATTTTACTATATCTAATACATCGTTTATTTTTTCTTTATCATTATTATCAATAGTTTTGTTTTTTATTTTATTTTTAAGATCATGTGTAAATAATTTTTTCATTTCTTCTTTTTTGTAATCATTTTCATATAATTTTTGATCTTCAAGATTATATATTAATTTTAATTTGTCTTTTATAGATAGTTTTTTCAGGTTTTTAGGTATATAACTCAATCTTTTAATTAATGTATTCATTCCACCAACTTTATCTCCAAGTTCATAATTTTCTTCTAAGTTACCTTCATATTGAGAATTTTCTACTTGTTGAGCGTTTAATTGAGTAAGCTTGGCGTTTATAATACTTGACTGCGCATCACTTGAACCACCAGTTTCACCTATAGGAGCAACTTCAAATTGTTTTTGACCACTTCCACCGTTTTGTTTATTCTTGAATGTTTTTCTTTTGGATATTTGTATCATTTTCATATATATTATTAACAGATAAAAACGATATAAAATAGTTTTTATAAGATAACCAATGGATGATAAACAACGACTCCAACTAAAACAAATGATTAACGATAATGATGTAGAGGATCAAACAGATAAAATACGCGAAATACAACATAGTTCTATTATACGTAAAGATGTAATGATGATGGAAATGTTAAAACAAAAACATGCTGAAATGAGAAAATATGACCCGGAAAAATTTTCTCAGCTAACACAATTCCATTGTAAGTTTTTATATGATAATTATACTGATATCCATAGTAAAATTAAAAATGATGAATTAAATCTTTCAATATTTAACGAATTTCTTAATGTTTTGCAAAGAATTGAAAATGAAGAATTAGACCAACATGAGGGATCTTTTGAAGTGGGAAAATTATTGAAAAAGCTTTATGTTGACAGTGCTCTTAGAAAAGCCGAGATGAATGATATGGGTGATATAGAAATTATTGATACTGAACCACGTAATGAACCTGTTAATATTAGTTGGAAAGAATTTAAAACTATGTCGCCTACTAGTAGTAAGTAATGAAGACAAAAACACTTGTAATTGTTGAATCTCCAGCAAAATGTAAAAAAATAGAAGCTTACTTAGGTCCTGATAAATATTCATGTGTCGCGAGCTATGGACATTTTCGACAGCTCGCGTCCCTTAAAGATGTTGATGATTATTATAATATTAAATTTTTGGAAATGGAAGAAAAGAAGAAGTATATAAAAGCACTTCGAACAGCTATTTCAAAATCTAAAAATGTCATTCTTGCTACAGATGATGATAGAGAGGGTGAGGCAATAGCATGGCATATTTGTGATGCGTTTGATCTTGACGTTAAAACTACACCGAGAATTGTTTTCCAAGAAATTACTAAGACAGCACTTAAAAGGGCTGTAGAAAATCCTAAACGTCTTGATATGGAACTTGTAAATGCCCAACATACGAGACAAATACTGGATATGGCATTAGGTTTCAAGATATCACCTCTTTTATGGAGTGCCATTACTCGAAAAAGTAAAACTGGATTAAGTGCTGGGAGATGTCAAACGCCCGCACTTAAGATAGTATATGAAAATAATGAATTAGTTAAGGAAAATCCAGGAAGTCTTTCTTACACGACTGTAGGATATTTTACATCAAAAAATATACCATTTGAACTTTCAAAACATCATATTGAATCTCAATCTATTGAAACATTTCTTGAAGAAACAGTTAACTTCAAACATTTACTATCTTGTAGTGAACCCAAAAATATTATAAAAACACCACCTACTCCTCTTATAACATCAACTATGCAACAACAAGCAAGTTCAGTATTGGGTTATAGTCCAAAAGAGGCTATGGCTTTATGCCAAAAACTATATGAAAATGGACATATAACATATATGCGAACAGATAGTCCTATTTTGAGTCAAGACTTTCTTGTTTCGTCAATAGATTTTATAAATCGTTCATATGGAGAGAAATATAGTAATAATGAACTTTTAAAAGAAAAGGAAGATAACAATCTTGAAGATAATACTAAGAAAGAAGTTGGTGGTGCTCAGGAAGCTCATGAAGCAATTAGACCAACTGATATAGAAAAAGAACAAATTCCAGAAACGATGGGGAATAAAGAAAAAAGAATGTACACTTTTATAAGAAATCATACTCTTAAGTGTTGTATGGTATCTGCAACTATGAGTAAAATAATTGGTTCAGTAAGCGCACCAGAAAAATTACAATATAAATATTCTTCTCTTTCTGTAGTATTTTCTGGGTTTATGATTGTAGATGGTATAGAAGATGACCCATATTATTCTTTTCTTAAGGCTTTTAAAAATAATAAAAGTGTTGAGTATAATTCTGTTAAAAGTAAATGTACACTTAAAAATACAAAAAGTCGTGTTAATGAAGCTAAACTTGTCCAACTTCTTGAAGATAATGGAATAGGACGACCATCTACATTTTCAAGTATTGTAGATAAAATACAAACTCGAGGATATGTTAAAAAGAAAAACGTTGAGGGTAAAAAAATGGATGTTATTAATTATACACTTACAGATGATACAATAGAAGAAGAACCTGAAACAGCTGTATTTGGTTCAGAAAAAAATAGACTTGTTGTTCAACCACTTGGTGAACTTGTTCTTGAATTTTTGGGAGAACATTTTGATGATATACTTAATTATGATTATACAAAACAAATGGAAACACGACTAGATAACATTGCTGGAGGTTTAGATACAAAAACAACCGTATGTAATGAATACTATTGTGATATAGAGAAACAACTCAAAATATATAAAGATGGAAATCATAGTAAAATATCACATCGATTTGATGAAAATAATGAATTTATTATTGGAGCACATGGTCCTGTTATAAAATGTACAGAAGGCGAAAATATTACATGGAAAAAGGTTAAAGATGGTATTACTTTACAAACAATACGTGATTCTGGATCATTATTAGAAGATGTTATTGATACAGAAAATGAAAATAGAAATTTAGGAACATACAAAGACACTAATGTACTTTTAAAGAATGGTCGATATGGACCATATATTGTCTATGGAACAAAAAATATTGGAGTCAAAGATATAGATAAGATGTATAACAAAATTACAATTGCTGATGTAATTGATTTATTGGACGAAAACAAAAGTGATAAAATTAGTGGTTCAAGTATTCTTAGAGAAATATCTACAACTACATCTGTTAGAAAGGGTAAATTTGGAAATTATATATATTATAAAACAAGTAAAATGAATAAACCTAAATTTATAAAACTCGGTAATTTAAAAGATTCGTTTATGAATTGTAATAAGAAGGATATTATTGATTTAGTTAATGCTTCTATATAATTAAATTCTCACTATATATTAACTAAAATGAATAATCCTAATACAATATTAAAAAAAAATCCTATGAACATGATGACCGGAGTTCCTATCGTTATACTTATTCTTCTTGCAATTATCAACATATTTTTAATGATTGTTGGAAAAAGTGTACCATTTAAAATGTTTGACATATTTTCGATAATTATAGCTTCATGGATTTTTTATCTTGCTATCGCAGGTGATGATGGTGTAAAAGAAAATAAATATCTTATTATTTCTTTAGGTATATTTGCTATATCATCTATAGCTTTTCCTGTTATTTCAGAATTAACTAATGAATTAAAAGGAGGATTAAATAAAGAATGTAGCTCACGTTCTCCAAATGTTAACGTATATGAATCTTTAATGGCTAATAATGGAAAATTTAAAGGAATTATGATAGCAAGATTTGTTGTCCTGACACTTTTAATAGTTTCTATGATTATTTTTATGATTCTTTTCTATTTTAGAAACAGTTATACTGAGACGTTTTATAATATCATAAAAACAAATCAATATGGTTCTGGATGGATAATGATTGCTATAATTTCAGGATTAGGTATAACAAATATAACTTTGAGTCCATTTATACAAAAAGCTTATGATAGTGAAAGAGTGTGTTAATTTTAGTATTTTATATTTTGTGATAAAATACTAACAATCTAATTTAATATGAAATTAATCATTTGATGTTAATCTCATTAAAGTCAACAAATTTATATGTTATTCCATATTCTGTTTCACTTTCCCATATACCTGATATGCGAAGAACAACCGTATAATCTTTAAATTCACCTGGTTCCATTCGATCAGAAAATATTTTAAACATATTGTTCTGTATTTGTTGAGTAATACTATAAATAGGTATCTTATTACACATACGCAACTTCTGTAAAATATTGCTTTCTATATTCAAAAGTGTATTTTTATTAACATAATCATAAAATGTACATCTCCATTTATTGTAAAACTTTTTTACTGTTAATTTTTTAAATGTAAAATATATATTTATGCTATTAAACGATATTTCAGGGTGAGAATAAATTATACGTCGAAATATACTATTTTCTATAATTGTATTTTTTATCGGCTCACCAAAAAAAATATTTGATGGTTTGTATTCTGTTACTGGTATTGCCATATACATGGTCTCTATATATAACACCAATTTGTGCTTATGTAGTTTATTTATTAATAATTATATTAGTCTTGATAATTATCTATTTTTACAACATCCTTTTCAAAATCATCTATAAAAAATTCGTTATTCAGTTTTATATGGTGTATAGTAGCATTCGGTATATCTAACTTATCGAAATCATAAAGATTCATTCTCGCTAAATATTTTAGAAGGACCCTTGCTCCATGCTTATGTGTAACTATAAGAGGAGACATTCTGTTTCTAATAGTGGGAACTATAGTTTCATACCAATAAGGAAGTATTCTATGGAGAACCATCTCTTTTGATTCACCCATATGAAGATTATTTCTATAATAATGTTCACACGTTTTTAATTGGTAGTCTGCAAAATCATATTTATCATGCGTTTCAAGTGAGGGTGGTAACATAAAAAAACTTCGTCTAAGTTCGCTTACATAGTCTTTACTCATGAGTTTTACAACATCATCTCTACAAACACCTTCACAATCACCATAACTCTTTTCATTTAGTTTCCAAGTATGATGAATATCAAAATCGGCATTCATTTTTGTTCGAACTATATTGGACGTATCTACCGCACGATCAAGAACACTTGTAAATATACAGTGTGGATAAACCTTATTATGCTTAAGCGTCTTACCCATAATACGAGCCTCATCTTGACCACGTTGAGTAAGTGGTACGTTTGTCCACCCCGTAAAACGATTTTCTTTGTTCCACAGGGATTCACCATGTCTAGCAAGAAGAAACTGAAATGGTTTCTTGATAGGGGATTTTATAGGATTTTTCATATATTATAAAGCAAAATATTATTTTTGATAAAGAAAATTATATAGTGGGTTCATATTTTAGATAACAGTCTATTTCTGTTCCAAAATTATACACTATAATACGCTTTGCTCCAATAATATTTATAGTTCCTTTTTTTGAAATACCTGTTCGTATATATTCATTACCTATATTTCTGAGTTCATCAAATTCAGGAAAACATAATATCCCAAATTTAAATCGTTGAGTTTTTTAAAATTTTTAACTATTTCACGTGCTCTCTCATTCATGTCCATATTTTATTATAATAATTATTTTTAATATAAAAATAGAATACTTCTGTAATAGATTGTTTAAGCATAGTGAAAAATATTTTTATCTATGTATTTTTTATATACAATAATGACATCAAGATTTGAAGGTACAAATGGTATAAGATTTTTGCTTCAGGCAAAAGATAATAGGGTTAGAAAATCTATTGGTGTTACTCATGTTGATAATATTGAAGTTGACGCACTTGTTGAACATGTTAAAACAAATTTTAAACGTAAATTTGAAGAATCTACCGCTACTGCTACTGATATTGATACTGATAAAACACAAGCTGATAATATAAGTCGTTTTGTAAAGAGACTTAGAACAGAAGTTAATAACCCTTCTACTTCTAGTATTCCTGATTTTGTAATAGAAGAATCTGATGGTAGTGTGACATTTTCATTAAAAAACAGTGAAGACATTTTAAAACACGATGACTCTGGAGAAGATGTTAGTGTTACAATTACACAGGAGGAGGTTAGTAGTATAAAAATACCTGAGCCCGATGATAGTGGCAGTGTGTTTTCGTTTGGAAATAAATCAAGTCATTCAACTGATTCCAGTATATCCATAATAAGTCTTGGTGAAAATAAAGAAGAAATAAATAAACTTTTTGATCAAGTTCCGGTTGAAGTTCCGGTTCCAATTACAAGTGATGGTAGTACTGCTTATACATCAAGCACAATAAGTTCAAAATCTATTTTTACAACACTTACAACACCAGAAACCCCAAGACAAATATATATAGACAAAATTGTAGCTAGTGAATATTTACAAGAAAAACAAAAAGGTATAAAAAAATCAGAAGGTAAAATAGCTGAACTTGAACAAGAACAAACTGATAATTTAAATAAATTAGATAATAATTCTAAACAAACAACAACAACGCAATATGGAAGAAAATCACAACCAACAATAGAAAAAGATATGGTCGATGCAGATGTAGCATTATCAGTTTTTAGTAAAACAGAAAAAATTGGTAAAAAAATAGAAAAACAAAAACAACAAATTGAAAAAAAAGAAGAACTAATGAATGCTGTCAGTGGTGAATTAGAAAAGAAAGTTCCAGAAACAGAACCATTAATAGTAAGTGATATTGAAGGTTTTCTTATGAGAAACTATGGAACAACATTTCCACGTCATCATGCTACAACTATGGAAAATGTGAATTTAATAGACAAGGCAATAATGATTTCCAATTTATTTAAAGACCTTTCATCATATGAAGACCAATTAAAATTATATAAAGAATTATCTGAAGAAGATAGAGGTTATTTTACAATTAGTGATAAAGAAATGGACTATTTTTTTGGAACTATAAAAAATAATCTACCCGAAGGACCAGGAAGAATAGACAATTGGAGAAAATATATGCAACTTTTTCCTCGTGCTATTTCAAAGATACCAACAATAAAAGAACAAGATGAAACAAAAGTACGTGCTTTCTTACATTATGCCATTAATAGTAAACAAGTTAAATCTCAAATAGGTTTGGTTAACCTTGTTAATCGTTTAAAGACATTGGCATATTTACAAATGTTTCCATCAGAGTTACTATCGATAGACTCAAGTCTCTCAGCACCATCAGCTCCTAAAGAAAATGGTGACGAGGATGGATATGGGGTTTCTTACGCACCTTTTGGTGAAGGAACTGTAATTGATATTTCTGACGATGATTGGCAGTATATGATGGCTGTTTCTCCTTTACCTTATGGGGGTGGAAAGAAAGGTGGTTCTAAAAAGAAGTCGAAGAATACCAGTCAAAAGAAAGGTGGTTTCCTAAAAGGTATTCTTAAGAAAATAACTACATGTGATTGTGATAAAAAGGGAAAAAGAAAGGATAATAAGACACGTCGTCGTGTTGGAAAGAAATTTACCATTAGAAAAAAGAAGAAGTCTGGTGGAAAACATACTTATCGAAAGAAAAAGGGTGGTAAGAAACAAAAACGTGTTCGTTTTACAGTAAAGAATTAGGATATAAATAACGTATGCTTAAAATATTAAATATACGTTATTGATGATTATTTATGTTTTGCTCGAATTCTACGGTGTTGGCGTTTTCTTCTACGCATTCTTTTCTTTTTCCATTTGTCTCTCATATGTAAACCTTATTTAGAGAATAATTTTTTATTTAATACATTTTTTTAACTAAATTAATATATATTAAATACAATTATGTTTTCTACGATTGAACTTCGTGGGAAAAAGATTCTTGAAGAGCATGATTTATCGAGTAAAAGAATTATTGGAGAAATAGAAAATTATGATGGGTTTTCTAATAATTTACTTTCAAAGATTATTAACACAATACCTCATTTTTGCTTGCATGATGTAACATATTATTTGAAAAGAATAACTCGTGAGAAGGGTTTTTACATGGATTGGTCTGTTGATGATGCCATTATTACGAATCTTTCAATACATCAACCACCTATCTATAGTCTTGTTGTATATGAAAGTAATTATGGTAATGATTTTCATGGTGGTACGCTTGAGTTTGTTGATGGAACCATAATTGAACCAAAACGTGGTATGTATGTTTTGTTTGATTCTCGAGAGGTTAATCGTGTTAACGAAATAACAGATGGTGTTATGGATATTATTTTAATAACATTTTACAAATAGATTGTGTGTTTATTTATTACTTAATATTATTTCATGTAAATAATGTGTTTTCTAGCGTTCTAGGAAAATTTATTAAAAAACATCAGTATGAATGGCAAAGGACAAATATAACAATTGTATCATAATCATATCGATGAATTTTGATAGTCTTTTGCAGAACGCTAGAAATGACATTTAATATACCGAAAAATGATAATAGAAATTTAATAATTAATAATATATGAAATATCACGAAACCACATTTGAGGATTATATTGTATCTAATTCAATATCATCACTTCACAGTGTTATAGAGAGGAATTATAAGAAGTATCCGGATAAGATGGAAGATATACACAATATTGTTTTTTATGGACCTCCGGGATCAGGAAAATATACACAATCATTACTTTTATTGAAGAATTATAGTCCAAGTGAATTAAAATATGATAAAAGGGTAACAATTACATCTAATAAGGTGACAAGTTATTATAAAATAAGTGATATACATATTGAAGTTGATATGGGTATGTTGGGTTGTAACGCAAAAGGAATATGGCATGATATATTTACTCATTTTAATGATATTATAAATGCCAAATCAAACAAAGTAGGTTTTATATTATGTAAAAATTTCCATGAAATTCACAATGAATTACTTGATATATTTTATAGTTATATGCAGCGGTCTTTGAAAAAGAACCCTGTTAAATTTATTTTGATTACAGAATCTGTTAGTTTCATACCAGATAATATAATAGAATGTTGTGAAGTGATAAATATACCAAGACCTTCACGAACAGCATATAATACATGTTTAGGAAGGAGAATGCCATCTGGTTTAAATTTGTCAGAACTTGAGAATATAAAAAATATAAAAGATAATTTAGATTTGGTTGATATGTATAAGAGTATATGTGAAAAAATTATATATCATATAGATGCTGATAATATATCAAAATGGTCAGAGTTTAGAGATAATATTTACGAAATATTTACATATAATGTGGATGTCCATAAATGTGTATGGTATATACTTTCTCATGTTCTTTCTATGTATAAAGAGTTGAATACTTGTAAAATAATGGAAAATACATATACATTTCTTAAATTTTTCAATAATAATTATAGACCGATATATCACTTAGAATGGTATTTTCTTTTTTTGAAAAGTGAGATAATGAAATATAAAAATAAAAATTAATTGGTATAATTTTAAATTAGTTAGAGAGTTTTCAAATACTATGACATGGGGGGGAAAATTAATTATTATATGAATATACTTGGAATAGATGATGTATGTGATATTACACATGAAAATATAAAAAGATGTTATAGAAAGCGTGCGTTAGAAACGCATCCTGATAAGAATAAAAGCGACATTAGTGGTGAAAAGTTTGCTGAAGTAGGACAAGCAAAAGAAGTTTTAACAGAGTTTCTTATAGCGAAATCATATGGAACACCTATGGAAGATGATGAAAGTGAAGATAGTTCTATATGGTCATGGATAGAACAAGTAGTGAAAACTCAAGATTCTAACGAAATAAATAATGCTTTTCGAAAGATAGTGGGTAATGTGGCTGTGAAGCTTTTTGATAATCTTGGTAATGAGAATATGGTTCATACATATGAGATGTTTGTGAAGTATCGTGATATTTTATGTATAGATGAGAAAACGTTGGAAGATATTCGTTTAAAGATTTGTTGTACAACTCAAGTAATTATATTAAATCCATCAATAGATGATCTTTTGAATGATAATGTATTTAGATATAATTATAAAGAAGAGATAATTAATATACCTCTTTGGCATAGTGAATTATATTATGATATAGATGGAGGTGCTCTTATTGCAAGATGTATTCCTATATTGGATGATGATTTATGGATTAATGAAAATAATAATATACATAAATGTATTGATATTACAATATCCCATAGAGATGGAGAAATAGAATGGGATAATTATGAGGAAGTTAAAGTCGGAAATAAGATATTTAATATTTTTTATAAAGATTTAAAGTTAATAAAAAATCAGACAATTATATTTAAAGGAGAAGGAGTAGCAAGAATAAACACAAGTGATATGTATAATGTAGAAGAAAGGTCAGATATAGTTATACATATACGTCTTCGATTTATAAGCATTATAGATTAATTTATAAAATTGAAAATACATGATGATGTTATTTAAATAAAATATATAACATCATGAATGATACTGAAGAATATATAAATAACAAATTATTGTTATTACCGATGAGTTATAAATTACGTAGGTATGAGAGATTTAAAAAAGAATCCATTAATACCGAAGTTGTTTATTTATGTATGAAAAACAAAGATTTAATATGTTCAACTCGCTGGATGTCAGAATATAATACATTCTCAAATAATATATGTTTGTATACTCTTAATTTTAATTCATATGATGAATATAATAATTATGGAAGAAATATGAAGGAAATAACAGTATTTAATGCGAACGTTATTATTAGACATAAAAAACGTATGAAATTTGTTAAAATGATTATTTCAAAAATATTATTTCAAAAATTTCCAAATATGGAAATAGAACATTTCAAAAATGATATATTACCTTATTTAGATTGGGATACAGATTCAATATTTAGAGGTTATAATATTGAATATAGATTATGATGATTAAAGTTACCGTAAATTGTTAATTGTTTAAAATAAGTTTTTTAAAATAATCGATTGTATAATTAATTCCCTCGTGTAAAGGTATTGTTGGTCTCCACATAACAAGATCAATCGCTTTTGAAATGTCTGGACATCTTCTCATAGGGTCATTTACGGGAAGACTATTATAAATTATACATTTATTTGTTGGATTTATTTTTTTAATACATAAATCAGCGGTTTCACTAATAGTAATTTCTCGTGGATTTCCTATATTAATAGGTCCGGTAGTTCTTGTTTGATTCATAAGTTTTATAATTCCGTCCACTGTATCGGTAACATAACAAAAACTTCTTGTTTGAGAACCATTACCATAAACAGTAATATTTTCATTTTTAATACACTGAACAATAAAATTACTTATAACACGACCATCATCTGGAGACATATTTGGACCATATGTATTGAATATGCGAGCGATTCTTATATCAACTTTGTGTTCCTTATAATATTCCATCATTAATGTTTCAGCAATACGTTTACCTTCATCATAACAAGCACGTGGTCCAATAGGGTTCACATTACCATTATATTCTTCATATTGTTTTGGTATTGTTGGGTCTCCATAAACTTCTGATGTTGAAGTTAAAAGAATTCTCGCGCCTGTTCTTTTTGCAATACCAAGAACATTCATAGTTCCTAATACATTTGTTTTAATTGTTTTTATTCCATTTTTTTGATATGCTTTTGGTGATGCAGGGCATGCTAAATGATATATTTGTTCTACTTCTAAATAGATTGGTATGGTAATATCATGTCTAATAAATTCAAAATTTGGGTTATTAATAAGGTCTTCAATATTTTTCATGTTTCCAGTTATATTATTATCAAGGCATATAACGTAGTTTCCTTTTTTTAATAATTCTCGACATAAATGATTTCCTATAAAACCAGAACCACCTGTAACAAGAATGATCATATAGTATTATAACAAAAAATATAGATTTTATAACCGAAAATAAATAAAAAAATAAACGTTTTCAATTGATACAAAAAGAAAACGTTTATAACGTTTAAAATTTCAACTTATTAATTTGTTAAGGTATAATGTATAAATTTATCTAATATTATGCTTCAGCTCCAGAAGTTTTCTTTTTTACTACTCGCTTCTTTTTTACAGGAGTAGGAGGAGGAGGAGGTTCAACAACTTCTTCCTCTTCTTCCTCCTCTTCATCATCATCTTCTTCAACACCATCGTCTTCGTCATCTTCAACTACTGCGGCAACTTCTTCATCGCTATCGTCTTTGGTTGGTAGGACACTTGTATTAATAGTTGTTTTTTCACTATCATCTAAATCAATTTGGCATACGGATGAGATATCTTCGCGAGGTTTGACAACAGCTTGTTTAAGGCGCCAAGTTACACCGAATTTACCTGCGGCATACCAAATACCACCGCACTCAATTACACATGCTGCTTGGCTTCCTTTTTGAACAATATCAACAGGAGTTGTTCCATCATCATTAGGAAAGATTTGTTTCTTTTCAGTATCGTAAAGTTTGGATTTCCATTCTCCGTCATAGATAGGCAACTTAATGCGAAGATTAGGTGCTCTGTCATAATCAAGCTCACCATTTCCACCCTTTACCTTAGGATATTTAAGGATAGGGGTCCATAGTGCGTCAAGAACTTCCATATTTGTATATTTTTTACCAAACCACTCCTGAGAATTTTCAAGTGCGGATGATTTGATTTGATCTTCAAATCTTTTAATATTATCTTTAAATGCGACAACATCATCCCTTGGTGGGTCACCAAGGAAAGACATGGTCATTTCATATTTTTCATTTCCTTCATAATCACTTACACCCCAAGTAAGCATAAGAGGTGTTCGAAGAAACAGTTTCTGCGACGTGCGTTTATTCTTTACATCAATACTTCTTGCTCCAGATGATAGTGATTTAACTTGTCCAAACTTGATGCCGGACTCAAAGTTAAAGGTGCTTGCGTTTTCAATAAGGTTACTCTTGCTCATTTTATATATACAACTTATACTTGATAATTCTTTAAATCAATTTTGCAGAAACATAATGATTTATGGTCTCATTAATTCCTTACCATAATAGGTTTTATTTCCATACTAATTTTAAATGTAACAACTTAGAAATATAAAAATGATATATATATAATAATGAAATTAAATAAAAATCCAATAGAAAATTTTACAAGAGATGATGTAAAATATTATGAAAATAAAGTGAACACAATCACCAAACGAAATATAAAGAAGAAGGTAAATCAAGAGAACTTTACTATACCTGAAATGTGTGAATATGAACATATAATAATGTATAATTTTAATGTTGCTCAGTTGAGGATGATAGCAAAAAAATATAAATTAAAAATATCAGGAAACAAAAATGAACTTAATAAAAGAATATATTTGTTCCTTCTTTATAATTTTAATGTTATAAAAATTCAAAAAAATGTGAGAAGAAAGTTTGTATATAAATATATATCTGCACATGGTCCTGCTTTTAACAATAAAACAAAGTGTGTAAATGAACAGGATTTTTTTTCATTAGAAAAGATATCGTATATTGATTACGTTAATTTTTTTAGTGAAGAAGATAATGGTATGATATATGGTTTTGATATAGTATCATTATATAATTTTATACGAAACGAAAAATCTCAGGGTAAGACATTAAAAAACCCATTTACAAATTGCGATTTTGTAAGTCCACGACTATATCATCGTGTTAAAAGATTTATAAAACTATCAAAAATATTAAAAACAGGATTGAATGTAAATTCTATTGAAGAAGAAAATAATAATTGTAAAAATGATAATTTTGATCATAATGTAAGACAGCTTTTCTTATATATAGACAGCCTGGGAAATTACACAAATTATAGATGGTTTATGAATCTTTCGAGGATTCATTTAGTAAAATTTATTCGTGAACTACATGACATATGGAATTATAGAGCAGATCTGTCAGAACAAGCAAAAAGGAACATATGTTCTCCTTCTGGAAACCCTTTTTTATGTAGAATATCACGAACACCGCTTGTTATTGTAAACGACCTTGTTCCAACAGATATAGTAAGATTTAGAACATTAAAAATGATGGAAAATATTGTGCGTTATTCAATAAATCAGGAAAACAGCGCTATTGGTTGTTATTATTTATTAGGAGCGTTAACTTTAGTAAGTCAAGAAGCTGCTGAGTCTCTTCCATGGCTTTATCAGTGTATGTATCATTCATAATTTTTTAATTTATTTTATATAAATTGCGTTAAAAATAAAAAATCATTAAATATTAAGAAATAAATTATTTTGTCTCGATGTCTCGTAATAAAAATAAATATATAGTAAAAAACAACTTAAACAGTATATGATATAGAATAGTATAATGGTAAAGAAGACTACTACTGAGACCAACGCTACCCCTAAGAAAACTACTGCGAAAAAAGCCACTAAGGCTGCCGCACCTGCTCCTACTCCTGCCCCTGTTGTAGAGGTTGCTGCTAAAGAGGAGAACACTGTTGTTGTTGAAGAGACATCTGTTATTGAGACATTTGGTGTATTTTCTAAGAAACTTCAATCATGGCTTGCCGAGGGTAATGCCCTTCGTAAGGAATTTGCTGCTCTTGAGAAGGCAACTTCCCGTGAGCTTAAAGCTGCCAAAAAAGCAAGTGGGAAACGCAAAGCAAAAAGTGGAAACCGTTCCCCTAGTGGATTTATCAAGCCTACCCTTGTATCAGATGAACTTGCTTCATTTCTTGGAAAGCCCAAAGGAGCCGAGATGGCTAGAACTGATGTTACTCGTGAAATTAATAAGTACATTCGCGCACACAATCTCCAAGATAAAGAGAACGGTCGCAGAATCATTCCTGATGCCGCTTTGGCCAAGCTTCTCAAGCTTAACAAGACCGATGAGCTCACCTACTTCAACCTTCAACGATACATGTCCCCCCACTTCCCTAAGTCAGCAAAGGCTATCGCAGCCGCCGCAGCCGCCTTGGCCTCAGCCTCTGCTTAATTTAGATGATAGTCACGAAGAAGAAAATATAATATTAACCATGCATGAAAATGCTTTGGAATTAGATTAAAATTTACAAAATAATAATATAAGTGATTGTAACACTTATATTATATAAATAAATACCTAAAAATTAAATTACTAAATTAAAATTGTAACTTTACACATAAAACTAATCTAAAAATCATAATCATGAACACTCATTCTTGCTGTGTTCATTATAAATGTTCCAGAACGCATAGATTTCATATTATATTTGTTTTTTTCAACATTATCAAGAAATCCTGTTTTTTTATAGAGTGACAATACAAACTTACAGAATTCAATAATATTTCTATCACTTGTATTAAAATTTAATAAAGAATGGTTATGATTTTCACACCATAAGATAAATAAATTATAGTGATACATAATAATTGTTTTTACAATAAAATATGAAAACACTTCACTTTCTTCTTTATATAAATGACGTTTAATATTTGCTGTAGAATTTTTAGTATATAGATCATTATATTCAACACCCATATGATGTAATATTTTATTCATTTGTAATAAAGAAAATACTATTTCTGAACTCATATGATGACGAAATTGTTTAGAAAATCCACCATACTTTATATCAGGGGTTCTGTTGAATATAAAAAATGCGTTATTTACAATAACAGCCCATGTTTCGCAATATGCTTCATATATATTCATTTCTGAATTTATATTAAATACCGGTTTTATTATATCTTTTACCTTAGATATATTTTGAGAACTACAAAAATCTAAACCAAAAGAATGCATCGTCTCATGTATAAAAACTTTAAACCATTCTTCCTTTCTGTAAACAATAATTTGGTTTGTAGTTGGACAACAATAAGTATATGCAGAGTTTACATGTGGTTTACCTATGACTTCAATTGTTTCTTTTGGCATTCTTTTTTTTACATCACATAGAAAAATGTATATGTCTATTTTCTTAGAACACTTGGGAGGACTATATATATTTACTATGTATAGCCATTGGAGAATCATTTTAAACATAGTATCACATTTGTCATAATCAGTAACATCACATATGTTAAAAATTATATTATATGTTCTATCATACATTCTAAATGAATATTTAACGTTAAACAAAATGGAGTCCATTATTTTTGTTCTAATATAATCATCAATAAATCCAGAACCAAAATTATCAGGAGTCATATTTGAATAAGATTCTGTAATATTATGTATTTTTGATACATGTTTGCTTACATTAAGATTAGTGTTATTAACATAATCATATGATTCTTGAATGTCATTAAACAATTCTTTCATATTAGTAGTGCGTTTATTAACCTTTATTCCTGTTTTTTTTACATATTGAATTATTTTTTTTGAATCGTTACTTAGCTTCATATAAATATCATGTCATTTATATTTATATGAATTTTTAATTTATTTATTTTTCATACCAGGTTTCATATTAAACATCTCTGGATGTACAACCAATTATACATAATCATCTATCTTAATTTTCCCCACCTTTTTTTGAAGTTATAAGGTCTAACTTGTCCTTAAGACCCCGGTTGATTTTTTGATTACTATTTACATCTTTTCTTAAATTTTTCAATTTTCGGTTAACTTTCTTTTTATTTTTCCCCGTATGACCTTCCTTAAGACCAGGTGTTAAAAAGAACGCAAATACATTAAATACTAATAATAATCCAAAGAAAACGATTAAATATTTCGGCATATTTCTTGTTAAACTTCTGGCAAACTTCATATATTAATTGAAGATATATTTATTTACTTTTGAAACCACTTAACACACTCCCAAATTTTTGCTGACTCATCCATTGAAAAAGCTCCTCTTTTTTGAGCCTGAGCAAGAAAACTGACAAGAATATTGAGAGCCATAACTTCATTATCAACTTTTACTTCAGATAATTTTTGTGCAGATTCTTCTGTTGGATTGTCCACTTTTTCGGTAACATTTGCTGATACGTCCATATGTTTGTAATGTATAATAAAAAAATTGAATTTTAACTCATAGATTTACGAACTTCCATAAGTTCAGTCATAACAGGTGGAGTATTTGCTCTTGCAAAATTAACAATCTTCGCATCTTTAGTTGCCATAAGAAGAGTCTTAAGTTCTTCAATTGAGAATTTTGCTTCAAGAGATTCAGTTAAATATTCTGTTAATTTGGAAGAAAAGTTTGTATCAACAACATATCTATCTTTAAAGTATGTTTTTTTTGTTCCAGCTTCTTTTGCTTTTAATGGATCCTCCGAAATAGATGATTTTGATTCAATAGTGAATTGGTCATATAGGTCAGGATTATTTTTAAATTTTTGTGCTTGTATATAATGTTCAACAGAGTTCCAGTTCTTTCCTTTGAGTAAAAATGGTTGAACATGTGTGTTAGCAAGTTTTCGTCTCCAATTAATAATTTTTGAAAGTTCGGCGTATTTTTTACGTGTGTCTGGGTCATCTGGATGAATATTTTCACCAGCACCCTTTCCTGGAAAAGGTTTGTCACTTGAATTATGATAAACTTGGAATACAATATTTTCATCATATAATGGTGTATCTGAAAGATATTTTGTTTCTTCTACTGTTATTTTTGAATCATATGTTGATTTCATTTCTTTGAATTCTGGTATAATATTATATGGACCAGTTTTTTGTTCAAGACATTTCATAAGTATAAGTTTTTTTAGGTCATATGGTATTTCTCTAAATTGGAAAACAAGTTTAGATTTATACCCAATAAGATCATAATGGTCACCAGAAAATTGAGTTATAATATAATAAGATGGTTCAAATTTACCATTATCTTCTAATAGTGTATCATTTAATTGACCACACGTAATAACATTATCCTTATCATTATTGTCATATGCTTCTTGTGATAATATTATTATTTTTATATTCAATAATTGTTCTATTCTTGATACTGTAAGAGTATCTGCCCAACATTTTGGTGTTATAATGAATTCTTTAAATTCTTCAAGAGAATTTATGTTTTTCATGTATTCAAATTCATTTAATAATTCTTTTGTTGATTCTATTCCATCGTTTAAAGTTGTTAATATAGAAATACGTTCTTCTATAAATGTTTCAAGAGATTCCTGAGCCTTTCTATCTTTTGTAATTTTATATTTTTTTTTACTTTGTGCTATTTCTTCTTTAACCTGTTTTATTTCTTTTGAGTCATTATCATAAGATTCTTTAAACATATCATATTTTTCTTTATACATTACATATGTTTTTTCATCAATTGAATCTGCATAAATACTTCTTAGTTTTTCAATAGTTGTTTTTTTTCCAATAGAATCAAATCCGTCACGTATAACTTGAAAAAAACAGTTACCATCTGGATTAGTTCTTGATATAGAATAATTGTTATTTTTCATAAACTTTTCAATCCAAGTTGAAGTCATTTTTTCTTTAAATACCTTTTTTTCACTTGATGCGTCGTTACCTGTTTCTTCTGGTAACAAAGAGTCACCTTTATAATCAATCTTATCTGTAAAAATAGACATATATTTTTTTCTTCCCAAAACACTCATGTAATCTCTTTTCTTACCAGTATCAGTATCAGCAACTTCCTCTTTTTCTTCAACAATTTCATCATCACTCATTTCATCATCTTTTTCATCATCTTTTTCATCATCTTTTTCATCATCATCTTTTTCATCATCATCTTTTTCATCATCATCTTTTTCATCACCTTCTTCATTCTTTCCTTCATTAATATCATCAACATATTCACCATATTGTTTTAAATTGTCTTGTGTAGAAAATTTATATAATAATGGGTCGCGTTTTATAAGTTCAATATCTATTTCATCATCCTCATCTTTTATTTCTTGTAGTTCATTTATATTTATTTCATATATACCTATCTGCATAACAAATTTTTCATCACTAATTAAATATAATGGAAAAAATATTATACCATTTTTTGTTGCTGTATGTCTAGGTTTTCCAACAGCTATATTTAATCGTAGTCTCATAGTGGGAAAAAATATATCATATAATTTAGCTTCCATATCAATATCGTCTTCATAAAGTTCTTTTTGTTCCTTATATTGAACAGCGGGGTGTAATTGTGATAATACCATATTTATATATAAGTGGGTATATTTAAATATAAATATGAACAAAAATACAAAATAAGGCACGAAATCATTTATTTTTTTCAAAATTGAAAAAACTAAATGAATGTTTATAAATTAAAGTAATCTATAAAATAAAATGAATCAACTTCTTAAACTTGATGTGATCGAAGGTGAAATATTAAAGCGTCCGTCAGCTTATATAAAAACACCATATGTTGGAGATGTAGAATTAAAAGACGATAATGTGTTTTCATCATCATTAGAAAAAGAATCATATTTATTACATACACCTTCACTTGGTTGTTGTGGTCTTAGTGATAAAGGTTCAATAGTTTTGATGACAGAGCTTGAACATTCTAAAAATAGAAAATGTAAGTATCGTGCCGATCTTGCTGTTTTAAAAGAAGATGAACACACAACAATTGTAGGAATAAATCCAGCACTTGCTGAAAAAATAATAGATAAATGTTTAGAAATGAATATAATTGATATATTAAAAGGAAACCAAAAATACTATTCTCAAGCAAAGATAATGAATTCAAGATTTGATTTTGCCGGTGTTGATTGTAACGGAAAACAGTTCTTTCTCGAAGTAAAAAATGTCCCTCTTGCTGATTATGTTGATTGTTCAAAAAGTGACAGAAAAAAAATAAATATACAAAGTCTAAATAAAAAACACAACGAGAAGATATCATATTTTCCAGATGGATATAGAAAAAAAGCAAAAGATGTAGTGAGTCCTAGAGCATTAAAACATATACAAGAACTTGAAGAGATTGTTAAAACACATAGTAGTATAAGATGTATTCTATGTTTTGTAGTTCAAAGAGATGATTCATGTGTATTCCAAACATCAGTATTAGATCCAATATACAAAACAGCAGTAAAAAAAGCACATGATTCTGGTGTAGAAATAATTTGTTTACAAACTTCTTGGAATATTAAAGGAGAGTGTTATTATAATAAAATGTTACCTTTGAATTTATAATTATTATACATTACTTATTTGTTTTACTTGGTGGTCTATATATATTTTGTTTTTTAATAGAGTCTATCATGTCCATATGTTTAAATTTTATTTTATTTGTCATACTCATAACATCTTTTACACTTGAATTTTGAACAGAATTAATATTATCTTCTATTAATTTCCATGATTTATCTTTTAAAAGGTCTGTACACATATTTGAAATAAATACATGTATATTTTCACTTATTTCTTCACATTTAGAACTTTCATTATTCCAATTAATACTGTATAAAAGGTCTGTTTGTAATGATATAATAATGTTAATGATATTTTCTATGTCCACTATATTATACTTATAAAGTTGAATAATAAATAAACTAAATACTCTTCTTTTTTGATTAATTAGTTGAATGTGGCAGAAATGGTTATAATCATTAATTTTTGGGTCTTTCTGTTCTATTTTATTAAACATCGTTATATAGTTAGCAAATTTTTTATCAAACATCGTTTTTAGAATGGGATATTTTTCCATAAGAGAAACATACAATTTAGCGTACATTTCTACACCCATTTTATTAGAAGTTGCGTATTCAAATATGTAATTACATATATTAACAAAAGGTTCTTCATCATTTTCTTCGGTGATATCAATTATTTTTTTCATATTATCACAAATAATTTCGTACAATTTATCATAATTAGTCTCAGATAGTTTGTTTAGAGAAGATCTTATTAGTGATGCTAATTTTTCGATTGTAATAGGTTCTTCTTCATCTGTTTTATTATAACTTTTAAATGTCATATTTTCTAATAGACTTGGGTCAATTGGTTGTTTTGATTTCTTTTTGTTTTTTTTAAAGAATGGTGTTTTTATGTATCCTTGTGAGCCAACTTGTTCGGCTATTCTATTTATAATCTCCATAGTATTATCCGGAAGTTCGATTGAAAACCCTTCATCTTTTATGGAATCAAAATCGTTGATTGTGTATTGTGTTATAACTTCTGTCATAATATTATTATCGTGTCATCTTTAAATGATTACATTCAATTTTATATTAGTTTATTTATTAAATATTATTGTGTTAAATAAATGTATTAATTTTATTAATGTAGAATATGGTTAACGAATTTAGACTTCCTATAGAAACAATAGATAAAGTAAAACGAATAGAAAGTAATATAATAGAAGACATAGAGTTAAACGAAAAAAATGATAGAAAATCACTATATTCTTATTTGTTTAGATATTCAAATAAATATGGAAAACAAATGGTGAACAAATGGAATAAAGTTTGGACAGATGATGTAGTATATTTAAATGAAACCAAAAATATGATTAAAAATTATAACGGAAATACGTCAAGTATTATATGTGAAAATTGGGAAGAAATAAAGTCAACAGATTACTTTATAGAAAAATATTATTATATTGACTGGAAATATTTTAAATGTTTAAATAATTATTCATATGTTCATCAAATATTAAGTGTATATCGTTTGTTGAGTCCTATTTGCACTTTTATATTACCGTTGGTAATACTTTTATCATCGTGGTTTTTAATTAGATTAACCGGTGTAAAGATGAATTTTTCTACATTTTTTAATTTTATGAAAGTTTATTTAAAACAGTATACAAGTTTTGGAAGAATATTTCAAAGTTTTTCATCATCGTCATCATCATCAAAGTGTTATGCTGTATTTAGTATAATAATGTATTTTCTACAAATCTATAATAATGTAATGGTTGTTATAAACTTCAATAAAAATCTTGGACAGATGCATGGTTATATAGACAAAATAAATAAATATATGGTTGAAACATCAAATAATATGCGTGAATATTCCAAACTTATTTCAAAATACAATACCTATACAGAATTTAATAAAGAATTAGAGTGGAATTGTAAAAAATTAGAAGAAACGATAGAAAATTTAAAGAATATTCCAAAAACACATAAATCGTTAATTGGTGCTTCATATGTTGGATATGTTCAAAAAATTATATACCAATTTTATACTGATGATGAGTTAAATAATGTTATGAACTATTCATTTGGATTTAATGGTTATATAGATAATTTGAATGGTATAAAAGAAAATATTCGTCTTAAGAATATTTCTCACGCAACATTTAATATGAAAAAGAAAACAAGCTTTAGAGACGCTTATTATCCACCTCTACTTGAAAATAATGAAAATAATTTAATAGTTAAAAATACATATAAATTGGATAAAGAAATGTTAATAAGTGGTCCCAACGCTTCTGGAAAAACAACCGTATTGAAAACTACATTATTTAATATAATATGTAGTCAACAATTTGGATATGGATTTTATAAAAAGGCAAATATAAAAGCATATTCGAATATATTCTGTTATTTAAATATTCCCGATACATCAGGGCGAGATAGTCTTTTTCAAGCAGAGGCACGTAGATGTGTTGATATAATAAATAAGGTAAAACAATCACCGAATGAGAATACGTTTTGTATATTCGATGAATTATATAGTGGTACAAATCACTATGAAGCAATATCAAGTGCTTATTCGTTCCTTAACTATTTGGTAAATAATTATAACTTTCATTTTATGATGTCAACACATTTTATAGATTTATGTGAAAAATTAGAAAAAAACAATAAAAAAATAGGTAATATGAAAATGTGTGTAACGCAAAAGAAAGATGATTTTATATATAGTTATAAAATGAAAGATGGTATATCATTAGTTAAGGGTGGTGTTAAGGTATTAATGGATTTAAATTATCCCGAAGAGATAGTAAAAAATACAAAAAGATTTATTGAAGAAGAATTTTAATTTTAGGGTTTATACGTTAGAAAAAATATTTTAGTTTCTAATATCTTTTTATTATGGGTCTTATGTCTATTGTAGAAAATTTAACAAGTGTGACTATGTTATTAACAATTATATTCTTTGTGGTTATGTGTATTATATATGTTAGAAAGCAATTAAATGACGCAGATAATAAAATAGAAAGTATGTTTGATTTGCTGGAAACACTTACTAATGAAGTTAAAAGATTAAAGATGTATTTAGAACCACCAACAACTATGATGGGTACAAATATTTCTCAAAATTCTCATTATGGAGGTAATGGCGTTGATATTATAGAATATGTTGAAAGTGATGAAGAAAGTGATGAAGAAAGTGATGAAGAAAGTGATGAAGAAAGTGATAATGAAAGTGATAATGAAAGTGTTAATGAAAATAAGAATGAAACAAAAGAAGTAGATTATACAGTTAGTTCTAACAATCAAATGTATCAAGAACAAGGAAATGATGTATATAAAGAAAGTGATGAAGAAAGTGATAAAGAAAGTGATGAAGAAAGTGATGAAGAAAGTAATGAAGAAAGTAATGAAGAAAGTAATGAAGAAAGTAATGAATCTAATAATGAAAAAAATATCAATATTGATGAAGATGGAGATACTGATGAAAATAATAATACTGAACATGTTCAAATTATAAAAAAAATAGATTTAACAGAAACAAATGTTGATTCAGAACTTAATCAAATGCCTGATGATGGAGATTATAGTAAAATGACAGTAAAAGAATTAAAGCAAATTTTAATAAATAAAGGTTATACGAATGATGTAACAAAATTAAAAAGACCAGGACTTATTGCTTTGTTGAATAATGAAACATCTTAATTTATTTTCTTTTGTAAGTGTATATGAGCTGGGCTACAAATTATAAACGAACAAATAATGTTTCTCCTGGAGAAATGCCAAATATGACAGATGGAAGACACTTTAAGCACATTTCAATTGATCAACAAGTTATAAACGAACAAAATAGAAAAGGGGTTAACATTCAAAGTAATAACGATTATAGAAAGTATTTGACAAATAACGCAACATCTATTATTGAAAAGAATTCATTATATAGTTATTCAAAAGTAGGAAATCCTGTTTTATTTAAAGAAACTATTCCTCAAAATACACCATATCTTTTTGATGGTCCTGAAAGTCAAGATAGACCCAAAGGTTATGAATCAAGTGATCTTAAAAACCATTATATTTCAAGAGAAGAACTTAATATGATTAGAACACCGTCTATTCATGTCCCTGACACAGATTTCGAAATCAATTAAAATAAGAACATAATATATGAAGAATTTTATATATATATTATGTATTTTATCATTTTTTATAGTAATTGGGTTATTAGTTTACAGAGAATTATATATGAAAAATATTTACAACGAATCATTTAAAAATAAGAAAATTTTGAAAAGTAAACAAAAACATGTTGTATTTTTTGGAGATAGTATATTAGAAAATTCAAATTATGTTGAATATGATAAAACAGTTGAATCTGTATTAACCAATCCAAAAAAATATGGCTATGTTGTTGAAAATTTTGCTGAAGATGATGCTATTATAAGTGATATTAATGAACAGTTTAATGATTTTTTTACTACAAACAGAATACCGTTATCAAAAAAAAGAAAAATTCGAGATAATGGTATGATTATTATTTCTGTTGGTGGAAATGATTTATTAAATAATTATCATAATAATAAGTCGAATGTAAAAGATATGAGTTATTTTGATAATATATGGAACGAATATAAAGAAATGATAAAAAAAATAGAAAAAAATCTAAAAATAAATGTTGATGAAAAATATAAAAATCTAAAATTAGGTTTAATTGGTCTTTATTTTCCATTTGATAAAAAATATAATAACTATGATAAATTAGTTGAAAAATGGAATAAAAACTTAAAAAATTTATCATCACAAAATAAAAACATGGAATATATTGATTTATCAATAGTTTTTAATAATAAAAATCATTTTGTTGACGATATTGAACCATCAAGTAAAGGAAGTAAAGTAATAGCAAAGCAAATAAATTTAATACATGAAAAGGTTATCAATAGTAATTATTAATTAGAATACTATATAGAAAATGGAATACTATTCTATATAATATATGAAAATACTTAGTATAGATGTTGGAATAAAAAATCTTGCTTGTGTAATAATTGAATTTGATCCTTATGTCTTTTCTCCATCAAAAATATTAAAATGGGAAGTTCTTGATTTAACTGATCGTATGATATGTGACACAGATCTGTGTAATGAAGTCGCTGTATTCGAGGGATTAGATAATTGTGTATTATGTAAAAAACACGCAAAAAAACATTCATGTGGTCTTTTGATACCAAAACCAGTAGATAAATTGAAAAATATAAAAAAGTTAAAATTAGATGAACTTAAAAAATATGCCGATATACACAATATAAATTATGAAAAAAATAAAAAGAATGAAATTTTTAAAAAAATAGAAGAAGTTATAAAAAATAAATTTTATACAGACATAAATAGTTCCAGAGCGGATGAATATGATTTAATAACTCTTGGGAGAATGCTTAAAACAAAAATGAATGAATTTATAAAAGATTATGAATTAGATGTAGTTTATATAGAAAACCAGATAAGTCCTCTTGCAAATAGAATGAAAACTTTACAAGGAATGATAACACAATATTTTATTATGATTTGTGATTGTAAAATAGAATTTATTTCTTCAATTAACAAATTAAAGGAATTAAATATGGAAACATCATCTTATAGTGAAAGAAAAAAAGAAGGTATAAATTTATGTCGTAAAAAAATAGAAGAATATAACAAAGAATGGTGTAAATTATTTGAAAATTCAAAAAAAAAGGATGATTTAAGTGATTGTTTTTTACAAGGACTTTTTTGTATTAAACGAATAAGAGAAATTAACCAAACAACCAAATAATATAATATATTATTTACGTTATACTTAAAATTATAACTTGTATATTATTCATATGGCAGAAGTAATCGATATATCGAATTTAGGTGATAACACAAGTTTAAATTTAGAGTCTGGTGGTCTTGCTTCATCAAATTTTGGTCCTGGAATTGAATTGTTGATGAATGATAAAAAATCTTCATCTAAGGATTTTGGTGATTCTGGTGGAATAAATCTCGATGATTTAACAAATTTAGAAGCAGAATTAAATGATGCGGCTGATATTGGTGGTCCATCTATATTAGATGCTAGTGATATTACTGATAATATTAAGATAGAAAAACAAAACTTTTCTGGTGGAGATGAAATAAACATAGAACCACTTAATGTAAAATTCGATTCAGGAGAAGAATCAAAACTTGGATATGAAACTTTAAATAGTGGTGGAGATAATAAAACTTGGGATGGTTACGCTAAATTTAATGAAATTCCTGTGGACCCTTCATCAAGGTCACATGGTAATTCATCAACCGCAAATATGTCAAAACAAGATATATTAAAGGAAAAATTTAACTATTTAAAAAAACTTGAAGGACTTGAAAGAAAAGGGGTTGAATTAACAAAAAGATATTCTATGGAATCACCTTTACAAGAAATGATGGGCGAATATGAAATGATTGTTGCTGAAAAGGAAAAAGAAAATTCTGTTAAATTTCAAGGAAATATGTTGTCTGCTGCTATTAATGGTATTGAATTTTTAAATAATAAATTTGATCCATTTGATGTTAAACTGGATGGTTGGGGAGAACAATTTGGAGAAAATATTAATGATTATGATGATATATTTGGTGAGCTTCATGAAAAATATAAATCAAAAGCAAAAATGGCACCAGAACTTAAATTATTATTTCAATTAGCAGGTAGTGCAATGATGGTTCATATGACAAATACTATGTTTAAGAGTTCTATGCCTAACATGGATGATATTATGAGACAAAACCCTGAATTAATGCAACAATTTAATAAAGCAGCTGTAGACTCACTTGGTAAAACAAGCCCAGGACTTTCTGGATTCATGAATAATGTAATGAACTCAAACGAGCCTACACCAATTAATACTGGACCACCACCAGAACCTATGGAAACACAAGGTATTAGATCTATGCCTCCTCCCAATAGACCCGGATTTATTGAAAAGCGTGTATTTGCTTCAAATAGACCTGATATGAATGCTGCAAGAGGAGAAAATCTTAATGAAACATTTGAAGAAATAAATAGACCATTAAGATCTTCGGCTAATCGTCGTCCCGAGTTGAAAACACCATCTTCTACGACAGATGTAGAAAATATCTTATCTAATTTAAAGACCAAAACTGTTGATATGAATGAAAATGATGACGCAAAAGATGATGCTGGTAGCACTGTGAGTATTAGTGAACTAAAAGAAATGTCTATGTTGGATGGAAAAGCACCCAAACGTAGTAAACGTAGAAAGGGTTCTGAGAAAAATGTTGTTAGTCTTGAACTTTAATAACATTACTGAATTATTAAAGATAATTTAAATAATAATTTATTTCTTTTTTTTAATTGTAGTATTTTTTGATTTCTTTTTTTTATTATATTTGGTTTTGTGTTTTTTTGTTTTTACGCGATTACCTCTTTTACCTCCTTTGCCTCCCTTGCCTTTTTTAAAATTAACGGTTAATACACTTTTATTGTTATCACTTTTATATGATTTTATCTTAGGAGATGTTTTCCCCATCATTTTTTTAATCATTTTTTTTAATGCGTTGTGATTTCTTGAACAAAAACCTCTTGCACTATCAATATTTTGAGAACCTGAAGAGCTTACAAGTCCAACACCAATATCTATTTCTATATCATAATCATTTTCGTCTTCATTAAAAATTTCATCCCATGTTACTCCGGTTGGTGTATATTTACTTTTAAATCCAGGAATAGAAACTTCTTTAGTGGTATCAAATATCTTTCCAAGAAGAAAATTAATATTATTTACTATATTTCTATTTTGTTTCTTTTTACCAGTTTCGTAATCAAACTTTTCTTTATCTAATACATCTGGTGGTAAATACATATCTCCTAAAGCCTTTAACAAACCAGACGAACTTTTAAAATTTCTTAATGGTATATTAGTTTTAGATAAATCCATATCTTTTAAAATATAAAATTCATCTGTGGGGAATGCGGATTTTATTTCTTTTTCTCCTATTTTATTCTCTTCATTTTTATCTGTATAGCTTACATTAATATCATCTGGTTTTATTGATATAGATAATTTATATGCTTTTATTTTTTTTTCGCTCATTATTGTTTATAAAATAACTATATATTATTTAAATTTAATGTTTTAGTGTAGATAAAATATTAAATACTTATGTGTAATATCATTTTTCATTTATACATTTTTAGATGCATCAAATTTTTTTGAAAATGTTTCTACATTTGTTTGTTGTTTCATCTTTTTTGCCTTTTCAAGAATTTTTATAGATTGAGCTATTTCGTCATCACTTAATATTCCATCACTGTTCGTGTCAACTAATTTATGAAGCTTTTTATATGAATCAGGCATAACGCAGTATTTGCTATTTTCGTTGGTAAGAAAATCAGCAAGAACAACAAAAACAGCTGTAAGTCCAAGTGCCATAAATATATCTCTTGTTCCCATCCATGCTACAGCAAATATTAACACTTGACGACTTATAATATATTTTAGGTATGTTTCTTGTGATTTACTTAAATTTAGAGTTACAAATTTAGATCCTATATTTAAAAATATCATTATTAAACCAGCAAAAAATTTACTACTATTAAGTTTATTAACAGAATCATATATTTTTTTTATTATTTTTCCCATATTATATTATTCGATAATAATTATTTACGCATATATAAATTAGTATTCATAATTTCTGTCATTAATGGCTCAATATTAGTTTTTTGTTGCGAAATAAGATTAATCATATCAATATCAGTTGTATCTACATTACTTTTAGTGTTACTTACTTTAGTTTTTCTTGGATTTGAGGGTTTAAGTTGTTCAGACAATTCAACAATACCATTTGTAGTTGGTTTTATTTTCATGTCATTATTATGTTTTAATTTATATTTATTATAGTCAGTAATTTGAGAATCTTTTGAAAGATCAATATTTCCAACCATGTTTTCATAATAGTTATAAGTAAATTTATCATTTATTACAAAAAATATTATAGCAACGAATAATCCATATAGAGTATTTTCATACGCAAATAGAATTATGATGATAAGGAAAAATAATTTTCCTAAAATGCTCTCATTCATTTTTAATAATATGTCGTTCGAAAAAATAAATAAAGACAAAATAATTAAGATAAGAGCCATGAGTAGTTGGTTTTTCATATATTAAATATAAATATATTATTTTAATTACAATTTCTAAATGAAATTGTGATGCCTATAAAAAATAGTTTTCTTTTAAGATATATATACAACTATGTCAATCGCTTTATTTGCCGCAGAATATAAAGAAGATCCAAATAAAGAAGAATATATAAATAGGAAAAGAGAAACATTTAAACGTCGCATAAGTCATTCAAATAAAACAAATAAAAAGCCTTCAAGAAAGGCGATGACTACTTTAAGTGCGATACATTCTAATTTAGAAGATGATGAAAATGATGAAAATTATTTAAACAACTTTAAACCACCAACTCTTCCTGAATCATCTGGTGTAGAAAGAACAAAATCAAGATCAAATGAAGAAGTTAGTGATGAAAACGAAGGATTTGAAAAAATGTTTGAAAATACAGATGACAAAGAAGATGTAGAAGAAAATGAATATTCATCGCAGTATTATAATCAATATATACCTCCACCTCATTTAAATTTTAATCCTCAAGAAGTTGAAGTAGCTCAACAAAATATAAAAAATAGTAATGGTGATTTAGATCAAAAGTTAAATTATTTAATAGAATTAATTGAACAACAAAAAGGTGAAAAAACAGAACATGTAACAGAAGAAATATTATTATATGGATTAATTGGAATATTTGTTATTTATGTAGTTGATTCTTTTGTAACCATAGGAAAATATAAACGTTAATAATTATATCAAAAACATAGAATCATTAGGATTCAATTGTTTAGTAATATAATTATAAGTATAATAAGAAGAATAATATTTATTTATATATGATTTTGATGATAATATTTTATTAATAACAATATTATTATTGCTTGTGTTCTCAATTACTAAATATCTATACTTGTTTTTTTTACAACATAAATTTACGGCGTTATGAAAACCTTTTAGGAAAAGTTCTATACCGGTTAATCTAATTGAACATACACATTCAAATACTAACTCTTTGTTATATATTGTTTGTGAATTCTTAAAAAAATATAAACCAAGTATTTTTGATTTTACTTTTAAACAATAAAGATGTATATTTCCACTTTTAACAAGGTTATTCATAGTGTATAAATCAAAATATATCTTATTTTTAAATTTACTTAACATAATTGTTTCATACATCAATTCACTTGTGTATTCATTTGATTCAATTATTTCTTCTTGACCAAGCTTTATTGGTGTTCTCCATGTAAAAATATCAAAAGCATAACATTCAAACTTACACAAAGGAATAATATTAAAAGAATTATGATTTTCATTTTTAAATAAATATATACCAGCTTTCTTTGTTTTTTGTTCCATGTGATATTTATGTGTTTGTATAAGTTTTGGCACTCTATAACCCTTTCTATACAAAGGATTTATACAAAGTAAATCAACCAGTTCAATATTCAAATATTTGCTATCTAATTTAACTATTAATGGACGTGTAGTTAAAAGACCAACTATAATTTCTTCTTCTTTAACTTCTGTTTCTGTTGTATATTTTAAACTATTATGTTTCATAAAAGATACATAAGATTTATCACTTGAACCTTCATAATAACTTTTTATATATTTAGAACTTGGTTTAAATACTGTATATTCATTTTTAGAATAATTTTCACATAAAAACTTTGATATTTTATCATAATTAGAATTATTGTTTATTTTACAAAATTCAATATCTTTTAAATCAACATATCTATCTTTATCACTTGGAAAATGTTTTACTATTCCTGGATGATAAAATTTATATAAAAGTTTATGACTATGATATACAGGTTGTTTACTCCAATATGGATGACGAACCCGGAGACATATAATAAATATAATGTACAAAGAAATAACAAATAATATACCATATAGCACCAGCATATGATATATTGTTAAAAATATAATTATTATTACACGTTAATATAATATTAATGAGGTTTTTTTAGAACATATAAGAAATTATATTCATATGAACACGCTGACATATCATGCTTACTTTTTACTATAAACCCCATTTGCTTTGCTATAGATAATACCTTTGATTGGTCTTCCATATATAACGTATGAACGTTTTTACGGAAAGGTTTTTTTGATTTTTTATTACTAAAAACTTCTACAAATTCTGTTTTTCCATTATTTTTATCATCACTTAAAAATTCAGATTCATAATTATAATCTTTAAAAACTATATTTGTTTTTGTTATTCTTTCCTTTGCATATTTCTGTGCATTAACAGATTCAAGTGGATTACCAGGAGGAAGAACAGGATCAAACATATGTTTATTAACAAGATGTATTACCATAAAACCACCTGGTTTTAACCAATCAAAACAATTCTTAAAAAACAATCGTTTATCCTTAATGTAATATACGGTAAAATAAAGACATGTTATATGACTAAATTCATCAAAATCAAAAGTTATACTTTTCATAATATCACCAACAATAAATTCATTATTAGGATAAAGTTCTTTTGCTTTTTGATACATAGATTTTGATTTATCAATACCTATTGCTTGACACTCATGTTTGACTAAACTATTCACAGTATGTCCTATTCCAGAACCAATATCAAGAACTTTGCTCTCAGAGTTCAAATTAGCTTTATCTATAATATGTGCGATTTCAAATTTATGTTTTCCATAATCACCTGAAAGTTCATCATAAATTTTTACATAAAATGGATCATAAATTGTATCAATAGATGTATTTATTTTAAGAGGTCCGTTATTCAAATCTTCAAAACCTTCTTTTGATTTATTATATTCAATATACATATTCTTCAAATATACTACTACAAAATAGGTTATAATAAAAATGATAATATTAGATAATGATAACACTTTTTTTATTTTTTTCAACATTTTGTATATATGTATTATTGTTATTTTTTTTATATAAGTGTGTTTTAATGAACATAGAAATAAATGATATAAGAACCGAAAAAGAATTAAGAGTTGTATCATTTTCTGGCTATAAAAGGACAGATGTTGTAAAACAATTATACGAATCCCTTGTTACATCAAAAATGGAAGAATCATGTTATTGGAGTGCTGAACTTGTTTGTGGTGGAAATTATATGGATTTATGGAATACAGTTCTTTTATGTATGTCTAAAAATATTCATTTTGGTAATCCAAAACTGTCAAGCTATATACACATGAGAATAAATACATTTCGTGAAATAATGCAAAATGGATATGTTGGACAAGAACTAAGATTGAGAAATAATGAAAAAATGAGAAAAATTTGTTGTGAAATAGTTGTAGTTTTATGTTTATCAAAGAAAAAACATAGCGTCGAACTTATAAAATTAAACAAAAAAGAAACATTTGACTTAACAAAAATGAATCATAGATTTAAAGCAGATAAAACAACATATGCGAATACAGTATTTAGAAAGGAAGACCCAAAAGAATTATTTGTAGCAATTAATGAAATTATGTATCATTTATCACCTGCATCAGCAAGTGTAAGTGACGTATGTTGGTGGATAGAATGGTTGTTAGCATATGAACAAGAATGTTCTAAGAAAAAAATAAAATGCATTTGTGACCGTCGTGAATATTCTAATGTTCCTACTACAAATCAAAAAGAAATTATATGGATAATATGGGAAGCTATTCTTTTTATTTCTCAAAATAAATCAACATTTATAAAAAAAACTATCGATAGCTTATTTAATATATTTACTTTAAGATATACACCTGGTATAGTAAGAAGAAGAAGACATATTATATATTTTTCTGTTTCAATATTATTTGAACATATCGACACAACTATTCCTCTTATAAGTAATAAAGAACTATTAGATACAATTCTTTTAAAAATAAACAATATTTATAAGCAAATTAAAAAGAGTGAGCAATCTCCAAATACAGACTATTTATTCAATAACGTAAAACAAACAAATTTAGAACAAACAATAAAAAAACTTGACATAATGAACAATTTGTTGAAGTAATAATTATGTATGGATAATTTGAAAATAAATATGTCCTTATATTATTAATGGATAATACCGCAACATCGCGATTTATGAATATGACAAATATTGCCGAAAGTGCACCAGGCTCCGGTGACTCTGGGGGTAGTATATCATCAACTATTTTAAATATTATTGCTATTGTTGTTATACTCGCGTTACTTGGAATAAATATATTTTATTATTTAGGTGATGCTGCTGATTTTACAGCAACTATACTCGACCCAATTTATAAATTATTTGGTTATGAGACATCAAGTACAGTTAAACAAACTGTTAAAACATCAGCAACGGGAGCAAATATAGCTGTTGATTCAACCGCAAAAGCTACGAAACAAACTATTGATTATGTAGAAGACATATTTGATGATACATTACCAACCAATAATACAACTATGGCTCAATCAAAACAAAATACAAATACAACTGTTTCTCAAGATAAATTAAATAATAGACCTACTATTAATTCAAATGTTATAGCATCGAATGAAGATGATAATACTCTTACAATTAATAGTGTGACACCTAAAAATTCTGGTTCTGTTGGTTATTGTTATATTGGTGAAGACAGAGGTCATAGAAGTTGTGCTGATATTAGTGACGAAAGTTTATGTATGTCAGGAGACATATTCCCAACCAGAGATTTATGTGTAAATCCTAACTTACGTTAAGTATTACTTTAAACATTATATTAAAATTAGTAAAACACTATTTATGAAACATATGTATTATAAATAGTGAAAAATATATTCATTTTTATTATTAACCACTTTGATTATATTTACGACCAATACCACTTTGTTGAATATTAATATCACCAGAATTATAATTTATATCTGAACAAATTCGATTATATCTGGCTGATGATGAACGCATAGCATGAGAAAGTTGAGAATTAGATGACTGTCTAAATCTATTACTTTGTCCATTTATAAAACGCAACGTATCTTCTCTTCTTTTATTTATCTGTTCTTCTGGTTCATCTTCTATAAAATTTCCGTCACTATCAAAACAACGTCTAAATCTACCTTCAGATAATGTTGTAGATGGAACACATAAAACAAAAGGAGATTCAGGTTCCGGTTCAGGTTCTGGTTCAGGTTCCGGTTCCGGTTGTTCAGGTTCGGGTTCAGGTTCCGGTTCAGGTTCGGGTTCAGGTTCGGGTTCCGGTTGAGGTTCCGGTTCAGGTGATTCAGGTTCTGGTTCAGGCTCCGGTTCTGGTTCAGGCTCTGATTCCGGCTCAGGTTCGGGTTCTGGTTCAGGCTCTGATTCTGGCTCAGGTTCAGGTTCTGGCTCCGGTTCAGATTCAGGTTCAGGTTCCGGCTCAGGTTCAGGTTGAGGTTCAGGTTCTGGTTCTGGTTCCGGTTCGGGTTCTGGTTCAGGAGGTTCAGGTTCCGGTTCAGGTTCGGGTTCGGGTTCAGGTTGAGGTTCAGGTTCCGGTTGAGGTTCAGGCTCAGGTTCAGGTTCCGGTTGTGGTTCAGGTTCAGGTTGAGGTTCAGGTTCCGGTTCCGGTTCAGGAGGTTCCGGTTCCGGTTCAGGCTCAGGCTCAGGTTCAGGTTCCGGTTCTGGTTCAGGTTCAGGTTGTGGTTCAGGTTCAGGGGGCTCTATAAGTATAAAATGTTCAACTGATTGACGTATTGTATTAATATCTATATCATCTGGTAATATAAATGTACCTTGCTCATCAAACATATCTGGTGTTATTTTAATATTTATTCCAAATACAGAAAACATTTGCTGTGATAAACTTGTCACAAGTGATGGTGATAAAAAGTTTTTGAATACTTCTTTTTTTGAAATCGTATTAAATATATTTCTATTTGACCACTGACCTAATAATATTATAGGTGTGTCTGGATCATTTCCTATACGCGATTCTTCATCATGAAGATTTCCCATAAAAGTAAAAAAATACACATGTATAATATTACTTTCTATAGTATTGTTACAATTTTCAATAACTATATTATAAGCATTTTTTCTAAGAATGTTATCATATTCTTCATTGTTGCTTCCAGTTAATGGTAAATTCAAATTTGATATATATTTTAAAGTTGTATCAACATTATATCCTTTATGGTCAAGCGTTGTTTCAACATAATCATAAACTTCTGGGTCAATATTCAAAAAAAGAGGATTAAATATTTTCTCATTAGAAACTTCAATTATATTTTTAATTTCATCTAATGATAAAAATGATTTCATAACATTAGAATTATTATGAACCATACTCATATTTTTTACAACGTGAAGCTTTATCCTGAAATTTAGCATTTCTGGTATTTCCGGTTCTGGTTCCGGTTCAGGTTCTGGTTCCGGTTCAGGTTCAGGAGATTCTTCAATAAATGTAATTGTATATTCGTTATCACTTGTTTCATCATTATTTTCATTTGTGATAATTTGTTTATTCATAATAAATCATCACATAATTAAATTTTTATTTATAATTTAGGTAGTAGTTTTTCACGAATGTTGAACACCACCCAAAAACCAGTTCAAAGACAAATAATCAAAATTCTTGTTTAATAAATTTGCGTTATTGGTCATTCTTAAGTCAGGACCAAGACGTAAAATATCATAAATTTTACGTGTTCCAATAGCTTCGTTAAAATATGTAAGGTTGCTTAATTTTCCATTAAACCCCCCATTAGAACCAGCATATATATTTCCATAATTTTGTTTTGCTACACCAGAAAGAATATGTCTTTTTGCAATATTTCCATTAACATATACATCCAAATTTCTTCCACGAACCATTATAACTACATGAACCCAATTTCTCATAGGAATATTTCCTATACTTATTTCTTCAACAATATGGTTTGTTTGTAATCCACTTGTCTCGTCAGGAAACGTATTCATAACAACAACAAGTTCTACTTCACTATATTCATCACCGCTATTATTATTTTTTCTTAAGTATAATCCTGGACCGTTGTTAGGATAATTCATTCCCTTGGGAATTGTAGTTGGTGATGATCCTTCATTAAGTACAAATTCATCACTAACAAATTTCTTTTCTCCTTTATGAAACACATGAGCAAGTCTGTTATCATCTGTATCACTAGGTGGTAAATCTTCAACATATAACCAAGTAGAATATGTAAATTCTAAACCACCTCTTTCATCATTTGATCTATATATAGGTGTAGATTCAGAAACACGTGGGTCTTGTTTTATTTCTGCTTGGTCACTTGCGTTCATCATACCTCTAATAAGGCGAACATCTGATTTAGGATAAAAAATATACTGTATTATATTTATACCCATCTGCATTACAATAACAAAAATGATAACAACTAATATTATGTACGCAAAGTTACTTATAGCACTGTTTGAATCCATAAACTCGTTCGTTCCAGATAAAAAACTATTGAATGTAGATGGTTGAGGTTGAGGTTCTCCGTAATAATTCATGGTACTCATACTTATATATATTTACATATAAAAATGAATTAATCAAACAGATAATTATGTTTAAATAGTTACACTTGTTGTTTCAATATTATTTTCAAGTAAAGCCATCTTAAACTTATATTTGTTAAAGAAACTTGCTAAACCAAGACCAGGGGCAAATCCATCACTATAAGTGTACCAAGCTTTTTGAGGATCCATAGATGTATTCCAGAATTTAAACTTGGATGTCATTCCAGAAAATGTTTTTCCGGTAGGTGATATAACAACATCGTCACTTGCGGATATTTTACCTACATTAGGCATATAACATGTTTTAACAAGTTTTCCGTTCATATAAATATCAAGTGTTCTATTGTTAAAACTTACAATTACATTAACCCACTTTTGAATAGGAACATTTTTAACAGTACATGTGTGTTTATTTATACCACTTGATGCTGTTGAAGTACTACTATCGAATGTTGAATTATTATTACTATAACCACCATCGGTACAATTATTTTTTAATACACACCCATCAGGTATAGTATCACAAGCATTACATTTACCATTTGGTTGAGGAATGTTATTATTAGGATCTGTGTAATATGTAATTTCATTACCATTTGCGTCATCACAGTGACTATGTTGTGTATAAACTCCTGTTCCATCTTCATTAGGAGGACAATCATTAATTCCATCTGTTGATGAGTCAACAGTCATATTTGAATCTGGTGTTGTAGTCTCAGTTTGGCTATGATCTACAGTTACTATAAGGTCATTTGTGTGACTACCCAAAGCAATCTTTAACCCTTTATTTTCTTGATCAATACGTTGAAAAACAACTTTTTCGTTTCCGTAATTTTTTGACCAATCATCAACATAAAACCATATTGAATATGCACTATTTGAGCTTCCACCGCTTTTTAATTTTGATGAAGGAACAGTAAGTTGTTCTTCAGCTCCACTCATAGATGTTAATCCGGAAGAAGTCAAAAATGTGGAAACAATATAATAAAGAAGGATTAGTATAATAACCACTATAAAAATATTTTTGGCGTCCATTTAATAATATAAGAATAGATTATTTTCTCGATTTACTAAATAAACTTCCACCACGGTTTTCCTTGATTACCAACAGTATTTCTATTTAGTTTATATATATTAGTAATCGATGTTTTAGAAAGTTCGTGACTATAATAAGTAACATCTGTTATTGAACCATTTACTCCATTTTCGTCACCAATAATGACTGAGTCATCATATTTAATATAATCCCCAGGTATAACTCCTTGAGTAGAAGATACTAATTCACCATTAATGAATATATCTAGAGTTCCTCCTGAAAAGTTGAAGACAAAATTATTCCAACGTTGAAGAGGAATACTTGATGTTTTATATAGTTCTTTTACTACTTTACCACCGTTATCATCTAATACGTCACATTTTATAAATAGTGTATTTGTTTTATCATTAAATTGAATAATAGGTTTGTTACCATAATTGATAATTGTTTTTTCATAATTTGAACCACGTGAATCCATTAAATAAACCCATGAAGAAAGAGCATAATTATAATTTGTTCTACCTTCATCATCTTTTTTATTCTGAAATGATTTTGTATCAACATCAAGTGTAACAGTTGAATCTAAAGATACTTGTTCTGTAACTAAGTCTTGACCATCATGAAGTATTAAATCATTAAATATTTTTTGAAAGTTTGGCATGATTATATAAAGAGTAATTAATAATAGTTGAATACCAATAAGAACAAATGTAGGTGATGGTGTTATTTTGTATTCTTTATAAATATATTCAGCAAAAGAAATAAATAAACAAGGTATAGCAAAGAAAATTCGTTTTATTACATTCCAAATTGTAAGACTTGAATCTATTTCACCGGTACTTGTTTTACCTGGAGCAAATGACCCTTTGAAAAAATTTATAAATAAAGCAACACCTCCAATTACTATAAATAGAATAAGTGTTGAATTAATAGCACTCATAATATCAGGATAAGAGTTATTTAACCATGAATAAAAAAAATAAAATATAAGTGAAAATATCACAGCAAAAAGAATAAATCCATCATATCCAAATATTTTTGAAATAGATGATAGTTCATCTCTTGCTGACCATTCAAGATTTCTTTCTTCCGCGTTTTTTCTGTATGATAAAACTAAAGATACCGATAAAATAATAAACATAGTTCCCAATAACAAAGTCCAAAAAGAAAAATATTCATTAACATCTCCTATATAATTAAATTTTCCATTTTTTACCATAACAGACCATGATAAAATAACGAATGTAATTAATAGAGATATCATAAAAACTAAAAGTTTATTTGTCCATAGTGATGTAAGTGTATAACTAAATCCATATGTAAATTCATTATATCTATCCGAACTTTCATCATAAAAATATTCTTTGTTTCTTTGATAGAAATTAGAAATAGAACTCAATATTCGGTTGGATGTAGTAAAAAATTCGTTGCTAGATTGTTTATTGGACATATATATTATATATAATATATAAGATATAATATATATTATTTAATCACAGACGCTCTTTTGCTGTCTTTTCTCCATGACATTCTCTACAAAGAGCTACTAAATTATCAACATTATTTGAACCCCCATGTTCAAGTTTAATCTTATGGTCTACTTCGAACCATGCGTTGAGTTGTTTTGTGCAATGTTTACAACTCCAGTTTTGTTGTGATGCTACCCATTTTTTCTTTGTTTCACTAACAGACCTCTTTGTAGCTCCCGATGTTCGTCCTCCGGTTTGTCTTCCTGAAGACATAACTTTATGTTCGTTACCACTTATACCGTAACTATCGAAGTTATCATTATACTTTGTTGTCATATCTATAAGAGGGTTGAATAGACTTAAAGCTTCTCTATCAAAAGGCATATATTTTATCATTCCATTTGCTTGCTTAAGAAGTTGTTTGCTTTGCCCAGGTTTTTTTTTAAATAAAAGGTATAGACATAGACCCATAAACCCATAAAACCCCATTTCAAAATATTTTTTATTTGTCTTGAAATAGGAAAGAGCTTTTCCATCATGATATGTATTATATATTAAAAAACCTGTAACAATTAAAATAAGTATATCAAATTTCATATAATATATGTAAATATAAATATAATTAAATATTTAAACTACATAATGGAACAACATTTGTTATTTTCAATTAATGCGTTTGCTTCTACAACTTGACGAAGATGAGGGACATCAGTAATACACTTATTACAATATTCATAATTTGGTATTTTACATTTATAACAAACTGATTTTTTACAATATATACATTTATGTATAATATTAGGCCATCCACATAAATGACAAGTATGAGGATGGAATTTGGATGGTTCAATTTTACCGGCACTTATTGCACCTTTTCTTAAAGAGCGTCTTACAATCGTTTCTATATTTTCTTGGGGAATTATTTGATTTTTATTCATTATTCATTCTTCTTTTTATATTAAATTATTATAATAAAAAGAAGTCAATTTTAATTTACTTTATTTTCTATTGTTTTTTTTAGTATTATTTTTAGCCTTTTTATTACTTTGTGGTGATTTTTTTGTGTTGTTTTTTTCTGCTCTTTTCATTATTTTTTCTACATTTTTTCTTTTGTGTGTTTGAAGTGCCTTGAAATTTATTGTTTTTGTTGACTTCAAAAATTTAGTTTGTGGTGTTCTTGGTGAAACAGAATTTAATATAATTTCTTTACCTCTAAGAAGTTTATTTATACTTTTTATATCTTTAACAAGTTCTATTAGATTTATAGGTTTATGAGCATCAAATAAAAGATGTTTTATAATAACATTTCTAAGTTTTTTATAGAATTCTTCATTTACTATGTTCATTTTTTTAGAACGAGTAAAAAAGGCAAAATATATTGTTATAAATCCCCAAATATCTGCGTTAGGTAAAAATACTTTGAAAAAATAATTTTTAAGGTCGAATCCATATTTTGAATGTTTCCAATTAAATAACACTTGTGTTATATAACCTACAAGTTCTTCATGAAAGTCGTAATCACTATCTTCAAATATGTGATTATTATAGATGGGTTTTAAATAATCATAATGACCGCTTCCTATTTCTTTTGATATTAGAAGTATTTCTTGTTTTACAAATGTTTCTACAAGTTTATATGTATAATTTTTTTTATTCGATTTATAAAAATCATCCAACCTTATCAAAGTGCCAGGATTAAAAAGAATATTAGAAAATGGTAGATTAGATTGTAATGGTCTGTTAGCAATAATAGATGGTATGTTATCTTTAGATTCAACTATACCAGAAAGACCCCAATCAGTAAGGCGTGTTGTAAAATCTTTATCTACAAGTACATTTGTATCTTTAATATCAAAGTGATATACCTTATAATAATTCATAGGTATAATACCATATTTCAATAATTGAATAAGTGAATTATTTAATTTTAGAAAGTCCTCTATGTTTGTAAGTTCATTACATTTCATATCTACATCTTTACCACCATCTGGTAATGTAATAGAACGCATTCTATTTAAATTGGATGGTTTATTTATTGTTTTTGAAGTAATATTTGCTTTATTGCTTAGATGATTACATTTTTTATTAAATCCGGGTAAATCAGTCTTGTTATTTAATGGTGAAATTTTACAAACATTGTATGGAAACATAAAAAGAGAACGATAATTTGGAATATTTGAAAGAATTTTTGATATTTTTGATATTTCATTATATTCAATATATGCTTTATCAAGAATCATTAATTTACTGACTCCATCTCTTCGGTTCTTTTCTGTTTTACATTTGAGTGCTGGTCTAAAAACACAACCATATCCTCCTTCCGCAAAGGCTTTTCCTCCGTCTATATTTTTATTACTATTTTTATTATCCATACTACACTACTATTATATTGTGATATTTTTAATTTATAGAGTAATAAGTACAATATTATTTATATTAATTAATATTTCTGCAACTATTAATTAATTATTCCTGTTTATAGATATATTATTTCAATTGTCATAATATTTTCATGTTAATGTTTTTTAGATATTTTTGCTAGAACGCTAGAAACTGGGTGAATAATATAATTTATGAGTAAACAAAGAAACATAATACGATTAAAACAATTACTATGTAAATCCATATATGAAATTTCAAGAAGAATGACCATTCACTTTTTTGTTGTTGTATTGGTTTATAATTATTATAATACTTATCCATAGATTCTTGAAATGTTGTTTGTGGTTTTCCAATAGATTTGTTAACTCTATTTTCAATAAAATGAATCCAACGTAATAATTGATCTCGTGAATCAAGATATGGTGTGCATGGATAATTTGTAAGTGTTTTACTAAATTCATCTGATGTTTTTCTATGAGGTAAAAATAACGGAAGATTTTGAATAAAAGTATAGTATTTCTTTTTTGCAGTATTATTTGGCGTTTTAGGATAAGTCATACATATTGAATATAGAACAAACCAGTAATGTGGTCCCCATACTTTTGGATTAAGGTCAAGATTCATATAGTAAACAATATAAAAACAAATTTACAATATTACATAATAGTTATTATGAAAACCACATTATTTTGCAACAATTGTGGAAAATCAGGGCATCTTATAATAGAATGTAAAATGCCTATAACAAGTATAGGTCTTATTGTCTTCAGGAAAAACAAAGGAAATATAGAATATTTAATGGTGTGTAGAAAAGATAGTTTTGGATACTCAGATTTTATTAAATGTAAGTTTCCAATAATAGATGATGGTTATTTAATGACATTAATAAATGAAATGACAATTTATGAAAAAGAAAGATTAATAAATGTATGTAATATTGTTGAAAATAATAAAAATTTAGATATTTTATCTTATACAGGCATCGAAAAGAAGGTTGCTTTTATAAATAGTGAACTTAAAAAGAATGGTTATAATGAAAATTTAAGTAATATTTTAAAAAAAAGTAATACAACATGGAATGAACCAGAATGGGGATTTCCAAAAGGACGTCGTAATAATTTAGAAAAGGATCTTGATTGTGCGATTAGAGAGTTTGAAGAAGAAACAGGATATAAAAAATCTTCTATGAAGTTGATTGAAAATATAATACCATATGAAGAAATTTTTGTAGGTTCAAACTATAAAAATTACAAACATAAGTATTATATGGCATATATGACAGAAGTTGATGATAGTTGTAAGTTTCAAAAAACGGAAATTTCTAATATGAAATGGATAACACATGATAAATGTATTGAACATATAAGACATTATAATTTAGAAAAGTTATCAATCTTGAAAAATATTAATAATGTATTAAACACATATAGAATATATGACTAGTATATATTGAAGACATGTCAGAAATAAAAGATAATGTTATAGAAGAAATACATACATCAAATATAGATAACAATTTTTTATATCCTCATACAAATGACCCTAATTTTAGTTTAAAAATTTCACATAAAAAAGAGTTTTATGAAAATAAACAAACCTATATAGAATCAAAAAGTGAAAAAGAATTCAAGGAAACATCGGAAAAACTTATTAATGGTAGAATGATGTTCTCACCACATCAACTTTTTATAAGAAATTTTCTATCATCTTCAACACCATATAATAGTTTGCTTCTTTTCCATGGTCTTGGTTCAGGTAAAACATTAACATCAATAGGTGTTTCTGAACAATATCGTGAAGATATGAAAAATACTAATAATTTTAAGTCTATACTTGTAGTTGCTTCTCCTAATGTTCAAGAAAATTTTCAATTACAATTATTTGACAAAAGAAATTTAACATTTGAAGGTGGATTATGGAGATATAATGGAGCAGCAAATAATTCGTTTTTAAAACAACTTAATCCTATGGGACTAAAAAACTTATATTCAGGAACTAAAGAAGAAAAAGATAAATTAATATCAAAAATAAAATCAATTATTAAACAAAATTATGTATTTATGGGTTATAGAAAATTTTCAACATATATACAAAGTCTCGAAGAAAGAAGTACAGTTGGAGGAAAAATAAAAATGTCAATTTTTGTAAAACTAATAAATTTGGAATTTGATGATAGAATGATAATTATTGATGAGATACATAATATAAAAAAAATAGAAGGAACAACAGCATCTTCTGATAAAAAGGTAGTAAAAAGTATTTTAAGTGTTATAAAAAACAGTAATAATATGAGATTACTATTATTAAGTGCTACACCGATGTATAACGATTATAAGGAAATAGTATGGTTACTTAATATGTTAAATTTAAATGATGGAAAAAAAGAAATATATGTTAAGGATATATTTGATAAAAATGGAAATATAGATGAGAATGGTAGAAGAAAACTTATAGAAAAGGCAAGGGGATATATTTCATTTGTAAAAGGTGAAAATCCATACACGTTTCCCTATAGAATATTTCCATCATTACACAGTCCAAATAATTCAATACTTAATAGTGAAAAATTTACATATCCAAAAAGACAGATGAATGGTGCATTTCTTGTACAAGAAAACACAAAGATACAACATATAGATTTATATATTACAGAAATGGGTGAATTTCAAAAAGAAGGTTATAGAAGGGTTAGAGAAGAAAACCTTGATAAAATAAAACAAGTTGTTAAACCAGATAATGAAATTACCGACGCAAGATATAATTATACTATTATGCAGCCGTTAATAGAATGTTTAAATTTTGTATTTCCTGATCCAAAACGTGAAGATGGTGATTTGAGAACAGTTCTTCATGGAAATAACGCTATGCGTTCGCTTATGACATTTGAAAAAAGCGTCGACCAACATTATAAAAAAAATTATGATTATAAACCAGAAACAATTCAAAAGTTAGGAAGAATATTTTCTTACGAAGAAATAGGGAAATATAGCGGAAAAGCAAAAGATATAGTAGATAAGATATGGAATAGTGAAGGTGTATCAATTATTTATAGTCAATATATTGATAGTGGTATCATACCTATGGCACTTACATTAGAAGAAAGAGGGTTTGAACGATATGGAGAAACACCATCTTTATTTGATCCCGAATATATAAAAAGAAACAAGATAAAACCTGTTGATTATAAATGTCAAGAAAAAAAACCTGGTTCGAAGAAATTTATACAAGCAAAATATGCGGTTATATCAGGTGATAGTTTATTAAGTCCAAATAATAAATCTGAGTTAATATCAGCAACAAACGAAACTAATAAAAATGGAGAAGATATAAAAGTTATTTTTATAACAAAAGCTGGTTCTGAAAGTCTTGACTTTAAATTTATTAGAAATATTTTTGTTATGGATCCTTGGTATAATTTAAGTCGTATCGAACAAATAATAGGGAGAGGTGTAAGATTTAAAAGTCATAAATTACTTGATTTTGAAAATAGAAATGTAAGTATATATTTATATTGTTCTAACCCACTTGAAGACAATAATGAAACAGCTGATATGTATATTTATAGAAGAGCAGAGAAAAAGTCTATACAAATAGGTAAAGTAACACGAATATTAAAAGAATCATCTGTTGATTGTGTATTAAATGAATCTCAAAAATTATATACAAAAGAAAATATGAGTTTAACTATTAAACAAATGATATCTAATGGAAATACGATTAATTATGATTTAGGAGACAAACCATTTTCTCCCAATTGTGATTATATGGATACATGTGTTTATAAATGTGAAAATACGCATGATTTAACAAAGGGAAAATTAGAAATATCAAGTGACACATTTAATGAAAAACTTTCTGTCATAAATATGGAAGTTATTATGGGAATAGTAAAGGAACTTTTTGAAAAACAATATATTTATATAAAAGAAAATCTTGTTAAGGATATACAAGAAATAAGAAATTTTTTGATAGAGGAAATAGATGTAGCTTTAGAAAATATAGTAAATGATAATATGTTTATAGTAAAGGACCAATTTGGTCGTCCTGGATTTATTGTTAATGTTGGTGAATATTATTTATACCAACCGGAAGAAATTCAAGATAAAAGTATATCTCTATTCGAAAGGTCAACACCGCTTGATTACAAGATGTCACATATAAAAATTAAAGCGGATTCTAGAAAGATAAATCGCTCAGTAAAAGAAATAGAGGATTTTGAAAATAAATATAATGAAATAATTCAATATTGTCAAAAATCACCAAGTGATTTCCATAAAGACCCCAAAACAAAGAAATGTATAATTGATAATGATGAAATTGTTAACGGTAAGTATGAATATTTGGGATATAATATAATTATAAAATTTGTTGATAATGTCGAACCTTCTATTTTAAATTCGTGTATAATAGAATATTTGTTTGATAGAACAACTATTAACGAAAAACAAAAAATATTGGAAAATATAGAACAAATAAAACTAAATAAAGATGAATATAGTACATACCTATACGAGTATTTATTGAATCATAGTATTGAAAAAACAGAAGAAGGTAAGAAAAACACTTATTTTATTTTTGAACATCAACATGATTATGTAGTTTTTGGAAAAGACAAAGAAAATAATTGGAAACAAGAACCAACACTTAAAAAATATTTGGAGAATGATATCAAAACAAAAAAAGAAATTACAATTAATAAAATAAGTGATTTTACTGATGAATATATCGGTGTTATGTTACAAATTGGATCTAAAAAAACATCAAAGGATATGAGGATTGATTTTAAGATGAAATATATGAAAAATAAAAAAGGTCGTTCATTTTCTGGTATAGATCATAATAAAAATTTAAAAATAGAGTTAATAAATGAATATTTATATAGTGATAAAGTCGGTGATATTTTATGTAACGATGGAAAAAGAAAAATTATATGTGATACAATATCAAAATATGAAGAATATTATAATTTTTGTGGCGAATCAAGTCCTATGCGAATAAAATCAATAACTATTTTAATGGAATTAACATTTAGATATTATGATAAGGTAAGACATAAAGGGAAAAGATGGTTTTTGGACCCGATTGAATCGTTAACAACAGAAAAATCTAAAACAATTCTGTTATAATTAATTTACAAAATTAATATTATATAAACAAATGTAAAAAATAAAATTGAAAATATATAAATACTTTGTATAAAGTATATATATATGTCGTTAAAAGAAGAACCTAATATTGAAAACGAACAACAGCCGCGAACACCTAGTGGAAGTCCTCCTGTATCAACAGAACCAACTGAATACGATAATATTATTGAAGAAAATATAAATAAAAAACCGGTGAAATCAAAATTTATTAAAGATGATAAAAGAAAAAAATTTGGTGTATTTATAAGATGTGTTAGCACAGAAAAAATGTGTGTTTCACTATCAAATATTGGTGGAAATATAACAAACACATTAAAAGAAATTTTATCAAAAAATATAGAAGGAAAATGTGGAGAAAATGGTTATGTAAAAGAAGGTTCTGTTGGAATTCTTAGTTATTCAAACGGTATATGTAAAGCTTCAAATATAGTATTTGATATTGTTTACGAATGTGAAGTATGTAATCCTGTCCAAGGAATGAATATTGAATGTATTGTGAAAAATATAACAAAAGCTGGTATTCGTGCTGAACTTGAAGGGTACGATAATTCTCCAATAGTTATATTTATAGCTCGAGATCATCATTACTCAATAAAGGAATTTTCATCAATAAACGAAGGAGAAAAAATACAAATTACTGTAGTTGGACAGCGGTTTGAGTTAAATGATAAGTATGTTTCTGTAATAGCAGAACTTGATGTTAAATATCTCAAAAAGAAAAACGTTGGAAAACAACGTATCTCAATTATGGAAGATTAATATAAATTTACTGTATAAATAACTGTTGATAATAAGGTAACAAAATACTTTTAGAAGATTCTAAAATATCTTTTTCATATGCCATCATAAAATAACACCTTAAACACAATAATATATCAATTGATGAATCATGTAATTTTTCTTCTTTGATTTTTTCTTTGAACAACTTTTGATGAAGTTCTAATTGTTTTGGAAATTTTTTATAAGTTTTATCATTTTTTTTAACTATTATATTACACAAATGAATAGATTTATTCATTGTGCAATAATGAATTTTTTTTGGGTCAATTATATTTATAATACGCCCAATATTATTTCTCATCGATTCAATTGTAATCATAGTGTTGTCAAATTTTAAATTATGTGCAACAAGTGTATCACAATTTAAATAACATTTCCTGAATTCATTTAATGCTACTCGAATATCAATACCTTTTTCATTCATCACTTCTCTTGTTATTCCATGTAGTTGAATACTTTCAGGTGTTATTTCAATATTATCTGGTATTTTAATAACATAATCATAAAAGTATGTTTTATCTAATTCTGTATCATATAATACAAAACTAAGTTGAACTATATAGGGAAACATTTTCAAAAATTGTCTCATTATTGGAACATTATTTGGAAGGATATTTGTAGTCTCGGTATCAAAAACTAGAATCTTCATTATTTTTTCTTTATACATATAACGAACGTCTTTTAATTTCAATTTTGTATTTAAATACTTATATGTATTATTCGTAAATTTATACTTTAAATTTTGTAAATAATATAGTAATATAAATAACATGCAATTTCCTACAGAAAATGAAATGTTACGCCTTTTTGAAATAGGTAAAAAAAATAATTCAGTTACACTTGGTGATATAATGAAATATTTTAATATTGAAACGTTTGATGACACTAAGGTTGATGAAATTGGTTACCATTTACAAGTATTTAGAAAAAAAGATACTTCAAACGTTTCTTATTTACACGGACATATTATTCATTTTGCTCTTATTAATTACTTAAAAGATAATGTAGATATAAAAAATGTTAATATTTTTGAAACAGGAACAGCAAGATGTTTTAGTTCTATTATTATGGCGTACACTTTAGATTGTATGAAAAGAAATGGTATTATAAATACATTTGATATTAAACATTATAATTCTAAATCCGAGAGTGAATGTCTATGTGCTGCTATAAAAAAACAAAAGGTATCATCTACAGATTGTATTCAACCATTTAAAGGACTTGTAGAAAAATATATTAAATTTAACGTTGGAGATACAAATAAAATTCTTAAAACAAGAGAAACGGGTAGGATTCATTTTGCCTTTCTTGATGGCGACCATAAATATTCAAGTCTTAAATTAGAATTAAACTATGTTTCAAAAACACAAGAATCAGGTGATATTATAATTGTTGACGATTATTCTATTCCTGAACTTGGAAAAGCAACCGATGAATTTTTAGAAAATGGAAGTTATATTTGGCATATTTTAGAAGGAAAAGTAGGTTCAAAAACAAGAAAATACGTATATTTAAAGAAGAAATAATCAAACAGGATTTAATTTCATACCATGACATGTTTTATAAGATAAGCGATGAAATTGTGATATTCCATGTTGTTTTATACCATTAATATGAATTTTTGCTCCATATCCTTTATTTGAGCAAATATTGTATCTATCATTCAGTTGTGGATGTAATTCACATAATTCCTTTATATAACGATCACGAGCACATTTTGCTAATATAGATGCTGCGGCAATAGGAGCGTATTTATCATCACCTCCTTTTACTGTTGTATGGTCAATAGAATGAAGTGTGTCATCGTGAAAATATGTGTACTCTTGAAAGTAATTACCATCAACAATTATAAAAAAATCATTTTCAATACCAATATTTTCGGTTACGTTTTTTATAGAATTATGCATACTTTCTATTGTTGCTTGTAATATATTAATAGAATCTATTCTTTTTTCATCATTATAAGAAACATTCCATGCTATTGCGTTTTCTTTTATATATGATTCTTCTTCTTGTATTTTTTTTTCGCTATGAAAACGTTTACTATCTTTCATACGCGAATAATCGAATCCTTCTTTAGGCAATATAACAGCACCTGTGTAAACTCTTCCAAATAATGGACCTCTACCTGCTTCATCTACACCTACTTCTAATATATCTTTATCATCAGTATAAAACGGTAAAATATTGTTCATATTATATTTATAGAAAACAAATATTTAATACATTTACAATAATAATTTCCAAGCATATATCATATGAAGGGTTTCAAATTTAAGTTATATCACCTCCAAGTATTTCTTATTTTATTACTTGCACTTGTTCTTTGTTCATTTTTAGGTGGAAATTGTGGTGTAGAGGGAATGTCAAATGCCAACCATGAACATGATGTAGTCGGTGAAAATAATCTCCTTCAAGATCCTGTAGTTAAGGCAAATAATGAAGTTGAAAGAAGCACAATTAAATCTAACAACGGTTTAAAAAACCAAACAACAAATAAATCTCTTAATGGTGAAACACAAATTGATAAACCATCAACATCTATTGGTGCTATTCCAAAGAGTGGTATTCCCGCTGGAAGCGAAGATTTATATGTATTAAGAAGTGAAGTATCAAGTTTATTGAATAACCAATCTGTTCCACCATGCCCTCCATGTGGAAGATGTCCTGAACCATCATTTAGTTGTAAAAAGGTTCCAAATTATAACAATATACATAATGAAAATAATATATTGCCTAAACCGGTGTTATCCGACTTTAGTACATTTGCGATGTAATACAAATAAAATGAAATTTATATATAAGTATATGAAGATTTCATTTATTACTGGAATAACCGGACAAGATGGTTCTTATTTAGCTGAACTCTTGTTAAAAAAAGGATACAAAGTATATGGTATTGTAAGAAGAACATCATTGCTATTTTCACACACTCGAATTGACCATATTAGAAACGATTTGAATATAGAATATGGTGATATGAGTGATGGTTCTTCTTTAACAAATATACTTACAAAGATCGTTAAAGAAAATAATGATTTCGAAGTATTTGAGATATATAATCTTGCTGCGCAGAGTCATGTAAAAATATCATTTGAGATACCTGAATATACATCTATTATTGATGGTATAGGAACATTAAAGATACTTGAAGCAATTCGAACTTTTACTGAAAGTGACCAGAAAAAAACACGTTTTTATCAAGCCGGAACAAGTGAAATGTTTGGAAAGGTTTTTGAAACGCCGCAAAAAGAAACAACACAATTTAATCCTCAATCTCCATATGCGTGTGCCAAAGTATATAGTCATTTTCTTGTAAAAAATTACAGAGAAGGATATGATATGTTTGCCTGTAACGGAATTTTATTTAACCACGAAAGTCCAAGAAGGGGGGAAAATTTTGTTACTATGAAAATTGTTAACGGTGTAAAAAAAATATTAAATGAATGGGATGGTCATTATGTTATATCACTAGGAAATATAGATAGTAAGCGAGATTGGGGTCATAGCAAAGATTATGTTAATGGTATGTGGTTGATGCTGCAACAAGATACGCCGGATGATTATGTATTAGCTACAGGTGAAACTTATAGTGTTAGAACCTTTATTGAAAGGTGTTTTAAAAAGTTTAATATTGATATTGAATGGCAGGGTAAAGAATTGGATGAAGTTGCTTATGATGTAAAAACAAAACGCCAATTAATAAGAATAGATAAAAAATACTTCAGACCATGTGAAGTAGATTTATTATTAGGTGATCCTACAAAAGCAAAAAATATATTAAATTGGAATAGAGAATATAATTTTGAACAATTAATTGATGATATGTTTTTATAATTTTTTATGTTATACTATCAAATCTATGTTTTCATCAAACATTTGTGTAAATATGAATTGGCATATTCTTAGACAACAAGTTGCTGAAGCACCTGAATGTGAATGATGAGACCACAAATCCTGAATTATTGATATTTCTTGTGCTTCTGAAAACATAAATCCGTTATTACCCGAAAAGTTTCTTATAAATTTAACAATATTCTTTTCCGGAAGAAGAGTTGTAATAGCTTCTTTAACCATTGGAACTTCATTTATCCAAATACGATGTTCTTTATCATATTTAGAATAATAATTTTCAATATATTTATTAGCAATTTTTTCCATATTTTGTGCGTCTCCGTTAATAGTTATAATCTTTTAGTTTTATTGAATACCAATATATAAATTCAATTTTAAATATCATTATTTATATATGAATAATGATATTCCCTCTATAATAGGTCAAGGAACATATGGATGTGTCCATAGTCCTCCGTTGTTTTGTGATGGAACAAACAAAAGAGACATAAATAAAGTTTCTAAATTAATGTATCCTAATGATGGTATAAAAGAGATGCGTGAATATGTTTTAATTGATAAGGCTGATGAAAAAAAGAATTTTTATCTTGGAAAACCTTCAACATGTATTCCTGGATACGAGGAAAGTAACTTAAGAGCAATAAAAAAATGCGAGATGGGTAAGAATATAGACTATTATCCGGGAGGTGAAAAATTATCGTTGTTATTAATGGAAAATGGTGGATTAAATTTACGAGATTTTAGTAATAATTTCCAAAAAAATTTAGTAACAAAAGAAAACAAAGAAAAGATAAATGATTTTTGGATAGAATGTCATCGTCTATTTATGGGTTTAATTTTATTTTCTAAACGCGACATTATTCACCATGATTTAAAGGCAGGAAATATTGTTTATAATCAAGAAAAAAATAGAATAAATTACATAGATTTTGGTTTAATGAACAGCAAAAAAAAAGTAATAAAAAAATGTAAAAAAAGTAGTTATTGGTTAGCAAACCCGCATTGGTCATTTCCGGTTGAGATGGAACTTTTGAATAAAAAAATTTTTAATCACACTTGTAGAAATAGTGATGATAATAAGACTAAATTTATTAATAGCTTGGGTCGTTTAATTAAAAATTATTCATCAAATGTTCAAGTAAAATCAATTAGAACATTATATTCAATCTCTATTAGGAAACCAGATAAATTTCAAGTATTAAATGTAGGAAAATATCTTGGAGAATATCTTGAGACGTTAAAATATGTTAATGATGATAGAAAATATGAAGAATTTTTAAAGAAATCAGTTTCTACAATTGATAGTTTTGGTTTAGCATGTGGATTAATGGATGCGTTATGTGATTTAGATAAATTTATGGAACCAGAGTTTGTAAAAGATTTGGCGTCTGTTTTTATGACGATGCTTCATCCAAATATTATGAAACGTGCTAATATAAATGATGCGACTAACTTATTTGAAGAATGTATAAGAAAACATCTTTTAAAAGATAGAAACCAACAATTTAAAAAACACAAGATTGTAAAAGAAACCAAAATAACAAGTATATTTGATAAAAATATTGAAAATTTAAAACAATCTTCTATAGCAGTAAAATCAAAGAAGGAGTTGGAAGAATTAATGGTTTCACCAAAATGTCCAGACAATAAAGAACTCAATACAATAACCGGAAAATGTATAGTTAAATGTGCTAATGGTTACATTCGTGATAAAGATTTTAAATGCAAAAAGAATAAATTAACAGATAAAGATTGTAAAGAGGGAAAAATATTAAACCCAAAAACAAACCGCTGTATTAAAAAACCAGCTACTAAAAAAAACAAGGTATGTCCAGAAGGAAAATTATTAAACCCAAAAACAAACCGCTGTATTAAAAAACCGGCTACTAAAAAAAACAAGGTATGTCCAGAAGGAAAAATATTAAACCCAAAAACAAACCGTTGTATTAAAAAATCAGCTACTAAAAAAAAGAGAAATTAAATAACATATAATTAATTTTGAATACATAAAAATATTATAAATCTAAATATAATATTTTTTAATTATTTCATTTCGACACATTTATTATCAATAACCATAGATTCGCACTTAACATTATCAGGAACTATATGAACAACGCCTTTACTTTTTACCTTATGTATAGGTTCTGTACATCCTGTATGTTTCTTTTTAGTTTTTTTAAGTTTAAACAGTTTCCCCTTTTTCTTACCACATCTTGCTCTAAAATGCTCATAACGTTCTCTAACATCTTCATAAGTAAGACCTGATTTTTTATTAAGCATTTTATTAATAAGTTCATGAAGATTGTAAACATACATACTGAAAGTTTCTCTATTTTTCATGCATTTATTTGTTAATGGAAGTTGTTTAAAATTTGTAACAAGATTAATTCTGCAATATTTACATGGCAATACATATTGAAGGTTCAATATAAAATTTTTATAATTCTTTTTTTCTTGACTTGTTGGTTCCGCAGGATAATTAAAGCTCATCGTGTGTAAATAATGCCATAAAGTTGGTCCCCAAACATTTGTAAGCATACCATCTCCACTATGATAATGATCTTTGTTATATACCTTTTTTCGGGTTCCACCTTTCATTTTAGTTTTTAAACTCTTATTTTTTAATAAACGATTTTTAACTGTTTTATTAGATATCTTCATACATTATAGTTAGATATTATAGTAAATTCATTATATATTTAAAAATAGCAGAATCTTCTATGTTTTCTACAACATCTTTTGTTTTATTTTTTTTATATATTTCACATATTTTCAAATAATATTCTTTATCCGTTATGAAGTCATTTTTTTCTATATTAACAAGTTGTCCCACCTTGTTTCTAAATAACATATTATATTAAATAGTATATTACCTTTAATTTATTTAAGAATAATGATTTAATATCTGCAAATAGTATATGAAGATTCCTGGAATTAACTTAAAAAGTTTACTTAATTATTTAAAAAAAATAAATATAAAATTAGTTTTAATAATATTAACAGCACTTTTATTGGTATATATTTTAAATTATTTATTAAGAAAACGAGAAGGCATGAACCCAAATAAAGAATACATAGATAGAAATAAAACAGAAAATCCTCAACAAAGTGATGCTGTTCTTTATTTTTTCTACGCTGATTGGTGTCCACACTGTACACGTGCCAAGGAACAAGGAGGACCTTGGAATACATTTAAATCAAGACACGGAGAACAAGTTATAAAAAATAACACTATAATTGATATAAAAGAAGTTGATTGTTCTGACGGGGAGAGTAATAAATCTATGTTAAAAGAATATAATGTAAAAGGATATCCAACAATATTGCTTGTAAAAAACGGTAATCATTATTTATATGACACAAAACCCGATGCTGATAGAATAGAAGAATTTATTGAAAAAGTTGTATAATTTAAATATCATCATTTGTTTCTTTATTTTTAGTACCATTATCATCTAATGATTCTAAAAATCCTTTTGCTATCTCCTCACCATTCAATATCATATTTTCACGATATTTTTTTTCAAAAAAACATCCATATATTGTATCAGTATCAGTTAAACCATTTTTATCACTTTTTATTTCTATAGGTATTTCGTATTTTATTGTTTTGTTTATAATATTATTACTTGTTTTATCAAGGGTATTCATTAACTTTTCAATAAATATATAAGCATAACTTAGTATAGTTGATTCTTGATTTATAACAACCGGACTTAAATTTTTATATGTATTTTTTATACCAATTAACTCTTCTTCTTTATATTCAGGGTTCATTTGTTTAAAATAATTAATTGGATAGTTATTAATAATACCACCATCAATTAAGCATTTATTTCCATGTTGAATAGGGTAAAACAATAATGGAATACTTGACGATGCAGCGATTGCTTTATATACTGGCATATCGGGTTCTGTTTCATAATTAATACAATATTCTTCAAAATTATTATTTATATCACATGTCATAAAATTTAATTTTATTTGTCTTTGTTCATAAAACTCTTTCATGGTAATATCAGGAGATAATCCATCTGAATGAAATAATGGTTCAACAAGATGTTTTATAATAACAGCACCATCATATACACCTTTTTTAGAATATAAGCTAAATATGTGTTCTGTTGATAGAGTAAATAAATGTTCAGATGGTTTATTAATTACATATTTTTTAATTTCATCATAACTTACTGTTTTTAGACTAATAAATAAAGCTACCAGACATCCTATAGATGTTGAGTATATACTTTCTAATTCTTCTCTTTTTATAAATTCACATTTTTCTATTTGTCCCAAAATACCAAAAGAGTAAAATCCCCATGGACCTCCACCAGTAATTATAATATGTTTTATTGTCATTATAATATGTTTTATGTTAAAAATATTATTCTAACTTATTATTATGACATCTATATTTGATTTAAACAAACTCGATGAAGAAGAATTTGGAGAAAAAATAGACATAGATGAGTTATATGAAAAGAAAAAGAATTATGACCTAAATAAGCTCTCTATATACAAAAAAATGCTCGGTAGAATACACGTTCGAATAAAAACTACATCAAGACAAAATGTAGACAATCAATATTGTTGGTATGTTGTTCCTGAAATAATAATAGGAGTTCCAAAATATGACCATGGAGCATGTATTGCGTATTTGCTAGAAAAACTACAAGAAAATGGATTTATTTCGAAATATATACACCCTAATCTTCTTTTTATAAGTTGGAAACACTGGGTTCCAACATATGTTAGAGATGAAATAAAGAAAAGGACCGGTGTTTCTGTTGATGGTTCTGGTAGTGTTGTAAATAAAAGCGAAAATTACGAAAAACAAAGTGATCCATCAAATCCAAACGCATTTATTGTAACGTCTAATAAAAAGAATGAAATAAATATGAATAATAAATTTTCAAAACCCAAACCGTCTTTTAAATCAACAAACGCTTATTCTCCTATGGGTATATATAAAGAAGATCTTATGAGACCATTTAAAAAATAAAAAATATTATTTTAAACAATTAATAAAATATTAACTTATTAATTGTTAATTATAAATAATTTACTTACGTTGTTTGCGGGTTTGTTTTTGTTTTCTTGATTGTTTCTTTTGTTGTTTCTTTTGTTTATTTCCACCCTTACGTGTTTGTTTTTTTGATTGTTTTTGTTTTTTTGATTGTTTTTGTTTCATTTGCTTTGAGCGTTTACCACCTGAAAAAGTTCTACGAAGACCCATTCCCATTATAATATAAGTAAATATAATATTTTTATAATTAAATAAAAATTATTCGTTGTTGGATGTAACTATTGATTCACGCAATTTTTCAAACTCTTCAACACCCTCTTGAAATTTTGTTTCACAGTCGATATACATAGATGTAATTATTTCACGAGTTTCATTTACAAGTATTGTTAAATTATATTCTCTTTGATCTCCAAAAAGATTATCTATATTCTCTAAATCATTTAACTTTGGATGAATTATTATTTTATTTTCATCAGTAAAATAAAACATTTTTCTAAGTATCTCAAGAAGACTTTCATATTTTTTATTTACATCAGATAACATATTTTTTATAAACGCAGCGTAATCCAGCATTTTTGTTTGAACAGAACCACTACCAATAGATTTAGGTGTTAATGTTGCTGGATCTCTACATATATCACTTGAACTAAAATCAGTAAGTTTTATTTGTGAAAATTTAGTAAGTTCTTCTTCACCATCGTAATCCTTTCCTGTAAATGTTTTATAAAATTGTTTTAATATTTCTTTTTTCTTTTCTTTACTCTCTTCGCTCATAACATATTTAGGTTTAAATTCAGTTTGTGTTGTTGAATCTTCTCCTGATGTTCCGCGTAAATCATAATTAAACATATCATTAAATAATTTATCAAATGCTTTAAAATCAATTTGATTCATACCAGGAGAACATACTCCTTGTGTTGGTTGTTCAACTACAGGTTCAATAGGTTCTGTTTGTTCTTGAACAGGAGCAGGTTGCTCATCAATAGGTTCTGTTTGTCCTTCAACAGGAATAGGTTGTTCTTCAACAGGAATAGGTTGTTCTTGAACAGGAGCAGATTGTTCTTCAAGAGGAACAGGTTGTTCTACTACTGGAGAAGGTTGTTCTTCAACCGTAACAAGTTGTTCCATTACAGGAGCAGGAGGTTGTTCTTCGACAGATTCAATAGGACCAGGTTGTTCCACAAGAGGTTCAACCGGTGTAGGTTGTTCCTTGTTTTTAAAGAAAGGTTCACTATTCATAAAATCACCTCCTGGAACATCTCCACCTTCTTGTTCATACTGAATACTTTTATACATGGGTAACAATTGTATAAGAGCTCTTATTCTTTGAAAACAAAAACCATTAAATACATTACTCATAACAGCATTTTTTGCGTCGACATTCTTTTTCATACTATCAGCAGTATCATCATTTATACCATATAAAGAAAATAAGTCAGTATTTCCATTATCAAATTGTGGGTCAATTGTTTTTACTACTGCAGCGTATAAATGAGCTATTTTAATATAAAATTTAGCAATACTCTGACAATATTGTTTTTTTAAAAATTTTTCACGTTTTTTCATAACTTCACTGTCTTTATGAACAACAATTGCTACATCATTTGTTTCTTTTTGATTTATTTTTTCGCCTTTTGAAGTTTTTTGAACAAGAACATCAACTTCATGCATCTTTACTCTCTCTAAAAATAATTTACTTGTTATTACTTCAACCTTTCTACAATATTCTTCATCAAGTAAAGCTTCCATATCAGGTATACTTAAATTAGTTATATAATTGGCTGCTACTTCGTTCACCTTTTCTACTATTTCTTTGGTTGATTCTAAATTTTCTTTTTCTAATTCTTCACGTCTTCCCTCAAATGAGTCATTTAATGACATATTATTACCCATAATTAATATATATAAATGATATAAAATAAAATTGATATTATAAAATATTTACTTTTCATACATAATGGATATGTCATGTAAAAAAACAAAAAAAAATAAACAACATGAAACCAAAAAACATTTGTGGAATATGTTTGAAAGTGAAATCGAACCAGATAAAAAATCACCAATAGAGTGTGTTTACAGAAAATCAGGAGAGAGAGAATTTTGTGATATTTGTAATACAAATTTGGTTTACAACGAATCAGGATTTTTATGTTGTTTAAATTCATCATGTGCGATTGTTTATACAGATATGATTGATCAAGGAGCTGAATGGAGGTTTTATGGAGCTGAAGACACTAATGGTGGAGATCCTACACGTTGTGGAATGCCGATAAACCCATTATTAAAAGAATCATCATATTCGTGTAAAGTAATGGCTGGAAATACTTCAAGTTATGAGATGAGAAAGATAAAAAGATATACTGAATGGCAATCTATGCCTTATAAGGAAAAATCACAGTATGATGAATTTCAACGTATAAATATGATGGGACAACAGTCAGGTGTAAGTAAATTAATAATCGATAATGCTATTATATATCATAAAAAAATATCAGAGCATCAAACATTTAGAGGAATTAATAGAGATGGAATAATAGCAGCATCAATTTACATATCATATAGAATAAATAACACACCTCGAACAGCAAGTGAAATAGCACGCATATTTAATTTAGATAAAACAAGTGCTACAAAAGGATGTAAAAATGCTTGTTCAATTATAAATACAATTGAAGCAGAATACTCAGAAAAAACAGTTTTATGTAAAACAGGTCCTCAATCATTTATAGAAAGATATTGTAGTCGCCTTAATATAAATAATGAATTAACAAAACTTTGTATGTTTGTAGCAAAAAAAATACAGAGTACTAATTCTATACCAGAGAATACACCAAATTCTATAGCAAGTGGAATTGTTTACTTTGTTTGTCAAGTATGTGATTTAAATATTTCAAAGGGAGATGTTCATAAAATAAGTGAAATTAGCGAAGTTACAATAAATAAATGTTATAAAAAATTGTGTCTTATCCAAGAAACTTTAATACCTAAATCAATATTATTAAAGTATAATAAATAAAAAATAATAAATTATAAGATTAATGGATATAAATACGCCACCTGATATTGTATTTTTAATTCCTTATCGTGATAGACTTCCACAAAAAGAATTTTTTCTTAGATATATGAAATATATACTGGAAGATTATGAAAAAGATACATATAAAATTGTATTTTGTCACCAACAAGATAAAAGAACATTTAATAGAGGTGCAATGAAGAATGCAGGATTTAATTATATAAAAACAACATACCCTGAATATTATCAAAAGATAACGATGGTTTTTCATGACATCGATTGTGTTCCATATATAAAAAATTTATTAGATTATAAAACATCATTTGGTAAAATTAAACATTTTTATGGTTTTGAACATGCTTTGGGTGGTATAGTTTCGATATCATGTTATGACTTTGAATCAATAAATGGATTTCCTAATTTTTGGGGATGGGGATTTGAAGATAATGCTTTACAAAATAGAATTACAAATAAAGGGAAATTTATAAGTAGAAAAATATTTTTTAAAATAGGTGATAATCGTATTCTTCATTTATTTGATACCTTTAAAAAAGAAGCTGATGAAAATATTCCAAGACAATTTTTAAATGATAATGGTGAAACAGGTCTCAGTACATTAAAAATAAATAAATCATCTATTGAAAAAGTAGATATTATTATTCCTCATATTATATTAAATATTAATGATTTTCATACAGAATTCGAATATAGTGAAAGCAACATAATTCTAAAAGATATTCGAGATAATAGTAGTAATTATATAAATACAAAAAAAATAAATAATATTAATAAAAATAAACAAGTTGATAACAAACCAAACCAAATAAACAAAAATATTAATAATAAAAATATTAATAATAATAATATTAATAATAATAATATTAATAATAATATGGTTTTCAATAATATTCCATCAAGAAAATGCGAATTAAAGAATGGTGAGTGTAATGGAAATATTTGTGAAAATACTAATCAAAAGATGGTTGTTGTGAGAGATAATGTTAATTTAATTGAAAATAATAACACAATTAAATCAAATACTCGTTATAAAAAAAAGTCTGGAATGTTTTCTTGGAAAAGGTCATAAATATATTATATTAAAATCTATAATTATTATTTTAAAAGATTAAACATTATTTGAAGCAAATTTTATTTGATGATGGAGATTTTTTAATATGTGTTCAAGTATATCTTGAGTTATTTCTCCCTCCATGTTATTTCTTATTTCCATTTCAAGTGGATCACGTCCTCGAACCTTGCGGAAATGTTCAATCTTTGAATTAATAAGTTTTATATATGGATTATAATCAAACGCCGGTTCAGGTAATTCCATAGCAATTTGAAGAGGTTCTGTTATTTTTTCATTTTTATACCATGGATGTCTGTTTTCTGCTACAGAAACAAATTCACCACATATTTCTGGTTTTTTAAATTTATATTTTTTCTTAAGCTCCTTTGCAAATTCATCTAAACTACTATTTTCATCACTTGATGATTTACCACCGGGTGATTTAGGAGAAGTAGGAGAAGGAATTGTTGTAAGAGACTGTATATCTGTATTTTTAGCATCTGGTGCGTTTGATGTTCCGCATATAAAAATAGTATGACATATCCAGTCCCAACACCCATCTTCTTCATCTTTTTCTTTGTTATAAATTACTTCTTTAAATTTAATAAGAACTTTATCCTCGATATCTGGACTAATTTCCATAAGTCGATCGAATTCTTCCTTATATCTATTTAATAATTCAATAGGAGTATTTTCTCGTTCTATTGGACTTTTTGCAAGAATTACAGTTACATTTCGAACAAACTTTCCCCATGATATAGCACTTACACGATGACCTTCATTTAATTCAGTAATTTTAAGAAATTGTTGAATTGTTGTTAATATTCCTGCTATAATATTAATTCCTCCAATAAGCATCTGTGCCAGTACTTTATATTGAGGTGGGAATTTATCCTGTGCAAAATTGGCTGTTCCTGTTATAGTTGACATCACAATAACAGGTATAGTGAACCAAGCATTTCTGAAACTATAATTTTTATAGGATTTACTATGCAACCATCTATAACACATAGCTTTGTCTGACCATTCAATAAATACATTTTCATGCTCTATTGTCCATCCATTAAGTCTCTTTTCGTCAATCTTGACATTATTTTGTAATATATTAGAACTCATATACAATATATTTATAATAAATTATATGTTTTAATATATTATATTATGACAATTGATAATCTTAGAAATGAATTTCGAGAAATTATACAAATACTAAATAATGTAAAAGCAAAGTTTGATAACATAAATGTAAAGATAAAAAAACTAAAAGACGTTTACGATGATCTAACAAATACAAATCATGACCCTATATACATTTTTGGTTTAGACTTTTTAAATTTTCAATACAAAATATTTCATAATCAGTATAAAAACTTAATTGATATGATAAAATTAATAAACAATCGTGTATATGGTGATTACTATAAATTATGTGATTTAATTATTAATTATGTAAAAGAAAAAATAGATGATAAAGTAATTTTAGCAAATATACAAAGTGAAGATACAGAACTTCCTATATATAAAGATCTCGACGAGTATGTTGATTATAGTAGTGAAACATTATTAGGAGTTAACGCAAAAGTATTAGGTATATTAAAAAAACTTAATTCATTTTGTATGGATAAAGACAAAATAAGTGAAAAACATCTTAAATTGTCTCAAAGTGGTTTCTTTTTAGATAATTTTTTACATAGCTTTGAAACAAATAATAATATAACAAAAAATCAACTTGATTTATATATTAAAAATATAGAATTTTTTAATAAAAATCATAAGATGATGTTAAAAAATATATATGGTAAAATATGTGATTTGTATAATGAAATGATTGGTAATATAGAATTTGAAGATGATGATAATGGAATAATGAATGAAATTGATGACTCAATACATTTAGAAGAAGAGGAAGAATTTATTAATGATGATTTTTTTGTTTCAGGAGATAATGATAATGATAATGATAGTGTAAATGAAAATGGTGAACAAGTTAATAAAATTGTTCAAAAAATAGTGTTTGAGTAAATATTATTTACAATAAACATCATGATAATAAAAAAATTTTTCAGTAGTATCACTATCAAAACTATTAGTTACGGTTATTGGTTTATTATGTTTAACAAATTTCTTTTTGTTTTTTTTCCATGAAAAATAATATAGCATCAAATAAGACGAATCAAACATACAATAATATGTTATTATATAGATTACAATAATTATTATTTGAATATTATATAATCACATATTATTATATAATAATGTACGTAAGTTTAGAATTAAAATTAATAATGTTTATTATGTTATTTGTATCATACATAGAATTTACCAATTATTTTGATAAATAAATACAACTAAATTTAGTTTAAACTATTGTTATATAATTATAAATATAACAATAATGGAAAATCTTACTATAGAACAACTATTTACTCTTGATATAGAAGACTGTCATAATTATAATTTAAAAAAAAAGTTTTATGGAAATAAATTAATTAATTGCCCTAAAAATTATAATAACATAAAATTCAAATTAAGATATATAGATAACGTAATACCATCTAAAATATTACAAAAAATGTATTCTTTTTGCAAAGATGGATTATGGGAAATTGACCATTCTTCAAATGTTAATAAATCAAAAATTTTCTTTTTTTCATTAAACGTATATAACAATATTTATTTTATTGAAATATTTAATAAACTAATCATACCAAAATTAGATAATATAAATAATAAAGAAAATCTTATAATCGACCGCGCATATGTTAATGGACATCAATATGGAAGCCCAGGCAATTTTCATACAGACGGTAGAAGTTCTTTGGAAAATATTGGACCATCTATAATTATTTATTTAAATTGTATATGGAATCCAGATTGGAATGGCGGCACTATGTTTATAATAGATGAGAAAAATAATAAAAAAGAATATTTAACAATAGATTTTATACCCGGTAGAATTGTTGTTTTTGACCCTTGTATAAGTCATAGTGCTCTTGACACGTCTATATATACAAAAGCTGAAGGAATTACTCGTATGACATTAGCATATCATACCATCTATAAAAATAACTGTTGACGTTGTGCCTTATACAAACTATATGTTGTACTTAAAGGATTAATAAATCTAAAAATATACAACAAAAATACAACATAGAGAATAAGCCACTTGTATTTATATTTTGGATAATATATAAAAGTAATTATTATGGATATAATACTAAATATAAAGAATAACTGCATCATACATGTAATAGTTTCTACAACCCGTTTTACCTTCATACCTTGTGTAAAATCATTATGTAAAAACTGAAAAAATGCCATACCCGATTTTCCACTTGGTTCAAAAAAATATTCATAAAAACTCTTAGAACCACCCCATTTCATAATAACATCTATAATGTGTTGAGGCAAAAGATATATCAAAAACATTTTTGTATAACACTTATACGAATAAAATGGTTTATAATCAAGATCAGTAAGTGAGTAATCCCAAGTACCATTATCAATAACATTATTCACTTGTTTTATAATATTAACATTATCAGTTGACTTTATATAACATCCACCTCTTGAAAGCCTTAAACTTACTTCTATTATTATATCACCTCTATATTGAACATTACATACACCCGTATATCCCTTCATGTATTCATTTACCCAATCAACAATTTTTTTAGGAGGTTTATTTTCTGGACTAATATATTTCCAATCATCAATAAATCCATTTTGTTTGTCACTATAAACACTTGTCATTTGATACATTATTTTACCACCTACCATAAGAAAATCTGTCATTGTTTCACGAGCATCTATAAATTCTGTCCACATCATATCATCCTTTTCTAAATGTGGATGTAGTTCATCAAATTCTTTTATTTTAAAACAATCTTTACTTGAAGCACTTTTATGTCCCCACCTTGGTTTTATAAAAATGGGATATTTAACGTTAGTTCGCTTACCTATATTTTCCAAACTCCCACATTGTATATTTTGAGTTTTCGCAATAAATAATTTATCATAAATAAAGTTATGTTTGGGATATTTATTATACGATGTGCTATCATACATAGGAAGATTCTTAGTAAAATGAACCTTATACGGATCTAAATAAGGATTAAATATACAAAGTTTTTTACACCAAGAATCATCATATTCTAATATTTGTTTAACAATAGATACTTTTTCTTTTGTTTCACTTGACATAATATATGTGAACAAAAAAGAAAAATATAAATAATATGTTTTCAAATAGTTATTTATTATTATCAAATTTTAATAATTATTCCCTTTTTTATATCTAACTTACCTATATTTTCTTCACTTTTTGGGTCATAAACATTATTCTTACCATCAATATAATAAATATTACCATCAATAAAGACTTCTTCAACTGATATATGTTCTGGTTCTTCTTCAAATGGTATCTCTAAAAATGATTTTTGAATAGCATCAGCATTTTCGACACTAATACCTTGTGATGCTTGTATAAGAGCATCCGACATAGCTATACCAGTCAATTCATTTTTATTATTGTTATTCTCTGTTAAATTTTTACCCTTTTCACAGTTTTCTTTTATATCAAAATTACCACTAATACTATCCACAATTGTAGACACTTCCTTTTCTACATATTTGTTTATTGAAGTCATTATACTATTCATTAATTTATCTATTTCTGTTTTTTTAGGTCTTCCTTTACCTTTTTTTTCTTGTTTTATTTCTATTTTCGGTTTATCATGAAGAACACATCCTGTTTCAAAGCGACTTTCAATATCATATTCATGTTCTTTAGACGGTGATATATAATATTGTGAATTACTATTTACAAATTCTGTAATAGAGTCTAAAACATCCGTATCCATAGATTTTACTTTATTTTGAATCATACCATTAGTAGTATTCAAAATAAGATTTTGTAAGTTTTCTTTAATAGTTTCCATAGTTTATTGTGTGTTATAAAGTCACCGTGTTCTTTTTTCAATTTTGCATCATAAGTTTATTGAAACCTGTATCATATTTTTCATACCCATCCGTAGTTAAAAATTCAAAAAAAAACGTATCATCTTTATTCTTATTTTTCTTTTTATCAACTTCTTTCAATACAAGGGGACATTTACTATATATCATATCATAAGATCCCTTTGTTTGTGTATAATTTGATTTTGTTAATTCACGAGAACAAGAAACTGTTACAATTTCGTCAGCACAATTTGCTTTTGTTGCAAATAATCCATGTAACCACCACTCATCTTTTACGCGTTCACGAAATACGTGCGGATGCATCTTAATACGTGACGCCATCATTTCATTCATCTCAAAATCCATCTGTTGAACAAAATTTACATAGTTTTCAATACGACCTAAATCATTATGAACACCAAAACTTACCTGATGCATCATAAGTTTTCCATGACGTAATATATATCTCTTATAACATGACTGTAATATAGCAAACCCCATACTATACGCACGTTCAGCAATACAAGATATATTATGATTTATTACTTCGCTTATTAGACGTTGTCCACTTTCCACTTCTCCACCAGGTGTATCAAGATAAAGATATATATTCTTTCGGTCATCCAACATGTTTAATTCATATATAATTCTACTTACTGATTTCTCATCAACCGGTCCTTTGAGAATAAGATTGTTTTTTGTAGTAAGTTTAATATTTTTCTGTTTATTTTCCCCAATAACAGATTGAGGGGTCAAAATAAGAAGCGCTAAAAGTATCCAAAACATAGTTGATTTAGATATTTTTATTATTAATGTTTTACGTAATTATTATTTATTGTTTTATTCATTAGAGTTAGCATACCAATCGAAATTATTTACGACGCGTCTTTCTACCTTTTTTGGATGCCTTTCTCGATTTTTTAGCCATTTTACGCTTAGAAGTTTTAGATTTCTTTGTCTTTGACAACTTTCGAGAACGATGAACTTTACGCTTCTTCTTCTTTAATATTGAACCACCTGATGATAACCTTTTAATCGCGTCATCATATCGTTTTACTTGATCATCATTAGCTTTATATGGTGGTACCCACTTTTCTCGAAGATTAAATTTATCTTCAAGCTTACCTTCTGTGTCATTATATCCAACATATTTAACATAGAAACGTCCGT